ATCCGCCACGAAAACATCCCTCCCCTGGAGTGGGGAGAGAGATTTTTTCCCTCCCCACGCAGACTTTTTATTAATAAATTGGGCCAAGGAGCACGGAATTTGGCGGAAATTACATGCGAATTTTGCGGTAATTCATTTCCCCGGAAACCGGGGCGGGGCCGCCCCCCGAAATACTGCAGCGACTCCTGCCGAAACAAGGCCTACTATCAGCCCGTTAAGCCCGAGTATGTTCAGTGCGGGGCCTGTGGCGACTTCTTTCAGCGCCCCAATGGGTGGAGAAAGTTCTGCACGGGCGACGCCTGCCGTAAGGCGCGCGAGCGAGAGCGCTACCGCAGGCGCGACCAGCAGCGCGACTACAGCTACAAGAAACAAGCCAACTGCGACTCCTGTGGCGAGCTCACCTGGGGCAAGCCCGGCGACATCGTCATCTGCCATCCGTGCCGGCGCAAGAACGGCCCACCGGTCATGAGCCTGGAGGACCTCCGCCAGCTCCCGCCGGATAAGGGCGATGGACTCGGCTGGAGGCATCAAAGGGCCCTGCGCGCCCTCCGGGCGGCTCATGTGGACGGCAGCCCCTGCGACTGGTGCGGGCGCCCGATGTGGCTGGACCCAGCCCGCAACTTCGACTACGACCCCGAATCCAGCGTCCGTGGGAATGGCGTCCTCCAGGGTGATCACGAGGTCTCCCGTGCCGACTGCCTGAAAAAAGGCATTCCCGTCCCGCTGCCACACCGCCTGCTCCACGCGGCGTGCAACCGTCAGCGCGGCAGCGGCAGGAACGATCACCTCGCTTGGGCGGCCCGCGAAAGCATCGAGGTCGTCACCGCGGATGGTGAGCCCGTCGCCGTGACCATCGAGATTGTCGACGGCCGGGTTATCGCCCGCATGTCTTAGCCCTTTGACTCGCGGGGGCGTAGTACGCCGCGAATACTGACGCCTATCTGCGCAATGTGCGGCAGGGATATGCACATCCCATTGTAGGAGGTGCGCGTGGCAATCCGCTACGGACCGGACTGGGTTGAGAAGACTCTCCCCGCGGGGTTGTTTCAGAATGAGGTCTTCTATTACCGGACCTTCCCGTGGGCGACTCCGGAGCTCTTATGGGTCGACGAGGCGCGCTTAGCCCTAGGGATTCGCCGTGGCGAGGTCCTGCGCAACTGCGAGTCTCCGCCGCTGTTGCAACTGGCACAACTGCTGGTTCGTCTCTCGGGGCTAGGCATACATCATCGCGATGTGCATATCGATAACGTTGTCGTTATCGCCGGGGAACCCAGGTTAATCGACTGGCAAACCGCCATAGCCACCAGTCCCGAGGCGCCTAGCTATGACCTTTATGGACCGAGCCCCGAGGTTCCGCCCGCCACGGAGTGTCCGTACTGGTGGGACTCACCCGACCCGTGGTCTATAGGAAAATTCTTCAATTCTGCTCTAGATCGATACGGGGAGGGCCCTTTTTTGGGCCTATTCGCTAGACCTTCTGCGGATTAAACAGAAATCCGCGAAAAAACACGCAAAGGAAAGCTCAATGGAGTTACTTGCGCATCAGAAATTAATTCACGAGACGATCGACAAATCCTCGATCTCAGCCTTCGCGGCACCCAGGCAGAACGGTAAAACGTACGCCGCCCTCGCCTATGCGCTGCAATACCCGGGCAGGGTGCTCTACTTTGGCCGGGGCTTCAGGGAGGCGGGGGAGGCCTTCGCCGCCGCCACCAAGCTTGGCGCGAACCGCGGGCCTGGCACCATCCTCAAGACCAATAAAAGCCAGCTCTCTATCGAGACGTCCCTGGGCGGGGACTTTGGCCGGGTGAACTTCATGCCCTACGGCCGCGGCTCTGGCCGGGGCATGGGGGCCGATCTGGTGATCCTCGACGATGCCCACGAAGTGGAGGCGGACGTGCTGGCGGAGATCAGCCCGTGCGTGTTCCGGACCAGTGGGAAGATCGCCGGCTTCGGGCTGCTACATGACCAGGGCCTCCTGGGACACCTGTTCAGGGTTGCCGACGGCAAGCGGGTGTGGCGCGGGGCGGAGATCGCCAGCGCCAACCCCGCACTTGGCCATCTCTTCACCCTGGAGCAGGTGGAGCGCGAGCGGGAGATTCTTCCTGGCGAGATATTCCGGCGGGAGCGCCTGGGCCTGAATTCGAAGGGCTCCAGCGGAATCACCTAGTTTTCAGAACACGGTCAAATGATAGGGGAACATCTAATGACCGAAGTATCCACATTTAAGGGCGGCCGCGCCGTAGACATCGAAATCTACGAAGACCCGCCGATCGCAGAGAGAAGCGCCGAGTGGCGCCCTGTGATGCCGCGCCGCATCCGCATCAATGGCGTGGAGTGCCTCACCCCATTGAATAGTCCCGTCCGCGTCGAAGGGCTTCTAGACGTCGACGATGAGAGGCGCGCCCAGATGGCCACCGCCACCGTCACGGTGTTTGTGCGGTCACTTCATGCACAGAGCTTAGTGGACGGACCGTTGCCCGAGTATGTACCCATTGACGGAAAAGTGAGCGCAGCGGATCTGGTGGTCTACGATGCCGCCGGCGGTGACTGGATTCCACTCAGGCCGTTCTTCGTGCGCTTCAACGGTGTGAACTGCCTGATCGCCGACGACATCAAGATTGAGGGCCTTGGCGGCAAAGAGGGCTGCCTCACCGCCACCATCCCGTTCTTGGTGCGCACGCTCAAGGTGCACGGAGGTCAGGAATGACTTACGAGAACCTCGATTGCGCCTGCAGGGCCCCGTGCCCAATCCATAGCGGAGGCTTTGGCGACGTCACCTGGGTCAACAGCTGGGCCTACAGCTCCAGGCGGCGCGTGCGCAAGCATTTGGGCAAATGGGTGGTGCTGAACCACCCCGCCGGCAACTGCGCATTCCTCACGTGGGATGAGGCCATAAGGTACGCCAGTATCCGATACGTCATGCGGAACGACGGGGTTCTGCTCATCGCCGCCGGGGGTGGCGCGTGATCGCCCGCTTCCGCAGATGGCTCCGTGGCCCGCTGCCGCCGCTCGAGGATGTTCTCCTCAAGGCGTGCTGGGAGCGGCTCACGAACGACACCATCACGACATATGAGTGGCCGGACCTGCACGGCAGCATCCTTGGCGAGGTCCCCACCATATTCCCTGGCGCGGAGTTGTACTTTGCCCCGCGACTCGGCGTTGACTACACCGCCCCCTGGGTGGTTGAGAACCCCTTCGAAGACACCTCCCGTTGGACGCTCATGGGGGATGTGATGAAGCGGCGCCTCCAGCCCATGTCGGAGTTCCTCAAAGACGTTCTCGAGGATGCCGACCTAACCCTCACCTTCAGGCGCTATGGCGAGCAAGAAGACCACTGAAAGAGGCCTCGGCTGGCACCATCAGCAAGCCGCCGACCAGCTCAAGAAGAAGCACAAAGACGGCTCACCGTGCGATTGGTGTGGTCGGCCGATGTGGCTGGACCCAGTGATGAACTGGGACTACAACCCGGACCCTGACGCCCCGAAAAGGGGTAACGGGGTACTCCAGGCCGACCACTCCAAGCAGTCCCGTGCCGAGGCGTTGAGAAAAGGCGAGAAGGTTTTGCCGCCCGATCGCCTTTTGCATGCCGCCTGCAACCAGCAGCGCGGGGAAGGCCACAACGATCATTTGGCGGCCAACGGAAGGGTCGCAGAAACCCTGGCCATGCCGTGGCCTTGGAAAGTCTGACGTTCAGTTTTATTGAACGCGCATAAATAGTGAACATGCCATCGAAAGGAAAAAAGAAATGGCAGTCAAAGTTGATACTCGCGACGGATACCCCGTCACCTATGACAATGGGCTCGCCACCGAGGTTGGCGATCACGGGGATCTTGTCGTGATCGCCTCCGGCAATAGGGTGGTGGGCCGCGTGCACGCCGCCGTCTGGACGGCGGTTCACTACTCGTGACCGAGAACTTCCTCGACGGACTCATCGAGACGATGCGCGCCTACGCCGCGGAGTTGTGGGGCCACCTCTCGGACGATCTGTTCGACCCCTCGGAATGGTTCGGCGCAGGTCAAGACCAACTTTTCGACAATTCCGAAGAGTTCGAGGAGTAACCAATGGCCCTAACCGAGGGCCTCGGCGCCCGCGGCGCTGAGGTCTATCAAGCTCTCACTGAAAACCGGAAGATGAACGCCGCCCAGAAGGTGATGGCGTTGAATGCCGCGCGCCTCGCCGACACCCTGGACCGCATCGAATCGGAACTCGCCTTCGCAAGTACCACGGTGATAAACAGCCAGGGCACCGAGACCATCAACCCTCTCATTTCTGAGGCGCGGATGCTTACAGGAGCGCTCTGCACAATTCTCGCCAAGATGGGCATTGCCGAATTGCCGGAGCAAAGCTCCGGAGAGAAGTCTGTCTTTGACCAGCTTGCTGCTAGACGAGCCGAGCGGCTCGCCCCTAATGGGGGTTCAGGAGCCGCGGATATGGCTAAGCCCGGAAGCTAAATCCTCTGCCGGGCAGGAAGCGATTGACCTGGCCGCCGCGTGCGGCCTCATTCTCGACCCGTGGCAGGAATTGTGCCTGCACGAGGCTCTCAAAGAGAGCGAAGAACTCGTTCAGCTGGAGTCCGGCGCCTGGGTGAAGAAGTGGGCGGCCTCCTCCTTCGGCCTGGTGGTGTCCCGCCAGAACGGCAAGGGATCGATCCTGGAGGCCCTGGAGTTGGCCGGCCTGATCCTTTTCGGGGAGCGGCTGATCATTCACTCCGCTCACGAGTTCAAGGCTCTGGCGATCGATACGCCGATCCTTTCCGAGCGCGGGTGGACCACCATGGGCGATTTGGTCGATGGCGATCGCGTTTATGGGCCCGACGGCCAACTAACGAATGTCATCGCCCACCCGATTCGCTACGAACGCCCCTGCTACCGGCTGACGTTTGACGACGGGCAAACCATTGTCGCCGACGAGGATCACCTTTGGACGGTTTACGACGCCGTGAAGCGGGAGCACCGCACCCTGACGGTGCGCGAACTCGTCGACGGTGGGGTCTTCACCACCCGCCGCAATGCGGGCCGGGCCGATTCGAACATCTACCGCTACCGCGTGCCCGTTACCGAGCCCCTCGCTGGCGTCGAAGCGGACCTTCCGGTCGACCCGTACCTGCTCGGCTACTGGCTGGGCGACGGCGACACCAATGCGGGGCGCTTCACGGTTGGCGAAGAAGACCTGGAGGCCTTCAAACTCACCCTCGAGTCGCTCGGATACGAGTACAGCGACAGCGTGGACCCGCGGACCGGTGCCCACACCATTTGCGCGTACGGATTTATCCAGGGGCTTCGCGAGGCCGGGGTTGTCGGGAATAAGCACATCCCCGAGACGTACCTAACCGCTTCGATGGAGCAGCGTCGCGCCCTCCTCGCCGGGATCATGGACTCCGACGGCGGCGTCACGGGCCACCAGATCAGTGTCACCATGAAGAACGAGGCGCTGATGCGCCAGGTCCTGATGCTAGCCCGCTCGCTGGGGTACAAGTCCTTCTTCACGTCGCATTTGTCGATGCTGAACGGCGAGCATAAGGCCCGCGTCTACCGGGTGAAGTTCGCCAATCGACAGGAGCTCAATCCGTTCCGTTTGCCGCGAAAGGCAGCGAAGGTGCTGCCGCCCCTCGGCCGCGTCACCCGGGCCCAGTACAACGCCATCGTCTCGATTGAGCCGGTGGAATCTGTCCCGACGCGGTGCATCACGGTCGACAACGACTCCAGGCTCTACGTGGTGGGTCACGGGTTCGTCCCGACCCATAACACCGCCGTCAACGGCATGGAGCGCTTGGAATCCCTGATCGCCAAGTCGGGGCTGAAGTACAAGGCCAAGCAGGCGCACGGCGCGGAGAGCATCGAGATCCTCGACGGGCCCAACCCGGGCGCGAGGGTGATGTTCCAGACCCGTACCGACCGGTCCGGCCTGGGTTTGACCGCCGACCGCGTCATCTTCGACGAGGCGATGACCATCACCCCCGGGTCGCTGAAAGCTCTTCTGCCGACCGTTTCGTCTCGACCCAACCCACAGATCGTTTACACCGGGACGGCGGCCGACCAGCGCACACAGCCCTACTGCCACACCTTCGGCGGCGTCCGCTACCGCGCGCTGGAGCAACTCCGCACGGGCGAGCGTAAGCGCCTCTGCTTCCTCGAATGGTCGGCCCCCGATGACCTGCCGGAGGAGAAGTTCGGCGATCCCCAGTACTGGGCGATGGCCAACCCCGGCCTGGGTTATCGCCAGACCGAGGAGAAGATCCTCGACGAGTACGAGGAGATGTGGGCCAACCTCCGCGACTTCGGGGTGGACCGCCTCGGCATCGGTGACTGGCCGCAGTTCGGCGCTGAAATGTCGGAGATCCCACTCGACAAGTGGCGGCGACTGAACAACCCCAGCCCAGACCTCGCCGGCGCTCGCGCCCTGATCCTCTACCGCACGCCCGAGGGCGGGCCGTGGGCGATCGTGGGCTCCCAGCGCTGCACCGACGGCCGCATCCACGTGGAGGTCGGTTACGCCGGCACGGACCCCGTGGACCGCGTGGTCGACAAGTTCATCCAGGCCATCACCGCCTGGGGCCCCGAAGAGATCCTGGTGGGCCGCGGCGGCGCGGCTGAGGTGATCCCTCAGATCGAGGCCGCCGGGTTCACGGTCTACAGCCCGAACCAGTCCGAAGAGGCCCAGGCCTGCGGCGGCTTCCTGAACGACGCGCTCGTCGACCCGGAAAACCCGCTGCTGTCCCACGGCGATCAGCATTCCCTGAACGCTGCCATCACCCGCGCTGTCAAGCGAGACCTCCCCAGCGGTGGTTTCGTCTGGGACTGCATTGAACCAAGCACCTACGCCCAGCTCATGGGCGTCACATTGGGCCGCTGGGCGCTGCTGAAGCACGCCATCAACGCCAAGCCCACGCCCGCTATCCACGACTGGCCCGATCAACAAGAGATCGACAGCTGGATACAAGAACTCTACGAGGAGGCTTGAGATTGTCTGAACCTTCTCGGCGGATCGACATTCAGCCCATTGTCTCCGGCCTTTTGCAATTGTCGGGCCTCGGCATGGTGATCGGCGGGGTGTATCTCCTTTTTCCGGTTGCCGCGCTGATCCTCGCTGGCGTCGCCGTCTTTGCAATGGGCTGGGCAATTGATCCGCCGAACCGTCAGAAGGGCGTTAAGCAATGAGCCTCTTCACCCGCATCTTCTCCGGGCCCAGCGAAGAGCGCACCCTTACCAAAATCTCCGGCATTCCGAGTCCTGCCGAGGACTGGGCCATGCACGGCGATCGCCCGGGGGCCAATAGCGCCATGACGCTCGGCGCGTTCTACGCCTGCGTCACCCTTCTCGCCGACACCGTCGCCTCGCTGAGTATCGACGCCTACCGCAAGAAGGACAACGTCCGCATTCCAGTCTCGCCGGCGCCCAAACTTCTCGAGTCCACTCCTTATCCGGGGCTGACCTGGTTCGACTGGTTGTGGATGCTGATGGAATCTCTCGCGGTTACGGGCAATGCCTTCGGCTACATCAGTGCCCGCGACGAGGCGAACCGGCCGACGGCGATCATGCCGATCCACCCGGACTGCATCCACGTCACCGACGCCAAGGATGAGGACGGCGACTGGATCGAGCCGGTCTACCGCATCGACGGCAAGGTCGTCCCCAACCACCGAATCATGCATATCAAGCGGTACCCCGTCGCGGGGTGCGCCTTGGGCATGTCGCCGATCGAGAAGGCGGCTTCGGCCATCGGCCTGGGGCTGGCGGCCGAACGCTATGGCCTGCGGTGGTTCCGCGACTCGGCGAACCCGAGCGGAATCTTGTCGAGCGACGCGGACCTCACTCCTGACCAGGTCAAGCAGACGCAAAAACAGTGGATTCAAAGCCACCACAATCGACGCCTCCCCGCGGTGATGTCGGCTGGCATCAAATGGCAGTCCGTCTCGATCACCCCGAACGAGTCGCAATTCCTCGAAACCCGCTCTTTTCAGCGGTCTGAGATTGCGATGTGGTTCCGCATTCCGCCGCACATGATCGGCGATGTCGAGAAGTCCACCTCATGGGGGACGGGCATTGAAGAACAGGGCATCAACTTCGTGCGCCACACGCTGCTTCCATGGCTGCGATGCATTGAGCAGGCATTGGACACCTTCTTACCGCGTGGCCAGTTTGTCAAGTTCAACGTTGATGGCCTGATGCGTGGCGATGTCACGGCCCGTTTCACCGCCTACCAGATGGGGCTTCAGAACGGCATTTGGTCGGTCAATGAAGTCCGCGCGTGGGAAGACGCGCCACCAATCCCCGAGGGCGATATTCACCTGCAGCCCATGAACTTTGTGCCCCTTGGCTATGTGCCGCCGGAAGAACCGGCGCAAGAACCCCAGCCGAACTCGGCGACGGAAGGAAACAAATGACTCTAACCCGCCGAGTGCGGCCGGTTGACGTCACGGATCACCCCGAACACCGGTCGATCCCCATGGACCGCATGGAGGTCCGTGAAGACAGTGATGAAAACACTCTCGTCCTTGAGGGCTACGCCTCCACTTTCGAACAGTACGAAATGTACGGCGGCCCCGCGAACGGTTACGGCTGGATCGAACAGCTGGATCGCCGTGCCTTCGAGAAGACTCTCCGCGAAAAGCCCGACCTGCATCTTCTGGTGAACCACGCGGGCACCCCGCTGGCCCGCACCAAGTCCGGCACCTTGGACCTTTCGGTCGACGACAAGGGCCTGAAGGTCGTGGCCCGCCTCGACAAACGCGACCCCGACGTCCAGTCTCTCGCGGTCAAGATGGAGCGCGGCGACATGGACGAAATGTCCTTCGCGTTCCGCGTGAAGGCGCAGAAGTGGGAAGCCACCGACGAGTTCCCCGAGGACGATCAGGCGCTGCGCACGATCACTGAGGTGTCCCTGCACAAGGGCGACGTTTCTGTCGTGAACTTCGGCGCCAACCCGACCACCAGCGTCGGCCTGCGCTCCCTTCCGGAGGCTCTGCGGTTCCTTGCGGAAGCTGACGAAGAGGAACTCGCGGAGGTCCGTTCGGACGAGGATCTCGTCAAGCGCGCCATCGAGAAGCTTGGCGGCAAGGGGTCGGTTCACATCGAGCATATCCACGTCGCCGACGGCAAGGCCGGAGAGGCTCGTGAAGAGCCCGAGGAAAGCGCCGCGGAAGAGCGCGAAGAGTCCGAAGAAGTCCTCGTCGGCATTCGCTTCGAGGGGCGCGACCGCTGCTCCGTATTCCATCGAGCGAAGCGCAGCGGTGATGACTGCTATGAGGTTATCGTCAGCAAACTCGATATCTCGCGCGAGGTAGAGACCTACACAGAAGCCGAGCGATGGTTCCGCGAGACCGGCCCCGAGGGCATGCGCAAGGTTGACTTCCTCCAGCGCGAGGCGGATCTCCGCTTCAAGAAGGAGCAGGCCGCCAAGGCTCTTGCCGACATTGTCGCCGCAGAAGAGTCGAGCGAAGAAGACCTCCGGGCGGCAACCGAGGCCTACACCGCGGCGTGCGTGGCCTTCGACGAGATCGGCGCGAAACGTGAGGACGCTGCGGAAGCCGAAGAGTCTGACGACGCCGAAGGCGGCATCAGCCTTCGCGAGGCTCTCGCCGAAATGGGCGTCGACCCCGAGGCCGACGAACTGACCGTCGCCGAAGTCGAAGCACTCCTCGGCAACGAATAAACCTATCCCGATAAACGACCCGGCCCTCCCTCGATAAGAGCGACATCCGGGCGGGCCCGCGGACGTAGCTACGGCAGCCGCGGGTTTTTCGGGATCTCATGCCCCCTGGCACTGGGGGTTTCTTCAAAGTCGCCTATCTGGCGCAACGCCCTGGCACTGGGCGGATCAATTAGTGCCCAAATTCTTTGGGCAATTCCCTCAAGAAAGGGGTGACCTTCTCCATGGAGAAGCACCTGGAAGAACTGCGCGCACTGCGCGCGGCGGCGGTTGAAGCAGTCGCCACCCTGAAGGCCGAGCGTCAGGCGATCGCCGACGGCGCCAAGGCTGAAGAGCGCGCCGCGCTGTCGGCCGACGAGACCGCCGAGTTCCGCGCCAAGAGCGCGTCGATCAAGGCTGAGCTCGACAAGGTCGAGGATCTCGATGAGCAGATCCGCGAGCTGGAGAGCGAAATCGAGCGCTCCGGCAAGCTGGAGGCCGAAACCAAGACGGTCCGCAAGGCCACCGTCGAGGTCAACGAGGCCCTGACCTACGAGAAGGGCAACGGCCAGTCGTACTTCCGCGACCTGGCGATGCAGACCGTTGGCATGGCCGACGAGCCGGCCAAGGAGCGCCTGCGCCGCCACATGGTCGACGTGGAGTCCGACAAGGAAATCCGCAAGATTGCCAAGGTCGGCGAGGAATACCGCGACCTGGACCGGAACGGTGGCACGGGTGGGTATGCGGTCCCGCCGTTGTGGATGATGAACCGCTTCATCGAGCTCGCTCGCGCCGGGCGCACCTACGCGAATCTGTGCCCGACCGAGCCTCTGCCGGGCGGCACCTCTTCGATCAACATCCCGAAGATCCTCACCGGCACCTCGACCGCGATCCAGGCCGCGGACAACGCCGCGCTGACCGCCCCCAGCGCCCATGAGGTCGACCTGACGGACGGCTTCGTGCAGGCCAACGTGAAGACCATCGCCGGTCAGCAGGGTATCGCGATCCAGCTCCTGGATCAGGCCGCTGTCTCGGTCGACGAGTTCGTCTTCCGGGATCTCGCCGCGGACTACGCCAACAAGTTGAACGTCCAGGTCATCTCGGGCACCGGCTCGAACAACCAGGTCGTCGGCGTGCGCGCCACCGCCGGTATCACGCAGGTCACTGCCACCAGCGCCGGCAGCGCCCTGGAGAAGCACCAGATCATCTACCAGAAGATCGCCGACGCGATCCAGCGTGTGCACACCTCGCGCTTCCTGGAGCCCGAGGTCATCGTGATGCACCCGCGTCGTTGGGCCTCGTTCCACGCGATCTTCGCCGGCGACGATCGTCCGCTGATCGTGCCGAGCGGCCCCGGGTTCAACAACCTGGGCGTGCTGACCGAGGTCGCCTCGCAGCGTGTCGTGGGCCAGATGCACGGCCTGCCGGTCGTGACCGACCCGACCCTGCCGACCACGCTGGGCACCGGAACTGACCAGGACGTGATCCACGTTCTGCGCGCGTCCGACCTGGCGCTGTTCGAGTCGAGCGTGCGTATGCGCGCCCTGCAGGAGACCCGGGCCGAGAACCTGTCGGTCCTGCTGCAGGTCTACGGCTACCTCGCCTTCACCGCCGCCCGCTTCCCGCAGTCGGTCGTGGAGATCGGTGGCACCGCGCTGACGGCACCGACCTTCGCCTAATTAGGTCCAAGTGAGTGACCGCCGGATGTCATATAGCGGGCATCCGGCGATCCTTGCGCAACAAGGGGGAACGCCAATGGAGAGCGGTATCGACCTCTCCGTCCTGATCTGCTCTACCCACACTCGGTGGGACAACTTCGGGCAAGCGATCCAGCGGCAGATCTGGCCGCAGTTTGAGGCGCTCGCCCCCGAAGATCAGGCTCGAGTGGAGATCATCCTCCTCACCGACAACAAACAGCTCATGCTGGGGGATAAGCGCAATGTCATGGTCGACATTGCGCAGGGGCGCTACGTCGTTTTCATTGACGACGACGACCGCATCGAACCTGACTACCTATCAACACTTTTAAACGCGATCGACACCAGTCCGGGTGTCGACGTTGTCACCTTTCACGCCTCGGTCAGCCTGAATGGCGGGCCCCCGAAGATCTGTCGCTACTCCACGGGGTGGGTCGAGGATCACAACACCGAGGATGAGTACCACCGGCTGCCGAATCACATCTGCTGCATTCGGCGCGACCTCGCCCGCTCGGTGTCCTACCCGTCGGTGCGGCACCACGAAGACAGTGGCTACTCGAAAATCCTTGCGCCGCTATTAAAGACGGAACGTGCTTTGAATCGGGTGCTGTACCACTACGACTACAGCGCCGCGACCACCGAGGCTCAAACCCGCGAAGCCACCGTCATCCGCCGGCGCGAACTCCCACCGTTGGTGGACATCGTTTTTTTGTCGAACGCCAAAACCGACGAACTACGGGAGATGACACAGCACGCGGTAGATACCTGCCTGGCAGGTGCCAACGCGCTCCCGGTCAACATCATTGTCGTCGAGCAGCAGCCCGGCATCGGGTACGACAACGCCCAGACCATGTATCAAACGGGACCCTTCCGATACAACGCCTTCGCCAACCTCGGCGTCGCCACGGGCTCCGCAGAGTGGGTGGCGATCGCCAACAACGACCTCGTCTTCTCTAACGGCTGGCTGCACGCCCTTCTGGCGGCGGATTATCCGTTCGTCTCACCCAAATCTCCCAACGACGCTCGGCAGCAAGACATTACCCGGAACACCGTCGGAGATGTCACCGGTCGGCACCTCTCGGGCTGGTTCTTCATGATGCGCCGGGAACTGTGGGAGCGTATCGGCGGCTTCGACGAGGTCGTGGACTTCTGGTGCTCCGACGACGTGGTGATCGAGCAGTGTCGCGCGGTGGACACGCTGCCCATGCTGGTGCCGAAGTCCGAGGTCGCCCATCTGGGGTCAAAGACGTTCACGACCGAAGATCCCGCGAAGTTCGACGACATGACCTGGCTGCAGATCAAGAAGTTCAGCGACAAGTACGGCCCGCATCGGTTCACCGTTGAACCGCAATACCGGGAATGGCTAGCGCGCCAATGACCTTGCATGAAATCGGGCTGAGGCACGGCACCGACAAGGCCACCCATCACAAGTTCTGCGACTTCTATGAAGAGCACCTGCCCGGCCGAGACTTCTCGGGCCGGCTCCTGGAGATCGGCATCATGCACGGCGCCAGCCTCCGAACGTGGGCCGAGTATTACCCGAACGCCGAGATCGTGGGCATCGACACCTTCGACAAGAGCTACCTGAACCTCCCGAACAACGTCTCCGTTGTCCACGGAGACGCCACCGATCACCACGTCACGGCGCCGCTTGGGACGTTCGACATCATCGTCGACGACGGTTCGCACCTCACCAGTGACCAGCAGGTGTCGTTTCTGTGGCTGTACTACAACCAGCTCGCGGACGGCGGCATCTACATTCTCGAAGACCTTCACACATCCCTGCCCGGATACCCCGGACCCTACGTGGATAGCAAGGTCCTCCCGGTCGAAATGCTTGAGCGCCAAGGCGTCGACTTCCGGCTCTACCGCCGCGACCCTGACGAATTGGACAGCATGACGTCGGTCATCTTCAAGTAGGGGAACAATCCTAAAGAAGCTAACCGCCCTGCTTCTGCTGGGCGGTATTTTCGCATTCCTCGCGGCGCCCGCCCTCACCGATCCATGGGTGATCAAGACGGTTTTCAGCCGCGAGAGACCGACGGTGATGGATGAAATCGCCGAGGCCGTCAACGACGTCGCGCAGGCCTATCCGGAGGTGCGGGGCATCGAAGTCCGCGCCGAAGCGATCGATCCACACGTCTACGGATACGCCAGGGGCGGCAAGCTCATCATGTTCAACAAAACCTACACCAGCAACCCGGAGCGATTCCGGAAGCTGGTGGAGAACGACATCACCCTCGGGTTCCACCCGGAGTTAGGGAGATGCTCGCACGCTGAACTGCTGGCGTACCATGAGGCCGCCCATGTAATCGATCAGAAGCGGCACCTGAAGCCGCGCGTGGCGTTTGCCGAGAAGTATGGCCGCGGCGAAATCCTCCGAGGAACACTCTCCGGCTATTCCTTCACCACGGATGGGCGCCTAGCCCACGGGGAGGCCTTGGCGGAGGCTTTCGCCGCCACGCTGTGCGGCAGCGCCAACGATACGGAGCGCGACATCTTCGCGTTCTTCAACTAGGGGAACACTATGGAAGACGATACGGAAGCAATCGTCGAGGTGGCGATGGAAACCGCCGACGAGAAGGGCGTGCCGATCGTCTTGCTCGGCGGGGCGCCCAACCACCCGATTGCGGACCTACTCCGCATGAGCGGGGCCCAGTTCCTGCACGCCCAAGACATGAGCTGCACGCCGCGGGCGGTCTACATCATCGCCGAGCCGCGCTACGGCGAGTATCGCTTCGCCACGGGATCGGTCGTGCTCGACCAATTCGCCAGTATCGCCGATCAGCCCGGGGTAACGGTGCACCGCAAAGAAGTCTTGGTGGACGACTAAAAAACCACCGAGCCGGCGGGGGATTGGGGCGCATCGGCTCGGTGGTCCGTTTTATCGCAACGGGCGCATCGACCATGGGTGCCGGACATGCACTGGCCCGCTGCGAAGTCTTGAGTTTTAGTGGTCGCCGGACTGAGTGTGGAAGCGTCCGGCGACCGTAACCTTCGGGCCCAGGCTTGAAATCGGTTTAATCGGGTTAACCCTCCGGCTACGTTTCAGTGTAGTGCAGTGTGGCCGCTTGTGCAACCCACTGCGATAGATTTTTTAGGAGACCTTGCATGAGTAACGTTCGCCAGCGGATGGAGGAGTACCTTGACCAGGGTGGATTCGGCGGAGTTAAGCCTGAGCACCGGGAGGGCATGTTGGACATCTTGGAGATGTTCGGCAACATCGTCCGCGAGGACTGGGACTCCTGGTCCGAGTATCTCAAGGGGGTTTAGGTTCACCGGCCGCGGAGCCTTCTTGGGTGTCGCGGGGGATATGGCGACCGGTGAACCGTTCACGACTAGGCGTGTAGCTTTTGGGCGTCGACCGTGCGGCAGGCCCAGTCGCGAGGTTTAATGCCGCCGGGCGCGTCTGCCTTGGGTGTCGAGCCTCCTCTGGCCCGGCGGCAAGTCTTTCATGCGGCCTGCGGAAGCTCCACGGCCTCGTGGAGCCGCTTCGACTCGCGCCACAAATCTCTCAGGATCTCTTTGCCCATCTTCCGCAGCGCCCGAGCGTGCTTGTGGCCATCGGACAGGGGGGACCCCGCCAGAGCGGGCTTACCCTTCGGGCCGCACCGTACGCAATCCTTGCCGTGTACCGCGTTGGCGTATTGCTCCTTCGCTGCATAGTAGACGTCGGCGTAATGCCCTTGGGCCTTGAGGCAGGCCCCGGTAATGTTCCACAGGCGCATCCGCGCCACGTCGTTCCAGTTGCCCTGGACACCTTTCATGTGCCGCGGCGCGGCGCCGTTGACCACGTGATAACCGCAGTAGGCCCACAGCTCGGAGACGGTGCGCGGCCGATCGTACGGCACCATGACCGGATCGCCGTTTTTGTCTTTCTCGCCCGTCTCATAGAACCCGCTATGCCAGTACGGGTCGCCCGTCTTGGCGAGTAGCCGGCCAGCTTGCTTGTAGCCGATGCCTTTTTGCGCGGTGATCCAATCCCCGAGGGGGTGGGCTTTCACGGAGCGCTCAAGATTCTTGATCATCGACTTTTCGCGCTCTTGGAGTTGCTCGACGTGGGCGCGCACCTGGATAACAGTCGGGTCGTCTTCGCGCAGTCCGTAGCCGTTGTTTTCTGTGTCGGTCAGTGACCGGAGGCGGTTTTCTGCGGCGATGCGGATGTCCTCGATGTCGTCGAGGAGTTCGGCAAGAATGCCGATGTTCGTGGTGCTGAAGGGTTTCATGGGTTTCTCTTTTCTCTGGGGTTCACCCCCCGGCGTTACCCAATAGGGTTCCGATAGAGAAATGGCCGAGCGGTGAAGTTTGGTTGACGGGGCGGGTGAACATTGGGTGTCGAAGATCAGTTGACCCCGTCAGGTTTGGTTGCCGCCCGCGGTACAGCTTTGGGTGTCGAGTCTGGCCTGGCCCGGCGGCAAGTTTGATGCGGCGGGCGAGGATGCCCTGGGTGTCGGACGCGCAATAGCCCGCCGCAAATCTGTTATTCGACCGGGCCGCTCAGTTCGCCGACGGTCTCCACATTCTCAAGCTCCATCTTGGCCAGTACGCGGGCCCAGTAATCAGCATCGGCGTTCGCAGCTTCAGCGGCCATGCGCCGGGACTCGATCAGGAACTTCACGTCATCGTGATTCAACTCTTTGATGATGACATAGCCACGGTCGGTCCCTATCTGCTTCTCCAGGAACTTCGCCCACGGGTTTTCTTCCGCATAAGCCTTGGTGCGATTTGATTTGTTTGCCTTCCCGCTGCGCACGGCCCCGCCGCCAGCTCGACGCACATCGTTGAGCGCGGCATTTCGCTCATTGCCGATGAAGATGCGGATCTGCGGGGGGAGTGACTTGATGAAGAAGTCGCGAATCAAATGGTCGGGGGTGGCGTCGGCCACCTTCTCGGCCAATTCCCAGACGTCGGTGACGTCGGGGTTGTCGGCGATCACCTCTCGGATGGCGTCGTTGAGCGTGATTTCAGTTGCTGCGGTCATGCGTTTCTCTTTTCTCTGGCTGGTTTTCACCGGCGGCGCTTGTAGCTTGGGTGTCGGGAACTCTCTGGCCGCCGGTGAAGCTTGGTCGCAGCGGGCGAGGAAGTTTTGGGTGTCGCCGCAACCTTGGCCCGCTGCGAAGCTTGGTGCCGGGGCGGCCCGAAGATGGGTGTCGCGTCGGATTTGGCCCCGGCAAATCTGTGGAGTTGTAACGCGGCGGGCGGGACTTCCTTGGGGGTCGAGAACCCGTTGGCCCGCCGCGATGCCCCAACCCTACCGCAGTGCGCTGGGCGGCGCAATACACTGCGATGAACTTTTTCTTAAACTACCCGGGACCGAGGTTGACCTGGACTTTTCGACCTCAGCACACAAGCAAGGGGAACTGCTTCGTGCGAATCATCGGCATGTTGAGCTGGTATCAAGAGCCCGTTTCATGGCTCGCCGAGTGCGTGTCGGCGCTCTCCAAGATTTCCGACCACGTCGTCGCGGTTGATGGGCCCTACTGGGGCTTCCCCGGCGCCGTGTTGAAGCCCGCCAGCGGCCCCGAACAGGCCGACGTCATCGCCCGCACCGCGGCCGGACTGGGTATGGGCTGCACCATCCATGCCCCACGCAAGCCCTGGTCGGGCCCAAACGGCGGCGAGGTCGCCAAGCGCGACTGGATGATGCAGGCCGCGATGCTGGTCGCAGAGCCGGGCGATTGGCTGCTGCGCGTGGACGCCGACGAGGTGTTCACCGCCGTCCCGGGTGACGTAAAGCAGCGCCTAGCCGAAACCGACAAGCACGTCGCCGAAGTAATGCTCTGGGAGCGCGAGGCCGAGGATTCCGTCAATCGAGTGGTCGATGTCGGCGACGACTACGAATCACCGCTGCGCTGCCTGTTCCGCGCAATCCCCGGCATCCGCATCGAGGGCGCGCACTTCGTTGTCTCCGCCCCCGTGGAGGGCGAGCGGAGATTCCTCGTCGGTCACAATACGGTGCCCGCAGAGTCCTTGTGGGATGTCCGCCTGGAGCACCGCACCCGACTTCGTTCACCCGGCCGCAAGCGCCTGAAGAACGAATACAGCCCACTGATCAATCAATTCGAGAAGGTCGAGGATACGCCTCGCAATGACTAGCCCTATTCGAGATATCAAAGCAGATTACATCGCCGCGCTCCTGGCTGAGCGCGCCTCCTACTTGAGCGCCGGCCGCGCCGATCGCGCCGACGATGTTGCCGCCGAGCTCGCCCGAATGGGCCACGAGGTTCGGCCCGCCAAGCGGCCCGCGCCGGAACCCGTGGAGCGCGCCGTTGCCGACGAGCCGCTCGAGCAGGCCGTCGAAGCCGCTCCTAAGCGCCGCCGCGGGCGGCCCCCGAAAGGTGAGTGATGGCTGAGGAGCTAACCCCCGAAGATGTAGACACCTACACCCAGGGTCGGATCGACAAAGATGACCCTGAGACCGCACGCGCCCTCGCCGCCGCACTGTCTCGCGCTCGTAGAGCTTGCGGCTGGCACGTCACCCCCGTCGTGGAGAGCACGGTTCGACTGCACGGCAGCGGCCACGACTTCATCGTCCTGCCGACGCTGAAACCTGTTGAGCTGCTCTCCATCACGGAAGACGGCGAAGAGGTGGACCTTGATGAGGTCTACTTCGTCTCCCGGGAGCCCGGCGTGCTCTATAAGAAGTGCGGCTGGTGGTGCCGCGGGCCCATTGAGGTCACGCTCACCCACGGCTTCACCGCCGAGGAGGCTGGGGACTTCCGCGAGGTTGTTTTGCAGGCCGTGGATGTCGCCAACCTGATGGTCGGCACCGGCGCCACGGGCCCCATCACCGGCCTGGAAGTTGACGATGTCAACATGCGCTGGTCGGGCCTCGTGGACCGCAGCTGGGGCATCGCCAAGAACCCCATGCTGGAGTCGGTCCTCTACCAGTACCGGCTGGTGGCGATCGCGTGAAGTTCGGCGGCCAGACGGTCACTTTCGTGACAATCACCGAAGACCTCGACGACCGCGACGACTACGGCAACCCCAGGGAAATCCGCACCGAGGTGCCGGTTCCCGGTTGCCGCTTCCGCCCACTGACCGCCAAGGAAAAGGTGGAGTTCGGTTACAACACCGTCGCCGACCCATGGAGGTGCACTGCACCCCCGGTTCCGGCGGTGATGGCGGCCGGGGCCACTGGCGAATTGATATACGACGGCGTCACCTACGAGATCACTGGCGGGGCGCGGACGTTCCCGAACTTCGCCGGCAAGCCTTTCAAGGTGACGATCATCTGCGAGAGACGCGAGGTGTAAATGCCCAGGGATGTGGTCGTCAAGCTCCGCGATGTCCGTGGCGCCCTCCTGGATGGCGTCAGCAGTAGTCGGGATCTGCGTCGCATCGTGCAGCGTTTCATCAACGACGTCGAACAAACCTGGCACGACGTCTGGGATGTTTCAATGCTGGGCGTCTTGGCGCAACAGACGGGCGTGCCACACCCGTACCAGACCGGCGATTACAAGGCGCACATCAAAAAGAAGAAACTCACCGCGATGCAGAAGATCCGCATCAAGAAGTTTCTCAAGGGCGGAATGCCCATCGGCCTGGTCTACAACAACGACGAGAAGGCCCATTGGATCGAGTATGGCACCAAAAGGGACAGGCCCGGCAGCCGATCGCCATGGGGCCCGAACACGCCCACGCCGGCCTTCGAAATCATGCAGCGCGTGGCCCGGATCATGAATGAGGATGTGCGCTACAGGTGACCGAATACGAATACCCGCCCGGCGTGAAAGTCCTCATCAAATGGCTGTCCGGGATCGAGGGCGTGGACGTTCGACACGAACGGCCGCCGAACTCGCCGCTGCCGTTCATCTCCGTCCACCGCATCGGCGGGGGAGAGGACGAGAACTGCATTACCGACCAGGGGCGCTACGCCTTCATGGTTTTCGGGTCGAGCCAGGAAATGGTGGATGACACCGTCCGACTGGTCACTCGCCGGATGAAAAAGCTGGTCGGCTACGGGTCCCAGGAAAAGGTGACCGTCGGCGACAAGTCCTACTACGCCGACGAGGCCCACAAGCGTGAAGAGCGCCCGATCGACAACCTCGACGACGCCATCCCCAGGAAGTTCTTTGGAACGTCCCTGATGTACGACGTCCACATGAGGATCGTCGCCGCTTAAACGTTGAGCGGCCTTCTCCGTTTGCAGGTTCTGCAGACCTTGTCCGCGTATTCGCCCCGGCATCCATCGTACTTCTCAATGTACCAGTCGTGCCGCCATCTGCGGCACCGGGGCCCGGGGGTCTGAATCTTTCCGCCCAATGGGCGATTCCCCCACCAGATACGCGCACTGCCGTCTTCGAACTTAACGACCGAATCGTTAAGCACGCTCTCAGCAAAGAGATCGAACGGCTTCTTCATATCCACCACCCTATCACATCTCTTAGCTACTGAGAGGAATCAGGAATACACATGGCTAAGTACCGCACCCTGACGGCGGGCGCCTACGTGAACGGCGGAAAGGTCGTTTCTTTCGAGGCTAACCGCATCATCGAGCTGACCGACGCCCAGGCCGCAAAGCTTGGCGACAAGGTTGAGCGGTCGCAGGTGAACGATTCGATGTTCCCCGACGGCGCCCCCATCATCCCCGCCGGCTTCGTTCCGGAAGCTGCCGCCCCAGTGGTCGAGGAAAAGGCCGAGGAGAAAGCTCCCGCGGCCCCGAAATTCAAGTTCGCCAAGACCAAGTAACCCCCTCCGCCCGTTCTTGGGCATCGAAAGGAATAGCTAATGGCTCTGCCCGCTAACGGCGGTACCTACGCGAACCTGCTGCAGCCGGGAATCAACCCCCTGACTGTCCGCAAGGCAATCATCACCGACATCCTGATCCGCGACTACCGCAACCTAGATGGCACGGTGCACAACCTGGCCGACCCCGCGGTCGGCCTCGGCAACGACGGCTTCTTCTCGCCGTTCGCCGAAGACGGCAAGCTGCGCTCCGACCTGCTTGGCGATAACGGCCTCGGCTTCTACCACCTCGGCGCCCTGCACGAGGACGGCACGGAGATGACGTACGACACCGACGTCGCCGACACCATGATCGCCCAGAGCAAGCGCGCCGTGCGCTTCGACGTCACCCAGGACAACGATGGCATCACCATCAAGGCCCTGGAGGGCACGCCGCTGGTCGACGCCCTGCGCTACGACAAGCCGCTGCACAGCCTCGCTGACGTCGGCCAGGCGCACTACACGATCGCCAAGGACGCCGAGACCAAACTGGTTGAGCGTCAGGTCATCGCGATCGGCTTCGACGGCGACAACTACTTCGCGCAGACGTTCCCGCGCATGTCGCTGCGTAACCGCGGCAACTCCAGCTGGAACAAGGCCGACGCGGACGTCATGGAGATCGAGCTCGGCGCCCTGCTGTGCCCGTTCGTCGGCAAGCCCGCTCTGTGGCACCGCGAGGGTGCGGACTGGCGCGGCCTGCAGGGTTACCCGCTGTTCGCCACGGCGCCCACGGCCGTTGCGGTCGCCGGCGAGATGGCCGACGTTACCTTCGACAAGCCCACGTCGAAGTCCACCTCGTACGAATACGAGGTGGAGAAGTCCAACGATGACGGCGCGACCTGGACTGACGCCGTCATCGAGGATGTGTCGGGCACTGCCACGGTCACGATCCGCGTTTCGGGCGTCACCTCTTCGGCGAGCTGGAAGTTCCGCGTCAAGGCCACTGGCACGAACGCGCTGACCACCACCTCGGCCCCGACTGCCTCCGCGGTTATCGGCCTCTCCTAATTGATCTACCCATAAGCGGCGGGCTCGGGCTGTGTCCGCCGCTTATGGGCTTTAACAGCCCAACAGCCTCTTTTCTTTTTAGGAGTCATTCAAATGACCTACACCCCTCGTAAGCCGGTTTCGGTTCGGGAAGCCAAGGAGCAGGCGGCCGAATACTTCGGTTTCACCGCCAGCGTCGAGATCGAGATCAACGGCGAGATCTTCGAAATCCCCAACCCCGGCCTTTTGGACGACGACCAGCAGGAACGCTGGGAGGAGCTCCAGTTCCGCATCGACAAGTGCGATCGCGAAGAAGATGTCGTTGTCCCGCCGATGACGCTGGAAGACGGCACCGAACTCCCGGGCCGCACCATCAAGGGCGAACTCAAGACGCCGTACCAGATCAACGGTGAACTGATGAAGCCCCCGTACAACGTTCAGCTTGCTCAGGCCATTTTCGGCGAAGAGAAGTACGAGCGGTTCAAGGCCGGCGGCGGGCGCTCCAACCAGATCCCCCTGGAATGGGCTCGCATGAACCGCGAATTCCAGGAGCGCGTTGAGAACGATCCCAAAAGTGGCGGACGCGGTTCCGAGGTGGATGGTATTTCCGAGGGAGATTGAGTGCGATCTCTCCCTTTATCACCACCGTGACATAGGGGAGTGGTTTCGAGGGGAGTTGAGCAGCCGAAAGCTGCTCACTCTTCTCGACGGTTTACCTGAAGATTCCTGGTACAAACTCAGCGTTCAATCTTACTTGAAAGAAGTCCAGGAAACGCACGAACAAGAAGTTGTGAGCGACATTCGTAGATCGATATTCGCTCAGCTCACTGGGCAGGAGATGGGTTAATGGCAAGAGTTGATCTATGGGCGTTTCTCCATCTCAACCAGAAGTCGATGCGAAATGCGGAGAAAGAGGCGGTAGGCCGATTCCAGAAGATTGGCAGGGAATCGGCCGATGCCATGTCGAAGGAGATCGAGAACGCCGCTCCTCGCGTCCGCAGGGCGATGAACAGGGTTGCCGACGCGACCCTCAGCAGTTCTCGTGCAGCCCGCGAGGCCAAGAAGAGTCAGGATGCGCTGGCCAAGTCTAGCCAGAAGGTCCTGGAGCTCGAAGGGCAAATTGGGGAGCAGAGGAAGGCGTCCCAGCGACTCCGCAAGTCTGAAATCGCCAACCAGCGGTTGGAGACCAAGGCCCAGAAGGCTCGCAACGAGGCCCTTGAGGAGTACAACCGGCTTGTTGATCGTCGCAACAAGAAGAGCGACGCCCATAAGCAGACCAGGGAGGAAATCCGCCTCGCCGACCATCGAATCAAGCAGCTCAGGCTAGAGGGAAAATACAAAGAGGCCAAGGCCCTCGATAAAGAGATCCACCCGACACGCAAGAAAAGCATCCTGGAGGAGCGGGATGTCCGCGCCCTGGATAAGCAGGTTGCCGCCGGCAAGGCCGACCTCGACAAGAAGACCAGAATCCTCAAGGACGCCGAGGAGAACCTCAAAAGGGTTCAAAAAGACCGCGACGATATAGTCAAGAGCCTCACAAAGTCCGAAGAAGAGCATCGCAAGGCCAACGACGCCGCTACGAAATCCCTCGAAGACCTCCGGAAAGCCAACGAGGACGTCGAGAAGGCCATCCGCAGTCGCGAGGAGGCTGTCAGATCCCTCCATGAGGTTGAAGAGGCCGAGAATGAGAAGCGGCGCAAGCGCGAAGACCGTAATCGCCGCGGCGGTAGGGGTAGGCGCCGCGGCGGCGACCTGGGCGTCATCGGCAACATGCTCACCGATCTGCCGTTCGTCCCCTCGGGGCGCGCTGGTGCGGCCATCGGTGGCGTCATGCTCATCACGATGGCATCGGCGATGGAAGCCGTTGTCACGGCCTCTCAGAGCCTTGCCCTCACCCCGGCCATCCTTATGGCTGCTGGCGCAGGGTTTGGCACGCTGGCGCTCGGCGTCTCGGGTTTCTCGGACGCCATCAAGGAGATGGACGACCCGGAGAAGTTCGCCGAGGCCCTCCAATCCCTCTCTCCGGCCGCCCAGCAGGCGGCGCTGGAGATCCAGTACCTTGTCAACGGCCCCCTCGGGGACCTCAAGAAGGCTACTCAAGAGACTTTGTTCGAGGGTGTGGCGCAACGCTTCCGCAGCCTGACGAACACTTTCCAGCCGGAAATCATGCGGCTGACCACGGGCATCGCCGGCGCGATGAACGGAATGTTCGATGAGTTCACAAACCAGCTGATGACCCCAGGGTCGCAGAAGGCCATTTCGAGCATCATCGACGACATTGTCAAGGCGTTCCAGAATCTTCAGCCCGCTATCGCACCGTTCACCAATGCGCTGCTGAAGATCTCGGAAACCGGCGCATCCTTCCTCCCCGATCTCGCCACCGGGCTCGCGAACGCTGCTACGAGCTTCTCGCGCTTCATCACCGAGGCGCAACGCTCCGGCAAGCTGGAGGAGTTCATCCAGAAGGGCATTGACGCGGCGAAGTCGCTTGGCGATGCCATCTGGACCATCGGCGGGCGGATCTACGAGGTCTTCGGCAACAAGAGCCCCGAGGATTTCGAGAAGACGCTTCAGGACGTCATCGATGCGGCGTTCGGCCTGGCCAATGGTCTGGTCTCGGCATCGAAGGCCGTCAACGCGGTGCTCAAGGAAATTGAGCCGCTCACCAACCTCATGAAGGATCACCCCGGACTGGTCTGGGCAATGATCGGCGCGTGGGTTGGCTTCAAGGGCCTCGGCCTCGTTGCGATGATCGCCGGCCTCGCCGGCGGACTCGGCAACGTTGCCAGCGCCCTAGGGAAGATCCCGAGCCTGGCGCAGAAGGCCGGGGCGGGCATCTCCGGGGCGCTGGCGGCCGTCAGTATCCCGGCCTGGCTGAAGTTCCTCATGAAGTGGGGCGGAGCCATCGGATTCGGTGGCCAATCCGACGTCAAGATGCCCGGGGACGAGGGCTACCCGTTCGACCCGAACGATCCGAAGTACGGGGAGGACGCTCTTCGGAGGAAGGCCCGGGAAAAGCTTGGGCTTCCTCCCGAGATCCCCACGGGCGGGGCCCCGGGCACCGGCAACGGTCCCCACGGGCGCGACGGACGCCGTCGCTGGAACCCGAACGCGGGCCGCAGCGCTACCACGGGCATCGGCCCGGCACCTGCTGACGCGGGCCTTCCTCCGTGGGCTCCGCATGACGTTCCGTTGCCGCCTGCTGCCGACGGGGGCGGAAAGCTCAGTGACAGCGAACGTCGTGACCAAATCTGGTCGACGCTCAACCCGAACGACTTCATGCCGAAGATCGATGTCCCCATGGGGCCGATCACGCCGGGAACCCCCCAGCTGGAGTACGGCACGGACGGGAAACCGTTCTCGAAGCCGGGCTATGGCTACACCGATGTCGATCAGCGTGCTGTCGCGGATGCGCAGGAGAAGGTTCGGCGCGCCGCGCTCGACCTTCGCGACGCCCGCATGGAAGTCGCCATCCTCGAGCAGGATTCTCTCGCCACCGAGCGCGAAATCTTCGAGGCGAAAGAGAAGCTGCGCGAAGAAGAGTGGGAATTCAACCAATCCCAGCTTGACCTTGTCGACGAGCTGAACGGCAAGTGGAAAAAGGTCAAGGGCGGCATGTCCGACGCCAACAAGCTTGGCGCCGGACTCGATGACGACCTCGGCATCTCGCGCGGCCTAGCCGGCTTGGCGGACAACCTGGTTCGACTCGTCGGCAACCTCGCCACGGCTCCGCTGCAGGCGATGCTAGGCAAGATCGCAGCCCAGGGCGATGGCTCCAGCGGCATCATCGGCATGCTCTTCGGCAAGTCCAAGGACGGACTCGAAGACTACGACAGTAGTGGAAACTACGTCGGCAGTTCGGGTGGTGGGCAGGTGTCCTATGCCCCTGGTGGAGGCCTTCCCCAGTCGCCGATGGCGGCTCCAGGGCAGTCCCCGGCGGATTTCGCCCGCAACACCATGCTTCCGTTCTGGCAAAGTCAGGGCCTCACCGTGGGCGACCACGCGCCCGACCAGTACGGCGAGCACGGAAACGGCGCGCTGGACATCATGGTGCCCGACAAGGCTACGGGGCAGAAGGTCCTTCAGCAGGTCCTTAGCGATCCAAACGTCTATGGCGCGATCTTCGACCGCACCTCTTACGGTTATGGACGTGGCCCGGAGGGTCGCCCGATGGAGGACCGCGGCAGCCCAACGCAGAACCACGAGGATCACGTCCACGCGTGGTACAAGCCGGGTAACCCGAACAACATCAACCCCACCGGCACGCCCGTAGCTGGATTCAGCGGCCCCGGCGCGTTCGGCGGATCGTCGGGGGCAACCCCGGTGTTCGTCACCAACTGGCCTTTCGGCGGAGGAATCCCCGGAATGGGTGGCGGTGGGTCACCCGGCGGTCCTGGGCAGATCGGCAAGATGAACGCCCCCATCGCGAATGCGGCGGCCTTCAGCGGATTCGGCAACCCCGGATCTCCGCAGGCCATCGCCAACATGATCTATCAGCAGGCGGTTTCTCGCGGGTATAGCCCGCAGGAAGCGCAGGCGATCGTGGCGTACGCCATCGGCGAATCGGGACTCGACCCCACTCGCTCCGGCGGCCCCCAAGGCGGCCCCGGCGGGGCGAACGAGGTCGTCGGCTTGTTCCAGCAGAAGCCCGACTTCGCCCGGGGTGGCGGCATCGACCCGTCGCTGCGCACCAACGCCGCAGCCAACACCTACGCCTACCTCAACCAGCTGGACAGAAACCGGAACCTCCCGATTGAACAGGCCTTGCCTAAGACGTCGGTGGGTGGCCCGCTCGCGACCGGCCAGGATTGGGGCAGCCTGATGCGTCAGGCCGGTCAGCTCCTCGGCATGCCCGGGGGTATGGCAGGCGGACCGCTCAGCACCGGTATGCCCACGGGCCTCCCCGGAGGCCGTGCCCCCGGTGCTGCGGGCGGTGCGGCTGGCGGTGGTCTACCCGGCCTGTTCGGCGGGTTGGGCGCCGCGGGCGGTGGAGCGGCAGGTGGCGCACTCGGCCAGCTTGCCCCACAAAGGCAGCAGCCCGGCACCGGCATGCCCGGTGCGGCAGGTGCTGCGGCAGGCGCTGTTGGCGGCCTCGAGGCGGGTCAAACCGCCGCGGGTCAAGGCAACAACGACTACAAGCCTGGCGAGGAAGGCTGGCAGCCCCAGGGCGGCGGCCTCGGCGTCGGTGGCCTTGCGGGCGCTGCCATCCAGGGCGCCATGGGCGCGGGCTCGGCGATGGCCGGTCCGGCAGCTCCGGCGGCCTCGGCGGCGGCACAAATGGCCATGCAGCTCATCCAGCGAACCATCAAGTACGGCGGTGAGGTTGCGGCCATCGGCGTCGAGGGTTTGATGGAAACCTTCAGCTTGGGCGATTCAGCCCTCGGCGATATGTCGAAGAGCTGGTTCGGTCGCCTTCTCGGCGGCCTTTCTCAGGCCAAGCCCGCCCTTGGCGGAACGGCCGGAAAGCAAGACGAGAAGTCGGCAGAAAAGAAGGGCGAGCAGGACCCGAATGCTGACAAGCAACAGCAGCAGGGCGGCCTCGGCGGGGTGAATATCGGAACATTTGTCCAAAGCCCCGACAAAAACAACCAGCAGGTCATGAATCAGCTCAACTTTATGAGCTACGCCGCGGGCCAGCCCCGCTAACCGAAACTTCGCATCAACCCCCGCTCACGTTCCCCTGGGCGGGGGTTGATGCGTCTTCGGACCTCACTCGAAAGGGGACCCCTTGGAGAGCTATCCTCCCACGCCGATTACCAAATACGGCATCAATCTTCTCCGCGAAGGTATTGAGCCGAATATCACCTACACCAGCCCCGGCGGGGAGATCATCTTCTATCTCAACGGCGGACTGGCGCCGTGGCCCGGGGTCACGGAGGGAATAGCCCTCGAAGAAGGAATTGAGGGTATGCACCCTCTATTCAATCACCTCGATAACAAGGGCGCGAGACAAGACGGCGCAACATGGTCGGACACGGTTTATGAACCCGCCGAAATGGTGATGAAGGTTATCGCCTCGGCGCAGTCGGCCGAAAACATGCGCCGCCTTATCCGCAAATGGGTCGCCTCATGGGACCCGGAGAATCCGGGCAAGCTCACCTGGGTTACTCCCGAGTCGGGGGAGTGGTGGTGCTACCCAAGGCTTCACCGGGCCCCGACCGACAAGCTTCAGCGCGGATACACCCGCGACGGCATCCAGAAATTCCAGTGGTTCATCCGCAATGATGACGCTTTCTGGCGCTCGCACGATTCGGTTTCTCAATTCCAGTTCGCATACAAGATGGCGATCGACGAATTCAATCGCGACGACGAGGGAAGCCTCGGCCCGAACTGGGATCAGACATACCTTGGCCCCGGCGATGGTGTGTGCGAGACCGAATCCGCGGTCAACTTCCTGATCCCCGGCCGGGCCCGCTGGACCCCGTCGGGCGACGAGCAGAACACTGTCGTCAACCGCTACCTCGGGGTCAGCGAGACCCAGGTTATCGAGGTGTTTGGCGGCCCGACCGCTATCCGGCTCGGCTTCGATGGCCAACTCACTTCGTCGATCTCGTATCCCGCCTCCGCGGCGGAGATCAAGACGGCCCTGGCGTCGCTGTCCAACATCACCACCGACGACGTCGATGTCGACGGGGAGTCGGGCGGGCCCTACACGGTCACGTTCAAGGGCGCCTACGCCAAAACCGATGTGCCGCAGATCGAGGCTTCGATCGCCAGTGGCGGTATCAACCCGTACGCCACGGTCAGGACCACGGCGACGGGTTCGCCCGGAACCACGGCCACCAACAAGCAGGTCATTTCGATCCAGCTCGGCGCTTTCTTCATGTTCCCGTTCCCCGATGCCGCCTACATCGATATCTGGGGCCGGATGAGCGAGGACGGTCAGGACGGCATCCGGCTGCGAATCGGCCCGCAATGGATCAGATTGTCGGCCTTCAACAATGGCGTGGAAACCGTTCTGCGGCAGCGCATCCTGCTCATCCTCCCGATCTGGGGCGAGACGTGGTCACTGGTGTGCGGCACCGCCAACAACGACCGCCAGTACACCGTCATGCGCAGCGGCTTCCCGATCCTGACCTACAAGGAGTCCGGGACGCAGTCGCACGTGGGCGAGGACTACCGCGGCGTCGGCTTCGGCATGGAATGCGGCGACGGCTTCACCCGGCAGCTGGTTCCGCCGGCGGTCAACCGCTGGTCGTTCGGCGACAACGCCACCGTCACCCAGTCCGGCCACCTGGCGGTCACCAACTTCGGCGACCAGCCCGGCTTCCCGGACCTGGTGGTGTACGGCCCCGGCACGTTCTTCTTCAGCGACGGGCCCGGCGCCAATCCGACGATCGAGTTCGGCCCCCTCGCCGATGGCCAGGTGGCGCTCATCAAGACCCACCCGGGTCAGAGGGCTGTCTACGACATCACCACCGATCAGACCGAGCAGGACCTCCCGTTCTTCCAGGACTTCCTGCACCGCCTGATCAGCTTGGCGTTCAACGGCAACATCCCGCCCCTGATGCAGTGGTTCGAAAGCATCTTCGGCATCGAGCCCCCGCAAGGCAACATGTACGCCCTCCTCAAGGGGCGCTGGTCAAAGCCGGTCCCTGCGCGCGGCCTCGATGGCACGCCGACCACGCATCAGATCGCTGTGGAAATCAAGGACGGCAACGCCAATTCAAAGGTTATCGCGGCACTGACGCCCATGAGGCGCTGGCCGGAGTAAGGAGAACTGCTTGCCCAGAGTTGAAGTTGAACAGAAGACTCTCGACGATTTACGGGCCAAGCTCTCCCAGGATGCGTATACGGCGGTTGAGGCCGCCCGGATGGTGTCGGAGATCGAGAAAGCTGCGGTCTCCGACACCCGCATTATCGTCACCGTCTACGACAAGTTCTATCGCCCAGTGGGGGAGGCGGGCGACTACCTCTCCGTGGAGTGCAAATTCCCCCGCAACCAGGTCGAGAGCGGAAACCTTTCCCTCAAGCGCACCGATCCGTTGGCGGACGTTGTTCTGCAATGCCACGAGACCACGGTGCCCGTCACAATCGAAATCGGGCACCTATTGTGGTCGGGGCAGGTGAAGACGGCCCACGACAATTTCAACAACGCCGGCCAGGCGGATTTTGTCGAGTGCGAACTCGAAGGCGATTACGCCTGGCTGATGAAGATCCTGGCGTGGCCGAACTTTCTGCTTCCATTGCAGGTCCAATTCCCGCCGCGCGGGGTGGCGATCGGCCCGGCCATTTCCATCCTCAAATGGCTATTGGGCACCCAGGCATTCCGCCTGCAGGCGGGCATGTGGGAAATGGTCAACAACCTCCTGAGCCTGAATCTCGACTGGCGCGCCTGGTTCGGTACCGTTTTGTCGGCAGACCCGGGGAGCGACGGAATTGGCCTCGACGACGTGGCCCGCACTCTGCGCACGCCCATTTATGTCGTCCCCACCAATCCACTGACAGATACCTCGCCGTTCATTTCGGTGAACTGGCGCATGGACAAGATCGGCTCCATTTTCGAAGAGGTTGTTGAGGACAACGGCCTGCATGTCGAGGTGAAGTTGTGGCGGCCGGGTGATCCCCAGCCGGGCAACGACCCGCTGCTGGCGTTGTTCCCGCTCACGGTCCCCACGATTGTCGTGGACATCAAGGACCGCATGGGGATCGTGGGGCCCACGGGCACCTTCCTGGACGGCATCTTGCGCGTCCTGGTGGATTTGCAGAGCTCCATTTTCGGCGACGTCCTGGCGCCATTCTTGAACCCGAAGGGTGAGTACGCCCCGGACGGGTGGAATATCGCACCACTACTCGGTGTGCATTATGTCCCAACGTGGGCAGTATTCAATGCGGATCATCCTAAAGGCGGGGTTTCCGGCCGACTATCCCATCATAGACCAGAGGCGTGGCGGGTAATTGTCGGCGGTAAATCTCCGAAATGGTTAAATGATCTAATTAATGCGACCATGGCCTTTATTCTGGATATGGTCCTCATCGTCGTCGGCATTACCGGCATTCCGAGCAATATGTTCGAAGGCCTGTTCAACGACGTGTTGCTGGCATTCCAGTTGGCGGATAACTTCGATCGTCGCGTCAAAATGGGTCCGTACGGCCACGCCGAGGTCTTTGTGCCCACCAACAAGGCGCCGTACACCATCGATGGCATTTTCGCGCTCAAGCGTGAAATGTGGAACACCCGCGGATACATCTCGGGCGAGGTCACCTTCAAAAACGGCCTGCCCTACGAGATCGGCCGCGACCTGTTCCCGGGCGCCCTGGCGACCATTATCCGCAACGGTCAACTCTACACCGACTGGGTCGAGAATATCGTTGTCGTGGACACCCGCGACGGCCGTTCCGAGGTTATTGTTCAAATCGGCGACGGCAAGGCCGAAGAGGCCCCGGTCGTCAAACTCCAGCGCAAGCTGTCGAAGTTCCAAGAGGCCATCAACATCTTGACATTGGCCACCCAGTAGTTAAGCACACGGGTTAGTTGGGCGCGATTGAAGCGCAGCCCTAAATCCGCCCACTAATTCATCAAGGGGGACTTATTCCACTATGGCATTGACTATCGATGGCGCCAACATCACCTTCGACGGTCGGGTCACCGTTGTCAACGGCTTCAACCCCGACACCGGGGTGGCCTATCTTGTTCTGACGCCCGAGGGCGGCTTCGGCGAGCTGCCGTTCTTCTCGGCTGGCACACCCGGCCTCCCGCCGGAGTTCACCGAGATCAAAATGACCCCGGTCGACCCGGACGATCCGCTGCCCACCCCCAACCCGGTGGTGACCCCGGTCGATCCGGGCGGGCCCGGCCTGCCGTCCAAATACAAGCTGGAGTTCTTCGTCCACAGCGGGCAGAAGGGCGACGAAGGCCCCGTGGTGATCGCCAACGCCGACGACCTGGCAACCTCGCCAGCCCTCGGCGGGGGCACCAACGGCTACACCCTTGTCTACCGCTCCTCGGACGGCATGTGGGTGCCCACCGCGCAGCGCGTGGGCAACATGTACATCTCCGAGGCGATTGCCTCGACTTCTGCCAGCGTCACCTCGACACGACTGCTGTCGAGTATCACCATCCCGGCCCAGCCGTTCAACTGGTATCCGAGGGTGTTCGCTCAGACGCAGGTCGCCGGCGCGGCCGATACGCGCGTGGACCTGATTGCCCGCCTGAACGACCCCGCCTCCGGGGGGATGGTCGGCTACTCCAAAGGGCTCGCTGGGGTGACCCCACCCCCAAACGTCGTCATTCCTGGATTCACTGTCGGTAGCGCGCTGCCAACGGTGTCCGCGGGCAATGCTGCCACGATCTATCTGCGCGCAGAACAGCAGGCATCCACGAGCAGCTCCTGGTCCACCCCGGCCTCGCCCGCGACAACGTTCTGCGCGGAGGTTGCGCCGCTGCTATGACGACCCCTTTCCAGCAGAAAGCGTTTCCGTCCAACCCTGCCGTACCTTCTTCGGCACCAGCGGGTTACACCGCGCCATCTTCGGCGCCCCCCACCACGGGGGAGGCGCCCAAGACCTCGGCCGAGCTGTCCGCCCTGCGCGGCCAGTTCTGGGAACTACTACTCCAGAAGGTTGTCGAAGCCTTAACCGGCGTGTTTCTGCCCGGTCTGGGTAGCGCGTTCGACCAGTTGCGTGATTGGGCGTTGAACATCCCGATTCTCGGGGACATCATTCAGGCGATCACCGGCCTGGTGGGTGGCGGGATTGAGGAGCTGACGCAGTTCTTCGGTAACATCCGCAACTTCTTCCAATCAATCAACTTCAACGATCCGAGTTTCAACCCGCTTCAGGCTGCGGCGCAGTTGGTGAACATCATCCTTGCGCCGCTGCGCAATTTGCTGCCCAGTCTATTGACGATCCTGCCGATCGGTGGCATATCAAACCAATCGCCGAACATTCTTCCCGCCCCGAAGTTTCCCGAGGGGTCGGTGGGGGATAACGCGGATTGGGTTGTGGACCCGTCGAGTTCGCGCAGCGGTGATGGTTCGGGTGCGGCGAAGGTCATTGCCGATGGCACGTTGAAGGCGCTGCGGTCGGGGCAGAATGTTGGCGATTTCTTCGCGGTGGGCGAAGGCCAGACGGTCACTGCCCGGGTGTTTGTGTCGCATGAGGGGTATGTGGGCACGGGCGCGCCGATTCGGTTGCAGCTGGTGCCGTACATCGACGGCGTTGCACAGGCCCCTGTGGATTTGAACGCGTACGCCCCCCAGGACGCGAACTTGGCGTGGCCCGGTAAGGAGCTGTCGGGGGAGTATCGGGTGCCCGCTGGGGTGACTGGTGTGCAGACCCGGTTCGTGGTGACCGAAGACGCCGCTGCGGGCACGTTCTGGTGGGATGACGCCGAGGTTAAGCAGACCGGCGTTATTCAGCAGTCGTGGGTCGAGGGCCTTCCGGAGATTCTGCAAACCTTGTTGGCCCGGGTGCAGTTGACGATTGACACGGTGGTGTCGGCGATCCGCGGCGGCGTGCAGACCGTTGAGAACACGCTGGAGGATTTGTTCGACGCTTTGCGCAACATCTCCCCGGAGTCAATCGCGGGCATGCTCGGCCCGGAGAATCTGCGGGAAACTATCGAGAATATCGTCAACAGCATTGTCGGTGGCCTGGTGGGCCTTCCGGGTATTGGTGCTGGTATCGCCGACCTGTTCAACGTGTTGCAGGAGATCGCCTCGCGCGCCAGCTTGGGGTTGTTCTCGTGGGACATCCTTGGCATCAGGACCAACAAGCCTGTCGATAGTGGTTTGTTGCCGTCGGAGCGGTCCAACTTCCCGCTGTCGAACGTCACGACGTGGCTGGAGGCCACGCAGAGCAATTCGCTCATCGGTGTTGACTTGATTGAAGAGTCGATGCCGCTGGGCGTGGTGTCGTGGATCGGCTACGGCCTTTCGGGGATCACCGAGTTCTACGTCAACATCTGGAAGGTCGACTTGGCGTCGGGCGACTGGACGCTGGCGCACCATTCCCCGAACATCGTGGGGCTTTTGGGCGGCACGGGCGCCCCCGGGGAGTTCATCTCCTACGAGCTGGATGACCCGGTTCCCGTGGTGGCGTCTGAGGCGTACGCCTATGAGCTTGTCCCGGTGGGCGGTACGCATTATGTGCGTGGCCGTGTGGCGGACTTGCCGAATCATCCGACGTCGCAGATTGTGTCGCTGGCGGCCACCAGAAACAACACGTCGCCGGATAGCCCGCCGTCGTCGATTGCGAAGGCGTCGGTGACCCGCTCGGGCGATGTGCCGTGGGTGAGTATCGCCGTGGATACAGGTTCCGGCGGCGACCATCACGATCCGTTGAAGGTCTACCTTGGCACCGCGGCCACGGTGTTCCCGGTTCCGAACTGGGTGAACTACATCGACCCGGTTGCGGTGGGCGCTGGTGGTGGTGGTGCGCAGGGCTGGGCCTTGGGTATCAACGGTCAGGCCGGTCAGCCCGGGAAGTTCAACGCCACCACATGGGTGCGCGGTGAGCATTTCGGCGACAACGCCATCATCACCCTCGACCCGGGCGCTGGCGGCGTGGGCGGTCCTGGTGACGGCGCGGCCGGCGGTAACACCACGTTGTCTATCTCCACGCCCGGGGGTGACACGTATTCCATTGTCGCCGAAGGTGGCGCGGCGGGTACCACTGAAGGGTTTCTGTCGAAACCTGTTGGCCGAGGCCCGGGCACATTCACGTTCAACGAGCAGGACTATGTGGGCGGCGTTGACCAGAAGGTCATGGGCGGCCACGGCGCGCCCGCTGGTGGTGCCGGTAACGGCGGCAAGGGCTCGTTGGCGGCCTTTCAGTCCGGCGGCAATGGCGCTCCTGGTGGCGGCTGGGTGTTCTTCCGGCCCGACCCGCTGCCTGACCCTGACCCGGATTTGACGCCCCCGACGCCCCCCACGTTGGTGGAGCTGGTCGATTCAACTTTCAGCACTATCACGATTACGTGGTCTGGAGCAACAGACGTATGACAATCAAAGGGTATTTCGTTTACGCGAAAGAGAAGGACGCTTCAGGCGATTTCGTTCAGTTGAATCCCGACCCGGTGTTGCCGCCGTACGGGACAAACGGTTTGAAGTCGAACACCACGTACGAGTTCTATGTGAAGACGGTGGACAACGCCGGCTGGTTGTCGGACCCGTCGGATACCTACGAGTTCACCACTCCCGCGCACACTGCGGGTGATTTGTTGTCGCCGGAGGACCAGGCGATGGTGGATTTGATTGTGGAGGAGTCCCGCGCGGAGACCGGCCAGCCGGGAGTGATGTTGCAGATCACCGGTCCGCGCGGGAACTATGCGAAGGCGTATGGCACCACCGTGGGCGGCACGGTTCGCCCGTTGACGTTGGATGACCACTTCCGCATGGGTTCCTCCACGAAGATGTTCACCGCGATTGCGTTTTTCCAGGCCGTCGACAAAGGCCTCATCACGCTGGATGACACTCTGGAGCAGTACGTTCCGGGCATCCCGAACGGTACCGCGATCACGATGGGGCACATGCTGTCCATGCGGTCGGGTATCGCGGAGTATACGGCGGGTATCAACGCGCTCTGGATCACGCTGTTTCCGACGTGGCCATGGACGGGCGCGAAGGACTTCCTGGGCTCTATGAAAGGGCCGTCAAATTTCTATCCTGGCACCGACTACCTGTATACGAACTCCAACTTTGCGCTGATCGGGATGGTTCTAGAGATTGTCGACCCGGCCCATCGGCCGATCAAGCAAATCTTCAAAGAAGACATCATAGACCCTCTTGGGCTGACGGAAACGTCATGGCCGCCGATCGGTCCAGTTCCTCCCCCCGCGTCGATCGCTGACACGTTCAACCCGAACTTCCTCGACGCTGCCGGGGCGCTGGCGACGAACATCAACGACTACACGAAGTTCGCGGAGGCGTTGCGGGACAACGCGATGGGCCTGTCGCCCGAGTCGTATGACGCGTGGCTGTCAACGTTCTGGAAGCATCCCACAGGGTGGGACCCGTACGCGAACGGGTTCTACATTCCTTCCGAGTACTACTACGGGTACGGGATAGAGTCGTTCGGAACGTGGTTCGGGCATCCGGGACTCTTTTCGGGTGGCTGGTCGTCCACGATTTTCTTTGAGCGGGACTCGGGTGCGACATTCACGCTGCACGAGAACTCGAATACCTCCAACCCCCCGGCCGCGGGCTATACCCGCATTTGGGTGCGGGTGGCGGAGTATCTGTACCCCGGAACGATTACGAATGACCAAAACTGGCCGGTGCCGCCGGAGCCGGTGGATGTTGGGTTTGATGCAGTGTCGTCGGCCGGGGCTGGTGTCGGTAGCGCCACTGTGAACTTCAAGGCCTCCGAGGGGGCCACGGTGTTCGCGGTGGTGGCGTGGGACCGCGCGGGCTCAGCCCCGTCGGCCACATATGGCGGCGCCGGCGGTGTACTTCTCGGGTCCGTTTCGCACGATGGCGATCCGGCGAATGGAGGATTGGCGATTTTCCGCATGGAGAACGCAGGCTCCGGCGTTGCTCGCCAGATGAAGGCCACCGGCCCGGGCTGGGTGAGTGCGTATGCCATTTCATTCAACGATGTTGTGTCCGTGGGAACCCCCACGTTCGCGCACGGCAACGGCACTGCGCACAGCCAGTCGGTGACGGTACCGAGCGGGGTGACGCTGCAGGCGTTCTCGGCCGGGGCCGGGGGGGCGTCGTCGTCCAAGCTGACAACGATTCTGGGGGCGCGCTTGCGCGCGGAGCAGTCGGGGATCGCCCCGCCCCTGTGTGTCAACACGACGACCAGGACGGGAACGGTGAGCGCCACCTCGTCGCGGCCGAATAAGTGGGCTGGCATGGCGGTGAACTTGCAGATTGGGGGATGAGCGTGGCTGTTGGCTGGTGGGCTGAGTCCCACGTCTCGTTTGGCGTCACCCTCGCCCCCGAGTTGGGGTTTACCTATGGTGGCCCCAAGGAGGAGTTTGGCGTCACCCTCACCCCCGAGATCGGCATGGCCGCCGTGGCGCACAACCGTGCGAGTTTCGGTTTGTCGGTGCCGGTTTCGCTGGGGATGGGGGCGGCCAGCCACAGCAAGGCGTCGTTCGGCCTGGTGTTCGCGCCGTATATCGCGATGCGTGGTCCGGCGGCGTTCGAGCCGGTGTTTCCGTCCGAGGATTTGTATCCGTCGGTGTCGCTGTTCCCGACGCCGCGCGCGCAGTCTCCCGGTTTCGGGTTGTCGTTCGCGCCGAGCCTGGGGTTCGAGGCCGCGCCGAAGTTTGCGCGGTCGTTCGGTATCGAACTGGACCCGCAGGTCGGCATGGGTACCGCACTCGGGTTCACGAAGGGCTTCGGGATCGAACTGTCCCCGCAGGTTGGAATGTCCGGCGCGGAGCGGTATTACCGCGAGTTCGAGCTGACGTTGACCCCGGGAATCGGTATGGACGCCGTGGGCAATGACGGTGTTGACCCGGTGGCGTTCGACGCGGTAACCATGTCCCAGCAAACGACGTCGACGTTCTCGTTCAACCACACGGCCACCGCCGGAGCGTCGGTACTGGTGTCACTGGTCGTACAGGGCAGCGACACGATCGCCTCCGTCACCTACGACGGATCAGCGATGACGCTTATCGGCAGCCAGGCTCTAAACAATAACGCTGGCAGTGGCTCCCAACACTTGTACGTCATTCATGGCGTTGCTGGCGGGTCCAAGCAGGTGACGGTCAACAAGCCCACCGGCTTCGGGTGGGTGGGCGCTGTCGCGGCCTCGTATCTGAACGCGACCACCACCGGCACCGTGCAGAAGTCATACGGAAACAGTGGTTCGGCAAGCCTGTCGGCGTCCGCGCCTGGAGACGGTGGCCGGGTAGTCGTTTCGTTCGCCAACATTGGGAACCGGACGTTTACACCCTCTGGCGGAACGAACCGATTCTCGGGTTCGGGCCTGTTCCCGATCCTGACCATCAGCGACGCGACGACGGCCACGAACTTCACGGCGACAAGCTCGTCGGGCACATGGGCCGCCATGGCGGTCCCGCTCAATCCCGTATAACCCGAAAGGAAACAATCATGGGCATTCCCAATGCAACTCACAAAGCAGCGTCGGACGCTATCGCCGGTCTCGGTGACTGGATCAGTGTGCATACCGGAGCTGCTGGCACCACAGGGGCGAATGAAGCCACGGGTGGTGGATATGCGCGGGAGCAGACGTCGTGGACGTCGGGCTCCACGGGCACCAACACCGGCGACGAGGTTGAAATCTCCGTGGCGGCAGGCACCTACGTGGAGGGCGGCATCTGGTCGGCCAGCTCGTCGGGCACCTTCGTCGGTTCGGAAGCTTTCGACGACGGTGACGTGGAGGTGTCCGGTACGGGGGCGAGCATCTCCGTGACGCCCCGCATAGTCGCCTGAAATCCTGGATAGGGGAACTGTTTTGAACATCAAAACTGATCATCAGATCGTCGCGTTCGGCAACGACATGATGGGCTTGTTTGACCGTGACGGCACGTTGATTGTGCAGGCCGCCCGCGTGGTTGGCGGGTGGGAGGTCACCGCCGAGGGGCGGCCCCCGGCGACCGTGTTGGATCGGTCTTCGGCGATCACCGAAATGATCAACACCGCCCTCGCGGTGCTTCCGGGTGACGGTTATTCGTGCCTGGTGCCGAGGGGTTTACGGGCGCAACCCTAGGAGGGGTTTGGTATGGCTTATTCGAAGCAGTCGTGGGAGAACGTTCCCTCAACGAACACCCCGTTGTCGGCGGACCGTCTCAACCACATCGAGGACGGTATCGAAGGGGCGCATGAGGGGCTGGACGATAAGGCCGACCTCGCCCACGACCACGTTTTGGCCGATGTTACCGATGTCACCTCTACTGGCGCGGCTATTGCTGGCGCGGCGGATAACGATGCAGCCCTGGAGGCTTTGCAGCCGGAGTTGGACAACAAGATCCACGAGATCGTCGACTACTACGCGACCAACGAGTTGGATGTTCAGGTGGATGCTTCCGATGTGGTGTCGGGCACGCTGAGCATTAGTCGCATCCCCGTGGGTAGTAGTGGTTCCACGGTGTGTGTTGGTAATGATTCGCGCCTGTCGGACCAGCGGACACCCTTGGACAACTCGGTGACCCTGGCGAAGATTCAGGACGGTGCGATCACCAACGCGAAGATCAATACCGGCGCGGCGATTGCGAAATCGAAGCTGGCTTCGGATGTGCAAACCTCACTGGGTAAAGCGGATTCGTCGGTGCAGAAATCCGGCAGCGCGTCCGGGATGTGGATGGGCACCACCCTTCCTGGTACCGGCACGGCGGGTGTGTTGTACGTGGTGGTTCCGTGAAAGTTTGGAACGGCACAGCGTTCGTTGACCCCACCGCGTTCAAGGTGTGGAACGGGTCGGCGTTCGTCAACCCTGAGCTGTACACGTGGAACGGGACCAGCTTTGACAAGGTGTGGCCGTCGTTTGAACCGTTCAGCATTTCCAGCGAAGACCCCGGCTACGAGGATCTGATCGACGAACCGGTACCCGAGGGCGCTTCGGGCTGTTGGGTGACCCTCGTTGGTGGCGGAGGCGGGGGCGGTGCGGGCTACCAGAGTTTCGATGATACCTACCGCCGCGGCGGCGGCGGCGGAGCGGGTGGGGCAAAGATTCCCCGCGTGTGGGTGCCTCGCGAGGCTATGGGTTCCTCCTACAGCGTCGTCTTAGGACTCGGCGGGGCGTATACCGGTGGAGGCTCGACAGGATTTGGCGGCACCGACGGGGGATCGTCCTCGTTCTTGTCCGGATCTGTGTCGCTGATCGCAGGAGGAGGGGCGCGCGGCGCGATCGCGCTGTCCGGTAGCAGTACGCAGGTGTCCGGGGGCGCTGGAAGCCTGACGAGCGTCACCTCCGGGGTTGCCGGGGCCGTCGTTATCCCCGGCGCGCCCGGGGGTAAGGGGGCCGCGTCGTCAGGCTCTGCGGAAGATGGCGGAGATAACCCGAGCGGTGCAGGTGCGGGCGGCGGAGGAGGCGGCCGGGTTTCGGACTCCAATAGCCAGACTCCCGGGGGCAGAGGAGGTAACTCCGCGGTCGGTACCGGAGGGGAGCGGGGCGGTGCCGGGGCCAACGGGTCCAGCGCCGCCGACCAAACCGGCGGTAACCCAGGCGCTGGAGGAGGCGGTGGCGGTGGCAACAACAGCGGGTCCACAACCACCGGTCACGGCGGTAACGGAGGTAAATACGGCGGAGGCGGTGGCGGAAGTGGCGGTCATAGGACTAATGCTCGTCGCTACGGCGGAGCGGGCGGTGACGGATACGTCCTGGTCGAGTGGGAATGACCCCTACTCGCCGCGAATGATTTGATACACCCGCCCTCTGGTGATGCCTGCTTGTCTGGCGATCTCAGGTGCGGGCATGCCGTCCGCGTACGCGGCCTTCACGAGGTCGAACATTTCACTGGTCAGCTCGCCCATCTCGGCTGCAACCTTCTGCCGCTTGTCGCGGTTGGCGGCTAGTCGATCAGCGAGGGGCATGCGGGAAATAGTAGCACGTTATACGCAGGTTGACAGACTGTGTGCAGGGCCTATACAGTAGGCCCCATCAACTTGAGACACCGCCCGGCGGGGCGAAGGCCCGAGAAACCAACCCCGCCGGACGGCCCACCCCCAACAGGAGGCCCACCAATGCTACGCAACACCATCGCAACCATCACAGCCGCCCTCACCCTCGCACTCCTCACCCCCGCAGTCGCAGACGCCGCACCCAAACACTGCGACAACCACGGCACCGGACACGGCAAAATCTACAAGCACGCCTGCGCCACCGGACCCGGCGGAGCAGGCGCCGACTGGACCTACGCCAAAAACCCCGACGGCACCGTGAAAACGGTCGTAAAAGACGGCAAAGAGCACAAGGTCTACAAGTGCACCCGCCACTGCGGCGGCGGACGCCACAACACCGAAACCACAGACCCCTGGTGATCGTCAGAAAGAACGGGCTGCCATTTTCGTGGTAGCCCGTTTGTCATGAAAAGCGGAAGATGAATCGCTACACCATCCTCGGTATCGAAAAACCTTTCCCTTGGGTCAGCCTCGGCCTGCTCGGCGGCCTGATACTCACCGGGCTACTCTCGTGGGCATTCGCCACCGGCAGCGTGACGCTCGTCGAAAAACTCATCGACGACCTACCCGACTTCTGACGGGCCGGCCCCTGTTCTACCTCTAAACAACACCCCCAGAAAACCCCGCCACCACCAAGGTGCGCGGGGCTTTTCCATGCCCGAAAGGGGGCGCATGCCTCTTTATCGCACGCTCGGCCCGCTTACATACATCGACGACGGTCGAGTAAGGCACATCACCCGGGCGGGCGTCATCATCGATATCAGTCGAGAAACGGCCGATGGGTTACCCGGACTTGTCGCATACGTCGACAGTGAGGTTACCAGCTTCCCTCGCATCGAAATGCTTAGCTACGAGGATTACAGCGACTTCCCGGTGCACGGCAGCGATGGATACATTTACGCAGACCGAAGCGGCAATGCAATCTACCAATGGGTGAATGACGGATATGTCGCCATCGCCGGAACCGCATCGTGGAGCACCTTATCGGGAAAGCCTTCAGAGTTTCCGCCATCCGATCATTCCCACGATAGCGCCAGCGCTGTACATGCCGTGATCGTCTCCACCGGTTCAGAGGCCCGCCCCTCCACCGATGGCACCGTCCTGTGGCTCGGCGGCTCTAGCGAGCCCACGAACTACGACGACACCAAAGACATCTGGTTCGGGACGGACTAAGTGCGAGTACTCGGACAAGAAATCACCAAGGTCCGGGTCGCGGGGGGTTGACGCCATCCGCGTCCGGGTCCGTGGCCAGGACGAGTGGACGGCCGAGTCACCCGCTCCAGTCCCCGACCCACCCTATTCCCCCGAAGGGGCATTATGAAGAAGTTTCTCATCTCCCTCGTCGTCGGGGTTCTTGCCGAGGCGGTCAAGAATCCTGAGATCCGGGACTTCGTTTCCGGCCTTGTTGTGAAGCTTGCCGAAAAACTCAAGGGCGATCTGGTTCCGGCTTTGATCGGCCTGTTCCCGACATTCGGCGGCGCCATCATCGAGACCGTCCTCGACAAGCTGCCGGGCGTCCACAACCTGGATGTCGAGATTCTCAATTCCGACGTCGCCAAGAAAATCATCGAATCTGACCCGGACCTTCCTTTCGTGTCGGGATTCATTGACCTCACCGAAATTCTCAGGGGATTCATCAAATAATGGCAGTCACTCGCGCAAACGTAGAAGCAACCAAGAACTTCATCCGGGCGCGGGTCGGCAATCCTTACGTTTACGGCGGCGCGCTGTCGCCCACGGACGTACGGAGGGGAACTGACTGCTCGGAGGTCTGGCAGACCGTCCTCGAGATGGTCCACGGCCGGTACAACCCAGGTCGCCAGTCCGAAGGCGCCACCACCGAGTCCTACAGGTACATCCCCGTCGGGGGAGTGGGCCCGTTCGGCACCATCCGCGTCAACCACTGGCGTGACATCCCCGCCAACGCAGCGGCGAAACTGGCGTTCCACCACGGTCCGGGCGGCGGCGCCAACTCCCACATGTGGGGCGAGTTGGACGGCATGCTCATCGAGTCCGCGGGCTCCAAGGGCCTCGTGACCAACGGTCGCGCCATGACTATCGACAACTCGTACGCCACGGCCTGGGCATACCTCCCTGGCCCGATTGTCGAAGACGGCAGCCCGATCCCGGAGGACCCCAACGCGGTCACCTGGGGTATCGACATCTCCAATCACCAGGGGGACATGGACCTCAACCGCGTCAAAGCGGAGGGGTTCGACTTCATCTGGTGCAAGGTGTCGGAGGGCGCCAACTACCGCGATCCGTTCTGGCCGGGCAACCGGGACAAGGCCCGCAAGGCGGGGCTGATCCTCGCCGGCTACCACTACGTCCGGACCGGCGACCCCGCCGCCCAGGCGCGGACATTCGTCGAGCACCTGGGGGACAAGTCGATCCCCGCCATGCTCGATTTCGAGGACGGCTCCGGCAACATCGACCAGTTCTGGGCGGTGAAAAACGAGATCGAAAAGCTCGGCGTCCAGGTCCGCCTCTCCTACATACCCGACTGGTATTGGGAGCGCATCGGCAAGCCGGACCTGTCGAAGGTTCCGGGACTGATCTCGTCCGAATACGTCAGCGGCACCGGGTATGCATCGGTGCTTTACCCGGGCAACAACAGCAACTTCTGGAAAGCGTACGGCGGCCGGACGCCCGACGTCCTGCAGTTCACCGACCGCGCCCTCGTGGCCGGCAAGTCGGTCGACGCCAACGCCTTCCGGGGAACACCAGACAAGCTGCGCCGTCTTCTGGGCGCGGGAGGAGATGACTTCTTGTCCGCATTGAGTGACGCAGAACAGCGGCTGCTCTTTGATCGCACCAATCAGCTGTGGGGCGCCCTTTTCAATCCGATCGCCTCGCTGTCGAAATACCGCGCCGAGGGCGAGGGCGAGGTCCACAAGACGAAGGACCTGGTCCGGAACATAGACGCCATGACGCATGAGACCTTAGTCGAGCGTCAGGCCATGATGGGCAATCCCGAGGCTCTCGCCCTCGTTAAACGCGAGGCCGACAAGGGCGACAAATGGGCCCAATGCGTCCTTGACTACATCGAAGGCGACGAATCCTAGACCCCGCCTGCTAGAATGTCAAGTGAACGGGGCCGAGAAAGTGCTACCAACACTTCTCGGCCCCTAACCCACTCACTTGATTGCGGCAAGGAGGGGCTAGCAGTGGATGCTACCTCGAATACCGAAGAATGGCGCCCAGCCCCCGGCTACGAGGGCCTCTACGAGGTGTCGAGTCACGGGCGAGTCCGCTCGCTGGACAGAACGGTCCCCACCCGGCGCCACCCCGGGGGTGTGCGCAAGCTTCGGGGGTGTCTATTGAAGCCGTCCCCGTCCAAGTACGGACACCTGATGGTCAACCCCTCGAAGGACGGGCGGCAAAAGGTGGAATACATCCACCACCTCGTGATGCTCGCCTTCTCTGGCCCACGGCCAGAGGGAATGCTCGTCTGCCACAACGATGGCGATCCCACCAATAACCGCCTCGACAACCTGCGGTGGGACGACCAATTCGGCAATATGCGAGACACGCTCTCGCATGGAACATGCTTCCAGGCCAATAAGACCCACTGCATACGTGGGCATGAATTTAATCAGCAAAACACTCACATCGCCCCCGATGGCGGCCGGGTGTGCCGCCTTTGCAGGCGCATCACCAAGAATGCGCGACGAGCGCGATTGCGCCAGCAGGGGCTGCCAATAAACTGAAGAAAGGGCGCTATGCCCGCTGATATCGACGTCAAAAACCAGATCGACGGCGTCCAGGGTGACGGATCTCCGCGTCCCTGGGCTTGGGTTAAGTGCCGCGCCCGCACCGTCCTGGGCAACCTGAAGGCTAAGCCTTTCTCCCGCGAGATTAACGGGAAGCCCGTCGCGGCGACCCCCTCGGCGCTGGATCATATCATCTGCACTTCCGAGCAGACCTCGTGGCGGTATGTCGCCTCGGATGGCAACGTCTACGACCTGAAGGATTTCATGATCGTCGCCATCGAAAGGATGATCGACGAGACAGATCCCGCCAAGCTCGCGGAATACCGCAACAAGGCATCCCAGCTGCGCCCCTGGCCCGCGGGCTACGCAGGCAGGCCCGATTTCGAGTGAGTCTATGGCCTGAAATCCGGGCCATGCTCAACGGCGAGTTCTACGTTCCGGCCGGGACGATAATCACCGCCAACGGCACTGGGGTGCCGGACGGTGCCGGTCCCGGCTTCGGGGCGGATCTCGCGCGCGAGCTTGAGCGTGTAGCCGAGGGCATGTGGATCTGGAAGTGGATCAACTACCCCGCCGCCGTCATGCCGATGCGCCCCAGCATTAACACCCTGCGCCTAGCGCTGAAGGAGATGATCCGGACAACCCCCGGAAAGATCGTCCTCTCGGCGTACAGCCAGTCCGCGGTGGCCTTTGCCTACGTCTGGCGCGACGACATCCTCAACCCGGACGGGGAACTGCACGATCGCCTCGACGACATCGTCGCGGTGATTCTGTACGGCAACCCCGTCAGGGCCCCGGGAATTGCGTACGGCAACGAACTGGGTGGCCAGTCCGCGCCGGGCAAGCTGAACGGCCACGTCACCGGCGGCATCGCCGGCCCCGACTGCTTGCGGCCGGAAGAGTGCGTCCACCCGGTGACGGGGAGGCGGATCGTCCTAGATTTCGCCAACGCCGGCGACCTCTACGCTGCGGCCCCGGTCGGTGCCGAACCCTGGGTCAAGGAGACCGAGGTCGGCCATAACGAGACGCTGATCTACGAGGCGGTGATGGATTTCAACGGCCGCGACATTCTGGCTTTCGCCAAGGAGATCGCGCAGATCCTCACGATGCCGCTGTCGCAGGTGGTTCCGCTTGTGCAGGCCATCATCAACGGCTTGTCCTTCCTGGTGCAGGGCCCGAAGGCGCCGCACTGGACGTACACGATCGGCCCCGCCGTCGACTACCTGGTGCGCACCGGGAACGAACTTAGAAAGAATTGAACATGAATCTCGGGAAGTATTGGAAAGCAATTACCGCTTTCCTGTCCCTGGTGGCCACCAACCTGGCCTACCGGGTGACTAGTGGCGAAGAGCCGCTGCCCGCCTTTGACGATTACAAGGGCTGGATACTGTTCGCGGCCACCACCGCGGCGGGCACCTTCCTCACGTGGGCCAAGGGCAACAAGGGCTTCGTGGAGTCCGACAAGGTAGAGGCTCCAACTATCAACTCAGAGTTGATAGTTGACGAGTCTGAGGCTGACACCGAGCCGATCCCGGTCGCTGAACAGGCTGAGAAGCCCAAGCGTCGGAGACCTGTGATCTAGTGGACGCCCCGGCATACGAGCCCACCGGGTGGTTCGGAATGCTGCCGTGGCTGTTGTACGCTGTGCCCTTCCTCGTTCCCACGCTATTCATCGCATGGGGGCAGTGGAAGGCGCGGCGCCACAACGCTAAGCAGGCCGCCACCACCGACGAGCTCAAGCAAACCATCGGAGCTATCCGTAACAACGTCCAGAACGGTCACAAGACCCTGATGCGCGACGACCTCGACGAACTCGTGGCCGGCATCAAAGAGTTGCGGGCCGGGCAAGAGACGCAAGGCGAAATGCTCAACCGCATGGATAGACGCCTCGACCGTATCGCCGAGGACCTGTCCACAGAGCGCCAGGAACGTATCGCTGGCGATAGGAGATCAGAAAACTGCAGGTAACGGTGTATTCCCCGCCAACCCCCTGTGTCATGTGCCGGACCACCAAGGCCCGCCTGGACAAGTTCGGAATACCTTACGAGTCCGTGGTGACCGACGAGGAAACCGCCAATCGATTTCGGAATGAAGGCCGATCCTCATACCCCGTGGTTGTCGTTGAACGCGACGGCCAGGAACCGTGGGTGTGGTCGGGCTTCCGCGACACCGAGATCAAGAAGCTTGCCGACGAGCTGGCAAGTAAATAAACAGCTCCCCATAGACGAGGCCCGCGCTCCCCAGGACGTTCCCCCCTGGGTTGAGCGCGGGCCTCTTTGCCTTTTGACGCCCCGTTAGCTTCGGCTAGCGGGGCGTCTTTTTGTTTTCTAGGCGTGCGCGGGGTCTGTGCGGTTCACCGATGATCGCAATCCCAGTCGATGTCACACGTGCAGCCCACAGCCTCGCCAATACACGCCCAGCAGCCGGTGCAGGTGCAAGGGGCGTCAACTCCGTGCGGAAAGCAGGTGCATGTCATCTCCACCCCAGTCAAGGCTCCGTCAGTCATTGGCCTCCCTCTTGGTCATTGAGATGGTCACAACTCCACCCCCAGCTTTGCGATGAATTGGGGTGTCATTGCCACTCCTCGAAACACTTGTCGCACTCGACGTGGTCGGGGCCGTTCCAGTACGCCGGGCCGAAGACCTCGTTGAGGTGGCCGCAGAACTTCCCGCACTTGTCACACCTCATAACGGCCCCGCCGCGGCACGTCGTACACCCATTTGCCGAGCCGCGGATCGTCCACTCGACAACGGCCGAGTAAGTCGCTATGGATACCCCAGCCGCGCTTCATTCGACCACCTGGAGCACCCGGGCGGACAGCTGGCCGGTGGGGCTGCTGCAGTAATCCCAATCGAGACCGTCCTGCCGCCACTTATCGCCCCGAATGTCGAACGAGGCAACCGTGCCGTCGTCGCAACCCACAACCTCGAACACGACCGTGAACGTGGCGGTCTCGGGGAGCGTGGGCCCGTTGTATCGGGGGTCGATCTTGAATCGGACGTTGCATCCGGCCGAACCGTAGCACTGCCGCTCGATCACATTTACCCCGATGTAGAAGTCTTCGGGGTCCGGGGGAATGATCTCTTCCTCGACAACGGCCGCGGGAGTGGTGGTCACCGGGGAGCCCGCGGCGATCGGCTTACCGTCGACCGGGACGCACGCCACGCCGAAGAGCGCGGTCGTTGCGATTACTGTTGCGATGCGTAGCATGGTGCTTGCCTTTCATTGAGGCGTGGGCGGGTCATTCTTGACGGGGCGGCCCGCCCACTTAAAAGTTTCTTAGAGGTACATCCCAACCGGCGGCTGGGGTTCTTCCTCGTGGGGAAGGTGAGAGTCGAGATAATCAGCCGTCAAGCGGTTGGTGGCCATCGCGCCGGCGATCAGGGCCCGCCGGGCGATCCCGCGAGTGATCGGGAAACTGAGGCGATGGGTGACGACTTTGGCATCCATGATTACCCCGCGTGCGAGAACTGCGGGCCGTGCGCCTCGTCGAAGGCGTCCACAATATCCTTGGGAATCCGGCCACGGTCGGAAACCTTCATACCCTTCTTCTTAGCCCAGTCCCGGATGGCGCCGAGCTGGTCGGTCTTGCTGGCCACCGGTTTAGCCTTCGTGGGCGAGGCGTGGTGGGAGCGCTTTGCCCCGCGGATCTTGCGAGCCGACTCGATGAATCCCGCGAGGGCTTTTTCCAGCTCCTCGTAGGTCGAGTTGACAAGATCAATCTCGTAGACCTCACCCGCCAGGGCGAACTCTCGCGTAGTCGCGCCTTCTTCGCCCGTGATGTCGTCTACCAGTACGACCTTCTTCATGTGGATCTCCTTTGATAGCCGGAATGGTTATCTAGAAGATATAGCGCCTATGGATAAGCGTCAACCCTATCCTTGAAAAGAGTTACTGGTCATTCGTCGAATGCCTTCCTGATGAGGTCCAGCTCTTCACGGTTGCGTTCTTCCCGTGCTTTCAGGGCTTCGGCTGCGGCGGCGCCCACGTCGTGGGGGACGTCCGCCAAATGGGCGTAGATGTCTGCGCTCATCTGGCAGAACGCCCGATACTCATCCGGGTCTTGGATGGGGCATTTTTTGAGGGTGTCGATCGAAGCGTTGAGGTTGTCCCACGCGGCGATCCACGCCTCTACACGAGCATCAGTCATTGTTCCTCCGTAGGTGCTCATCGTCAGGACTGTCGTGCCACCTATCGATCAGATCGTCGAGGTACCGATTCCAGGCCGAGGTGGTGACGGGCACGCCCTTACATGAGTGGATCACTTCGAACACCCATTTGCCGCAGCGCTGACATTCTTTCCGGCCGTCGCCGGGGTCCGTAGTCGGATGACTCACTCCAGCGGCCTCACTTTCGTGCTCTTCACCGCCACCGTCTGATACGGGGATAGGCGGGAGGTAATGGACCCGTAATCCGCCTCCGGGTCCACTTTGATCGTGCAGAACACCCAGCCGCGCTCAACTTTCTCGACGTGGCCCCGGTGTTCTAGGCCTTCGAATTCGACGATGACGTCATCGCCAGGCTTGGGTTTCACGCCTTCTCCAAAAGTCGGGTGAGCTCGGCGCGCACCGATCGGTAAACATCGTCCAGCGCGTTGATCGCGTCGGCGACTGTTGTGTAGGTGGGCGGGGCCGGAAGTCGGTAGGTCATCTCAATCTGACCTCCGCCAACGACGGACCTGCTCCGGGTTTGTCCGCTCACAGTTCTTGCTCCCGCCAGTTAGGGTTGGCCGCCTCTACCGCGGCCGAGAAGTCTGCCAATTCGTCTCGCATCCAATCCGCGATCTCGCCATTGCGGCTGTAGTGCTTGAAGTGCTTGCCCGGGCGGGTGGCGGCCATCCAGCACGTGTGATCAGAGAACAAGTCCAGGTGGACCGAGCGGTCGCCGCCGCGCCAATAGAACGTCAGGTCCCCGTTGTCCGGCGCAATCGAGGCGTACACGGTGTCCGGGGTGAAGAGCTGCTCCACCACCCTGTAGCCCCACTGGGCCATATGTAGGCCGATGTGCCCGCCGCTCCAGAGGTTGGCGATGTCCAGTTTGGCCCGCTCGGTGGCGGAGCGTGTATCAAGCTTCACTCTGGCCGGGCCCATGGGATTCAGGTTCCCCGGGCCTGGCCGTTTGGTCACGGTCGCCTTCAGCGCCGGGTCCGCAAGAGTCCATCGTTCGGTCACGGGCGGAACACCTCGACGTTCCCCCACGGGCCCTTGTGGTCAGAGAGCTCGTCGGCATCCCCGTTCGAGTACAACGTGAGCCACGTCTCGTCATCGACCTTCACGTAGACCGCTGCCAGACTGGACAGGAGGAGCGTGGCACGCACCGTGCCGATCGGGTCTCGTGGCTCTGGCTTCTCGGTGATGTCGTACTTCTCCAGCAGCTTCTCGGCGATGGCGGCGGACGAGGCCCCCCGCACCCTCTGCTCGTAGAGCAGGCTCACGAGCTCCCGCGTGTTGATGTTGGTCATACCTTCTCCTTGCGATGCAGGCGGCTAGCAGCCGCGACGTTTAACATGGGCTCCACCGGAGCCCCGCGGCACAGGGACCGCGAACCCACCAGCTCCAGCCCGTTCTTCCGCCAGCGTTTGACGGTGTCCACGTCGACGCCGAGCATCTCCACGAGCTGGGCGGCCGACTCGCACCACTCGCATGGAACTTCTTCTTCCAGCATCTCCTCGGAGAGGATGTCGGAAGCGAACTGGGTATCGCTCACCGGGAGCCCTCCTTTGGCGGCTTGACCACTGCATAGCCCTCGGCGCCCAGATCCGCCAAAATCACGTCGGCCGCGGCGCGGCGCACCTCATCACTCCACCCGGCGAGAAGTCCAAGGCTGCGCAGTGTGCGGGCAATCCTTTCGGACGCCCCGACATCAATGAAGTCTGGGCGAGGATTGGACCGCAGGATATCCTCGATCCATTCGTCTAACTCACTCATCGCTCACCACGTATCCACGCTTGAAGAAGGCCGTCCGGACAATCTGCTGGGCGAGATGGATTTTGTGGACGGCCCGGGAATGGCCAACGGCGACATGGAACGCCCCATTCTCGTGGGCCGCGTCCGCCTTGTCCACCGCGTCATTCCAGAGTTTGTCGAGCTCGGTCATGATCTCTTTGAGGATGTCGTTCATCCGAACCCCACATGTTCGCCAGCGTCAATCGCCCTACCCAGTCCTTCTATGAAGGTGCGTAGTCGCCCCCTCAGATAGTCATCATCATTCGCCAGCCGCTCGTACTCCGGCTCCAACTCTTCGAGCCTGGCCTTCAACCGGGGGAGATAGCCGCGTCGCAGCTCCCCGTCGCAATCCGAATGGATTAGCAGGTAGAGAACGTCATCCTGCTTGGGGATTCCGTAGATGTCATCCGGCCGCCGCCAGACGGGGTCCTTCTTGCGCCATCGACCCTGGTAGTTGTCGAGCGTATAGAGATCCCAGTCAAAATCCAGAACCGGACTGCCATGGCTCCAGTGGTCAGGGTCGCTAGGGATGATGTAGGGGAGTCCGGCGGCGCGCCCAACAACCTCACGGAACCGGGCAAACCCGCTATAGGCCCCGTGCCAACAGTCGTGCGTAGTGTCTAGTCCCATCTTAATCCTCCCGGTACCAGGGCTTGATTTCGCCGACCCGCAGCCGTGGACCGTAGGGGTGGCTAAATCCCCACAGGCCTCCCGCTAGATTGGGGTTGCGCTGGTCGATCCGGCGCCACATCGACGCAGGCGCGAACGACAACCCGATGCTGGCCAGCTCCAGTGCGAGCAGTACCCAGAAGGCGATCCACAGGGCGCTCATTCTCGCCACCTCCATTTGCCGTCCTCGCCCAGTTCCTGTATCGCGGTGTTCCACCAGCGCTCGGGCACCGGCCAGTCGGCGGTGCACTCAGCGAGGCCGAGTTTCTCGACAATCTCCTTAGCTCCAGCGTCTGCGTCACTGCCAAAACACCCGCCAGGCGTTGAGCGCAGAATGTCGGCTATCATCTTCTCGATATCGTTCATTTCAGCTCCTTGATCGCGCCCCGCCACTCACACGCGGTAAACCATTCCCGAAGACTGCCGACAAACTCTTCCGCCTCTTCTGGCCCGTCGAGATGAAACTCCGCGGCAACAGATACGGTGCGTCCACTGAGAAGCGACCTGCCCTCGGGCCCCAATTCCCGGAGATGACACCAGATGAGGTACCACTCGCGGAAATAGTTGAAGATGTTCATGAATTCTCTTTCCCGCAGGCATGGCCCCAGGCACGGTTGCACTCCTTGCAATGAACCTGAATCACCGCACGTACTCCCTCAGATACGACAGCGCCAACCGGACGCCCTCAGCTTTGCCCCGCAGCCGGTCGAAATCCGTTCCGTGCGGGAACTTGACGCGCTTCTCGTCGGCCATGAAGTTGAGTTTCACGATCGCGTCCTCCATGCGGTTGATGAGGTCAGAGACTTGATCAGGGTTCAGGTCAGGCACCAGGCACCTCCCGCCAATCCCGGTACACAAAAGTCCACAGTGACTCCCGGTACGGCGCCGGTCGGCCTGCGTAGGAGATGGCTTTCGCGAGCACGTGTTCCTCGCCGATCGCGGTGATTTCGATGATCGTTTCGCCGCGTCCTTCATCGCCGGCGAGCCTGGTGCCGACCTTCCAGCCGTTCTTCCGTGCAGTGTCTGCGTCGCTCATGTCTCGCTCCATCCCGACACCCAGCGGGCAGCTGTGCGGTCACCGATCCATCCAGGCGGGAGAATCCACCCCTCGCGGGCGGGAACGGTTTCACGGGTGAGTCCTCCGAGGGCTTTATCAACCTCAGAAGCCACATGCGCGGTGTGTACGCCGTCGCCTGCCGCCGACCACCCGCAGATGCAGTACTCGGCGCGCACCATGTCGAACCCCACGTCTGCGCCGTTGTACGCGTGCGCATCGATCACCTCGATCATGAGGTTTTGGGCTTCGCTGCTCACGCTTCCTCCCCAACCAATTTGCGCAGACGCTCAACCTCGGCTACCAATTCGGCGAGCAGCCGGTAGGACCGGCCCGGTGCGACCGCGACCCGAGACCCCTTCGCCACTTCGTAGTCGACCAGCGCAGCCTTGGCGCGCTCAACAACATCACTCATCAGGTATCTCCATCCAGTGGGTAACGAATCGGGTTGCAGGCTCTGGCACGCCCAGCTCGAAGATGCTCTCGATTACGCGGGTTTCCCGCCTGAGTCCTCCGAGGGCTCTGTCGATCTCGGCGGCGACGTGGGCCTCGAAATCGTCGAGCGAACCGTCGCGGAAATCACATTCACCCACCCGCGTACCCTGGCAGCGGGAGTGTCCAGTTTCCAGGTTTAACGTCCGCCGGTGTCGGCGCTGAACCGCGATCATGATCTTCTGCGCGTCGCTCATTGTTCCCCCTCGGCTACAACCGCAGCCTTCTCCGCATCCAGCACCGCCAACGTCGCAGGGCTCAACCGAATCCCGTCAGCGACCTTTTGCATGGCTTCAATCGCGGACTGCTTCATCTGCCGACCGCATTCGCAGGTCCATACGCCATCGACGACCGACCAGGTGCGCGGCACTTCAAGGCAATCGCACGGAACGCCTTCGACCCAACTCACTTGTCTTCCCCCTCGGCTACAACCGCAGCAGCGGCGGCAGCGAGAAGGGCAGCGGCGATGAACCGAGCCTCAATTATGTTCACCGGCTCGAACGGCTCGCCGTTATATGCGATCTGAACCTCGTTCGGGTATCCCCACTGCGAGATGCCGAACAAGCTGCCCGGGCACCACCAGGCCAATCGGTCAGCTGGGGGGAACTCGTCGTCCTCGTAGCGGGTGGAGTTGGGTTCGGGTAGTTGGACTACCGCCACACCAGGAAGAGACAGGAGGGCGTCAGCAAGGATCTCGCCCGGATCAACTCGGCAATCCGACGAGCTACCAACGATCCGGTAGTACGACCGGCTGAGGGCTTCTGTGAGTACTGCACGCAACTCGTCGCTCATCGACCGCTCCGATGAATCTGCGCCGCCCGCGCCTTGGCCTTGTTCAACGTTGTCCAGTCCCCGCACCACCGCTTCTCCGCGTGCCCGTCGTACAACTCCCAGCGGTTTGATGCCGCGTTCTTCGGGTGCAGTATTTTCCACCGGCCGTCATCGCTTTCGTAATTGAGATACGGCAGTCTTGAGGGTTCGCGTCGCCAGATGATTGGCATTTTCGGATCGCTCATTGTTCCCCCTCGGCAGCATCAGCGGCAGCGAGCAGATCAGCAGCGTGAATGCGCGCCTCGGCCACGTTGACGTGGTTCAACTCCCAGTACTCGGACGGCTGTTCGGGCAGTTCTACTAGGGCGATACGGTTAGCCCTCAGGGCGGCGATGATGCGCATTGCCACATGCTCATGCGGGGAGTCCGGCCCCCAGCATTCGCGGATCGGCGCGGCGATGGTGTCGAGAATGTGATCGTTCATTCTTGAATCTCCGCATCCGATGGGGCGAGCGCGGCCAGCAAGCATTGGGCCAGTCGCCGGGCCTGAACGGGGCCGAGGTTCATCTCCATCCACCCCCACGAGACATTGCATCCCGTGAAAGGCTTTCCGGTCTTCTCTTCAAGCAGGCGCACGCGGTTGACCCGGAAGTCGTCATCGTCGCGATCGACATACCATCCGCCGAATTCCCGCTCGGGCAATTCCACTACCGCGATGCGCTCCGCCTCGAATGTCGCGAGGATATTGCGAGCCTCGTCATGGTCGAGCGCGGCAACTTCTTCGTCATCCGCCAAGGCTTTGGCAATGGTGTCGAGAATTCGGTCGCTCATCACGCCTCCTGGAATTGCTTCTTGAGCCACTCGCGGGCTTCTTCGCGCTGGACCATCACTCGCCGGCCGATGCGGGCGTACCGCGGTCCGTAGCCCACCTGGCGCCAATACCGCGCCGTGGCGAGCGACACCTGCGCCTCACGGGCGAAGTCTTCGAGCGTCATGAGGAACGGCTCGTTTGAAGTGTGCTGCTGCATGAACCTAACTGTACTTCACTACGGGGCGTTATGGAATGCAGTGCAGTGTTGAGATTCCTCAACAAAAACGGTTTCCCTGCATACGCTGTCCGTATGCAGAACAGGACCCCGGGGCGGCACGGCGTCGCCGACATGTGGTACCGAGACGACGGAACCCCCACCAACCTCGCAACCCCCGGGTCCAGCCCCAAAAGCCCCTCGGGTAGCGGCGCCCGCTGGAGAGCCTGGTACATCGACACCGCGGGCAGGCAGCGCACCAAGAAGTTCCCCAACAAGAAGGCGGCCGAGCGGTGGGCCGACAAGCAGGCCGGCGACGTCAATGCCGGAGCCTGGGCGGACCCGCAGGCCCAGAAGGAAACGTTCTCCGTCGTCGCGGAGAAGTGGTACGCCACCAAGTCCAACCGGGAAGCCACCACCAAGCACGGCTACCGCAACATCCTCGACACGATCGTCCTACCCAAATGGGGCGACACCCCAATCCGCAACATCGACCACGAGAGCCTTCAAGACTGGGTGAACGAGCTGTCAACGACGGGGGAGTACCGCACCAAGGGGGAGGGCGGCTTCTCGGCCTCTAGGACCATCCAGATCCACCTAGTGGTCAACGGGGTGATGAAGTACGCCCTGCGCACCGACCGCATCCTCAAGAACCCCGCAGAGGGCCTGGAGCTGCCCACCAAACGGAAAAACACCCGGCAGCGCTACCTCACCCACAAACAGCTCCAAGAGTTTGCCGCGGAGATGGGCCGCTTTGAGGGCCTGACGCTCCTCCTGGGCTACTGCGGGGCCCGGACGAGCGAAGCCTTCGGGGCGCGGGGTAGAGACTTCCGTGGGCGCATCTGGGAGCTTTACGGGGCCATCGTGAGGAACGTCGAGAAGGACACCAAGACCCACCGGGCCCGATTCATCCCCATCCCCGACGTTGTGTGGAACAAGATCCAGATGCCGGCCAATCCGGACGCCCTGGTGTTCCCCGGCCGCCGCGGGCACATCACCAACGGCGAGTACCGCTGGGCCTTCGACGGGGCTCTCAGGACGATGCAGGAGCGCACAGAGAAGCTACGGGCCGAGGAGATCGCCGAGACCGGCCGGGCCACCACTCCAGCCTTCCCCCGGATCACCCCGCACGACCTCCGGCACACCTGCGCCTCGCTGGCCATCTCCTCCGGCGCCAACGTCAAGGCGGTCCAGAACCTTCTGGGACACGCCACCGCGGTGATGACTTTGGACCTCTACGGGCATTTGCTTTCGGACGATTTGGACCGGGTGATGACCGCTCTCAACGAAGCGGCGGCCGCCGCGTCACCTCGCAGTTTGTGATGACTGAAGATGGCTCATACGTACCGTTCAAGCATACTATCTGCATACGGCTGAGATTTGCATACCGTCTCGATCTTGAAAAAGTGCCTCTGACCAGTGCCCTCGGTGAGATTCGAACTCACACTGTACGGGTTTTGAATTTTTTGATCTGGCGTTTTCTACCTGTGGGATTGCAGATCCGCAACACTATTTCCGCAGGCTGGCATGCGTACGAGCGGTGATTGTTGGCGGCAGCGTGGTCCCATGGTGCATACGATTTGCATACGGTTGACCCGATCCGGGGAGTGGCCGAGCGGGTCTGAGGTCGGCACTCGGGGTGCTGCAGCAAACACTTTGCTGGCCCGCCCCTGCCCTAATAGTTAGCTTGGCTAGGCGGGGCGGAACACTGCTCTCACCCGACCACTTGCGGGCCAGAGGTTGCAAACCCTCAAACATCTCCCACTGGGGCTACGTCAACCCCAGGGATCTTGCTTCACTGGAACAAGCTCTGACGGTCTCTCTAAACCGTCAGCTTCTCTTTGATACTTCATAGGCATAGTCGATTTGACGGCATATGAGGGTCTCTTGTATGGAGTCGATCCGACGGCACGTGCCGCGGGTGCGCAGACCCTCCTGGCCCGGTGCATGACGTACTCGTGTTTGTAGATCCGGTCGCCATGCTTGTACTCGTTGTGGCGGAGCCAGCCGGATTGGATGAGCAGTTTCATGGCGTTCCCGACGCGCTTGCTATTCGTCGGCCAGCCGAGCCCGGCGGCGATGCTCCGCTGACTTACATCCCAGCCGTCTTCCAGCGAGAGTAGGTATGCCCCGACCATGCGAGCGTCGGATGTGAGTTTGCCATCCCGGATGAGCGCCGTCGGGATGACGACGTACCCAGAGTTGGGCATGTCACCCAGTAACTTGAGCGTGGTTCGTTGCATGTAACCCATGGAGCCTCCAATTGCGATGGAACAGTAGCTTCAGCGTACTGTGGTACGATTAGGGTTGCAATGCGATCTTGTAGCCGGAAGTGGTGTCAGCGCCCTCAGTGGCGCGCCTCGGTATGCAAGCGGCACTGGTTTGAGTACGCCGCCAGCCGCTGCGTGGGCGGCACCAAGGCGGATTTGAAACTCATCCTTCTAGAGGAGCAGGAGCACCGATGCGCCAACCCCGGGTGTCGAGCGCCGCTAGCCGCCGGTCGCGGCGCCCACCTCGATCACGACCACGACTGCTGCGGATCGGGCAAGGCGTGTGTCGCATGCACTCGAGGGATTTTATGCCCGGCCTGCAACCTCATGCTCGGCAGCGCCAAGGATGACATCGAGCGGCTTCGCGGCGCTATCGAGTACCTAGAAACCTTCAGGCTGTACGGAAAGCCGATCGCCATCGTGAACCGCGGCAAGCGCGGCAACAGGAGATTCCGCACGCCCCGCGAGCGCCAGGCAATCAAGGACGCGCTCAGGCCCGAGGGGCAGCTGCCAAGCGAGTGGGAATACCGGCCAGCGCCATAAACCGTAGTGTGATCTAGCTAGCATCACACTGTGGTACGATCATGGTTGAAACGTACTTTTAAGGAGTTGAAATGAAGATCATCATCGAGATCGACTACGACCCAGACTTGGCCCGCTATCCGGCCGAGGTGACCACCAAGTTGGAGGCCCTTCTGTTTGAGGTGGCCGCGCTGGAAGCCGGCGACTCGGATATCGGGATGTTTCTCGACAACATGGGTGATATCTACGTGGTGGACGATGATGGGAACCGGGTCTAGTGAGGTATACCGACTACGCCATCGACAACGCGATCCAGGTTCTTCAAGGATTGGGGCTCGACGTTCCCGATGAGCTTCTAGAGCTTCGCCGGCGCGCCCTGACCCTGCAGCGCTGGCTTGAGGCCGAGGCGGACTACAAGCGTAGGGTCAAGGCGTGGCTGGACGCCGAAGAACTCTGGAACAACCAGCAGTGGGCCCTCGATAACGTCATGGCCTACCGCGCCGCCAAAGAGGGATGGCTTCGAATGAAGGAAGTCAGCCCGGCGTTTGACGGGCAGGATGAGTTCGAGAAGCTCGGCATCCGTCTTCAGAATCGGTATGCGCGATTCGCGGTCGGCGCCCTCGAGTCGATCGGCATCTTTGACGAGGATGCCTGGACTTATATCGACGCAGCGGAGTGTCAGTGATCTATATCCTCGTCCGATCGTTGGCCCCGCTACTCATGCTGCCGTATGGGCAAGTTGTCATTCGGCCGCTGATCGACGCCGGGCTTAGTCCGTGGGTGATAGGGACCGCGATGGCCGCCCCCATCGTGGGATTTTTGTTCGGGTGCTTTCGAGAAGGTCGCTCATGAGCTGGCTTAACGAACCCTGCCCGCCCCCGGTGAACACAATCCACAACACCGTCAACCGGGTGGAGCTGATCGACCACCGCGAATCCTCCGATAATCGGGGATTGGTTTTTAGCGCCTGGGATGCGAAGTCTGTCCTGGTGTCTATTCAGGATGACCGGACATTGAAGGTGTTTCTCAGTTGACTAGATATTTCTATGTTCCAGGCATGATGTACCCGTACTGGATCGTGTCCGAGGATAAGGACTGGCCCCGCCCGGGTGATGCGACGACGGTGGCGATGAATTCGGCCGCGAGCACCGACATGGGCAACCTGTACGGGGATGAGTTCTCCCAGCTCTTTCCGCACGCCGTGGAGATCACGAAGGAACAGTACGAGGCGCGCGCATGAGCCCCCTGCAATTCAGCCTCTTAATGAAGGAGATCACCGAGCGGGCCGACCGGATTCATCGCGCTGGCCGTGAGCAGAATTCTCCCGAGAAGATCGCTCGGGCGCGCGGACTCTACACTGCCGTGAAGATGATGCGGAATGCGTGGGCGATGGGGGCGGTTGAGTGAGCGACTTCCCATACGGAATCTGTCCCGCTCAGGTGGATGGGTTTACTGCCGACGGGCGCCCTTTCTATTACCGCTGTCGCCATGCCCGCTGGACTATCGCCATAGGCGAGGTGGGCTGGGGAGCGAACTGCCTGTCTTGGCCGGGGAGCTACCGCGAACGAATCGAGTTCTCCGGTAAAGGTGACTACGCGTCCAAGGTTGAGGTGGACGCCCTTCTGACCGAGCACCTGGGCGAGGGGTGGCGCCAAGCCACGTGGGAAGAGTGCCTCTTCACCGAGACGTGCAAGTGCGGAAAAGACTTTGAGTCCAGCGGCAGCACGATCTGCACGGAATGCATGGTGAAGAAGTTCCGGGGAGACGGATGATCTGGGATTACGCGCTGGACACCGACGACTTCGCCTACACCGCCACAGGCCAGCAGCCCCGAGGTGCCCCCGGGCCGCGGTCTGCGGAGAGTGTGGAGCCCCCGCCGGCCCGTACTACTCGTTAACGCGTCGAGCTTGATTTGGCAAATATTGCCGCACCCGTAGGTTATGTCCGGTAGCCTGGGCAATGATGCTACGAGGGGTTTTAGCAGTAGCGATCATGGTGGGGATTAGCGTGGCGGGGGCCGCGCCCGCAGGTGCGGATGGCTGTTCTCGACCGGTCGTGCTACTCAACGGTGAAGAAGTGCAGCAGCACCAGCCGACGTTGCGGTGCAACGGCGTGGGTGGTTCATTGGGCGGCGGTGGAGCGCGCCCCAGGGGCCTCCTGGGCGACTTTCCGATAGTGGGCAACCTACCCGGGCTAGGTGGCATCCTTTAAGGCTCGCCGCAGCTTGCTGAAGCCCTTCATCTTTTGCTGCCACGAATAGGCGGCCGCCAGGGCGAAGCCCGCCAGCCACACCGCGGTGCCCATGAGGATCACCCAGTAGGCGCGCTCCCCGCCCCATAGGTTGACGTCGGTCATCATACACACGAGGGCGGCCATCTGGCCGAGCTGGGCCAGAAAACCTGCGGCGCAGGGCACCAGGAACAGGATGGCCATGCGCCGCTGCCGCTCATCGCAGACGAGGACCAGTAGCGCCAGGATCGCAAACCCTAGAAGGTACGCGGTGGTTGCGGTCATCACCGTGGAATAGATCTCCAGGTACAGCGGGATGCTCCATCGCCGTCCGTGCAACTCGGCCGTAAACCCTCCGCCGAGGAATAGCGCACCCAGCATGGCGAGCACGCCCACGATCATCGGATTGGCCACCCACCGTCGGACGATGTGCCAGGTGTCTCCTTCTATGCGGGAGACCGCGGTGGTGGCGATGGCCCCGGCGCCGGCGACGAGGCAGATGTGTCCGGCCACCTGGAGCAGGCCGAGACAAAAGGTGAGAACGATGCTGAGCCCAAGGAGGGCTACAGCGATGGTGGACGCCAGCTCCCAGCGCAGGGACCAGGTCATCCATCGCACCCGGAGGCTCCAGCCGAGGCAGGAGAGGGCAGCGATCGTTAGGGCGGTTGTCATGCTTGGCCTTCAGAAAAAAGAAGCGGAACGGTCACGGCCAAGTAAACCCTTTATTAAACAAGATCAACAGGGGCTTAAGAAGATATTAAGGCCCGTTGCCGAATTGTTATATGGGCGGAGCATCCTGACGGGCGCGGAACCTAGCCAGCCTGCCCGTCGTCTTCCTCGTCGCCACTTTTAAAGAGCTGGGCTCAGTCCTGTCCAGGACCTCTTCCAGCAGCCGCTCGGTCTCCACCATGCCGAGGTCGGGCTCATGCCGCACAACGGTGTCGTACTCCTCTTTCCGGCCGTAGCCGGCGGCGGCCATCGCGTCGGGCAGGGTGGAGCCCTCGCCGAACTGGCGCCAGAAGTTCACCACCTTGTCGGCCGACGGGCGCTTGAAACCCTCGGCCTTGATCCAGTTGCCGACCATCGATCCCGATGCGTCGACCAGTTCGCCGATCTGTTCGTTGGTTAGATCGCCCCGGTGTGCCTCTAGTTGACGCAGCACGTACCGGGACCATGTCTGCGCGTAATCCTCATCCATGGTGATAACGCTACTCCATCGTATTGAGATGTTGCAACAGTGTCGATTTAACTGCAGTGCGGATTTCGTAGCCAAAACCGCTGCTCAGGAACTAATCCGTTGTCTCGCAACAATGTAACTCGACGCCCGAAAGCGTTGCGGCAACGCAACATTTCGAGGCTGGGGCGTTTGCCAACTCCTTGCGCAGGGTAGGGCCATCGCACTACAGTGAAGCGCATCACGAAGTGCAGTTCACTTGCACAGCAACACCAGGGCAGTACCTGAAGGGGATGGTGACTGATGGCTTATTTCCGCGTGAATCACAGGGGTTTTCAAAGCCTCAAGGAGCAGGGCGTCGCGAAGAGCGATCGGGCGATCGCTCAACTGCTCCAAGTTGATCCCGCAACAATGTCCCGCGTTCTACGAGGGAAGACGGAGCCAACCGGGCGCTTGGTCGCCGGCGCGGTGGCAGCCCTCGGGCCGAGCTGGCTGGGCATCCTCTTCGACGTTGTGGAAGAGAAGTGAAGACCTGCTACCGCGGTCACGAGCGGTCCGAGGCAAACACCTACATCTTCTTCGATTCGCAGACCGGCCAGAAGAAGCACATGTGCCGGGAATGCCGCAGGAAAGTTGGCCGAGTGTGCGGCTACTGCAACACCGCGTTCACCACGACCCTGCAACACGATTCGTGGGTCTGCCCAACCTGCACCGCGGGCGGGGCTTCCACCACTGATTACGCACCCTTGGGTTCCACCTGGGTGACGAGCGGCTAGGAGACAAACATGAGGAACAAAGCCCTGCTCAACGAGGTCATGGACTTCATCCTGAAGTACCCCGAGGCGCACAATCAGGGCGTCTACTTCAACGAGTGCGGTACAGCCGCCTGCTTCGCGGGCTGGACCTGCTACCTGGCGGGATACGACAGGTTCCCAGGAGCCTGGAACTACGTCGCCGACCCCGAATCCCCAGAGGGATTCGATCACGCTTCGTACAAGGCCCGGGACCTTCTCGGACTTACCGTGGCGGAAGCGATCGAGCTCTTCGATGGCGACAACACCCCGGAGGATCTCCAGCGGATGGTTGCCAACCTCGTTGCTGACAGGCCCGTCGATAGCGACAGCCGCTACTGGCAGAGTGCGGATCAGTAAATGATCCCCGCACTCGCGCATCTCGAAGCCCGCCAGAGGCACCTCTGGGACACCGTCGCCTACAGCGGCAACCAGAAGCTCGACATCTGGCTTCCGGAAAGCCCGGAGAACGCGCCGGTCTTCATGTTCATCCCCGGCGGGGCCTGGACCATTGGCGACCGCCGCGGCCAGGGCTACGCCATCATGTCCCACCTCGTCCAGCAGGGCTGGATCTGCGTGGCGATCGACTACCGCACCGCCCCCAAGAACCATTGGCCGGCCCCTTTCGAAGATGTGTCCGCCGCTTTCCACTGGGTGAGGGCCAACATCCACCAATACGGTGGGGGAGACTTCCTGGCCGTCGGCGGGGCCTCGGCCGGAGGTCACATGGCCTCACTTCTCGGATTGACTGACTGGTCCTTCTCTAAACCTGATGCAGTGGTTTCTTTGTACGGGGTTTACGACTGGACCTCGAAGAGCCTGGATCACTGGCTGATCAACCGTTACGTCCAGCACGTGGTGGTGGGCCGGCGCGACCACGACACCCTCCGGATCTCCTCGCCGATCCACCAGATCCACCGCGACGCCCCGCCCTTCCTCATCATCCAGGGCGACTGCGATCTGGTTACCCCACAAAGCGGGGCGAAGAAGTTCTTCAAGAAGCTGAAGGAAACCTCTCTCAACCACGCGGTGTATCACCGGGTGCCGGGCGGTATTCACGGCTTCGACCTTCTCCAGGGGTGGCAGACCGATAGGGCCATCGACGCGATCGACGACTTTCTCACCACAGCTCGTATTCCCGGTCTTTTGGAGGCGTCATGACCGACAGCACCATGCTCCGCGAAGCGGCCATCAAGAAGCTGATGGACATTCAGGAGGCGTGTCGCGCCGAACTCTTGCAGCACCCGATGCGGGCGTACCGCGGTATCAGCCTCGCCAACGAAATCCTCGACATCATCAAGGGGGAGTGATGACTACCCAGGCGATCATCTTCTTCTCTTCCGTGGCAATGGTTCCGGCCCTCGCCTTCGTTATCGGTGGCGCGCAGGCCTGGGCTGAGCGGTGGTCTTATCGACGGGACTTCTGGCGATGAGGACCTGCACAATTCCGGGGTGCGAGAAGAAGCACCACGCTCGCGGCTTCTGCGTCGTGCACTACGGCCGCTGGACCCGCAGCTCCGACGAGCCCCGCGGCAACTACCGCCGCAGCCACCGGTCGGATTGCAAGCTGGAATGGTGCAACGGGCGGTTCTACGCCAAGGATCTCTGCCGGTTCCATCACCAGCGTCTCCTCCGCGGCAAGGCCATGGACGACCCGCGCGGCAACGTCGGGATCTTCGATTGGGCGGCGTGCGGGACGCCGGCGCAATACAGGAAGCACTTCCGGCACGGCATCCCCTTGTGCGACGCATGCCGGAAAGCTGAGAGTCGACGTCAGAAGGACCGCCGCGAGAAGGCAAAGCGATGAAAGATTCTTCCGAACCTTTACGGGGATCTGATCATCCCAATGCTAAAGTTGACCTTGAGCAAATCCTCGGAAACTGGAGGCCAGCGTGTGGATTGCGGGAGGACATGCCAGCGCTTTCGGTGTGTGGGAATCCCGCCACGCATGTACTCAACTTTCATGGCGGACATTTTGTTCATCTGACTTGCATCCCCTGCTACCTCCTCTACATGGAGGCAATCCGTCAGTGGATTGAAACATCCCCCAAGGTGGAATGCACCGCCTGCGGAGAAGGCGTAGATGCACTCGTTCATCTCAAGCTAACTCCGCTCTAAGAAACTTCCCCGGCCAAGAGCCGGCGGGCAAAACTTAAAAGCTTCAACCGGCGGAATGCCAGCTCCCTCCCAAGTAGACGGGGGTGACGATTCCATCAGCCTTTAGGTGCCGTACGAAGCGTTATATGTGTGACGGGTTAAGTGCTACAGGGGCCTGAAAAGGCCGCCCGCGGGGACATAGAAACCTCGCCGTTAGCCGCAAGGCGCGTAGACCCACCTCGGTGGAGGATTAAGCTTACCCAAATCTTTTTGCAGAGAAATCTGCAGCGCACGGCCGGAATGGTTCGGCACGAATTCGTCAAGGTTCAAATCCTTGCGTGCGCACCAGTCGCGGGGAGTCGAGCCGGCTTGTTCTAGCCGAGTGTCGGTTCCTCCCCGCGATTTTTTGTACCCAAAATCAGGGAGGTTCGCCCATGCTCGGACGTTTCACTGAAGATCAGCAAGTTCTGCTCGCCTGCTACTGGGCGCTCTCCGACGCCCACCCGCCTCACAAGGGCGAGCTGCGAAAGATGTTCCGCAGCAAGGTGGATACCTCAACCGCGGAGCACGCGGTGATCTCCGCCCGCCGCGCCGAGGACTTCCACATCGGCATCGCCGGTGCCCTCACCGAACTCTCCAAGGCCACTCAGAAATACCCCCGCTACGCCTTCGACCGTTTCCGTCGGGGGACGGGCGTTCCCAACCATCGCAAGGTGCGGGTCCGTGACAACTGACCAGGCGGCGAAGATCCTTTATCTCGCCTATCACAAAGACCGCTACGCCCCGCATTGGGAATCCGCCCCGGACCAGTCGCGGTGGCGACAGACTGCCGCAGCACTCCTCCGGGAGATGAAATGATCTTCGTTGAGATCGAATGCGACAACCCGAGCTGCCCCAACGGCAGTGAGTATGTTGACGTCTACCTCGACGCGTGGCGCCGGGGCGCGCCCGTAAACACCTACCTCCCCGAGGGATGGCGTGTGGCGAACGCGGTGGAGCGCCCTGATTGCGCGGGGATCGAAGAGTGAACGCGGCCGAGATAATGCAGCGCCGGATCGACCTCTATGAACACCTGACCGATATCGATCAAGCATTGCGGCTACTGGTCGGCGGGCCCATGACCCCAGGGGCTGAAGAAACGGCATTCGAACTCCTTGAGGAGAGGGACATGGTGTGCCACCTCATGCGAGAGGTCGGCTACGAACCTTGGGATTCCCCTTTCTCCGAAGATGAAACGAAGGTCTTATGAACTACGAATACGAACTGGTGATCGCCAAGAACGCCGCAAGGGAAACTGAGGCGTTGATCCGCAACGCCCTCGAATACCTGGCGGAGGCCCGCTCCACGGTGATCGATCACCTCTCCGCCCCCAATGACATCTACGCCCGGCTGACCATTGTTCAGGACCTCGGCCTGGTGGAAGACAATCTCCGAAAGGCTCTGAATTGAAGACCCTGAAAACCTTCGCTATTGCCGGCGCGGTTGCCACCGCATTCACCGCGGTCGGCCTTGTTACGGCACGCCCCGCCGAGGCGGTCCCCGGCCAGTGTGGGGGCGCGATCGTGTTCGGCAGCGGCGGGTGCTAACCGAGCGCTGGATGCCGATTCCGGGCCTTCCGGGGTATGAGGCCAGCTCGCTCGGCCGTGTCAGGTCCCTGCCCAGGCGGATTACGCAGATCAGGTATGGCAAGTCGCATGCCATTACAGCGAAGGGGCGGGTGCTGAAGCCCCGGATGATCAACGGATATCTTGTGGTTCAGCCCCGCAGACCCGACCATTCCATTTGGTCGGCGGGGGTTCACCGCCTGGTGCTCATGGCCTTTAGCGGGGTCCATCACCCGACGCTGGACTGCCGCCACCTAAATGGCGACCGGATGGATAACCGCCCAGAGAATCTTGAATGGGGCACCCGGCTAGACAATCTAGAGGATCAGAAGCTGCATGGCACCCACCCCTCTCAGCGCCTGGTGACTCATTGCCCCGCGGGCCATGAGTACACTTCCGAAAACACCGCACGGCGCAAATCGGATGGGTCACGGCGCTGTAGGCAATGCGATCGAGAGTATGCGCGCGAATACCAACGAAGGAAGCGCCGAACCAGGGGCGGATTGAGGCAAGAATGACCGTCTACAACCTCTCGTACGACCGCAAAGACGTCCGCTACGAGGTCCACTACGGGGATAAAACCGAGGTGTTCACCTCCCCGTACATCATTCAACTGTGGTCGTGGCTCGGGAATGTCATGGAGCCGGGCGACACCCTTCACTGGCTCTCCGGAGGAGATGATTGATGAGCGCTACCAGAGAATACCTCCGGGACTTCTGCAAATGCTGGACCTGGTGGGCGACCCTCACACTGCTGATGGCGTTGAGTTGTGCGGTCGATCTGGCGATCAACCCAAGTAAGGACGCGCTCGCCTTCACGCTGATGTGGGCGGCGTTGACGATCGTCGAGCTCAACCGTAAGGCCGACAAGATCTATATCGAACTCCTCGAATCCCAGATCGAGGAGCTGGTGGCTGAGCAATGACCGGCCTCGACGCCCCGAACTTCCAGAAAGCGAAAGTGAATGAAGAAACTCATTACCGCGGCGGTGGCCGCTGCCGCCATTATCGGCCTATCCGCTTGCTCCTCTGATGCCGACGTCGCCTCGGAGAACCTTTCCAAGGCGGCCGACAACTTCCAGGTCCCCCGTCGGATCGTGTTCTTCAACGGCATCACCGACAAGTACCTGCTGGAGATCCAGGGCTTCTGCTCGATCAATGCCGATACGGGCTCAAAGAAACTTGACGTGACCTGCAAGGTCAATGACGGCTACAAGAAGCATTTCCTGGGCCTGTCGGACAACGTGTCGTATTTCGTGGAGCAGATCAACGGCGCGAATGTCAGCACCGACTTCTACCAGGTAAATTTCAAGCCAGCGTCCATCCTGCCGGATGTAGAGTTACGGTGATCGACCGCCCCGTCCCGCAAATGGTCGTGGTAGACCACGGCACCGAAGCCGGCATCGACTGGGCCACCTGCGAAGCCCCGCTCTACGGGGCTATCAACGGATACGTCCGCATCCCGGAGGGCCACCCGTGGCACGGCCTGAATTATGAAGAGATCTACGTCGAGGCGCCCGGCGGATTGACCTACTCCGAGAACGGCTGGATCGGCTTTGACACCCTGCACCTCGGGGATTACTGGCCGGGGATGCGGCAGGCGGGGTACGGCCCGCCGAGCTTCCACGACATGGAATGGGATGCAGGAATGGTTGCCGAGGAGGCGCGCCTGTTGGCTCAGCGCGTCGCCGAGGCCGCAAGCTAGGCGCCGGGCGACCCCGGCGTTGCCCCGAGGAGTTCCCGAGCGTAAAAGTCGGGCCGGGGAACGGGACGCCCGTAGCGGGGCGACACTAGCAGTGAGGTAACAGCCCGTATAAAGCCCTCACTCAGCCCGTCGTAGGGGTCGCTACATCCCTGGTGAAACATTTGTCCCGCGTCGCCGCGACTTGGCGCGGGGCCCTTAAAGACCCACCGGAGTGGGTGCCGGTTTGAGGTCCGGAGATAAACAAAACCTCACCCCCAATTCCCCCAAGCCGCAGGATTGCGCAAACCCCAAGGATAAACGATTACCGTAAAGGTAACTCTCGGGGCAACAATTCCAGTTGTCCAGTACGGAAATCTCCAGCCCCAAGTCGAGGCAGAGGCCGAGACGCATGAAGAGGCCTTGGAGCTGGCTCTGGCGCAAATCAAGGCGCTGTGGGACCGCACCTCGCCCAAGCCCCTGGATATCGACAGGGGCCAGCCTCAGCAGGTGCCGGTCAAGCCCACGGGCGTCATCAAAAAGTGTCGAGTGTCCGGGGCTGAGGTCATTTTCGACCCGGTCGCTCACACTTATCACGACAAGCAGGGTCGCAAGTACCGCGGCGGTTCCAGTTTCGCCGCCGAGTACAAAAGCCCCTTCGAGGCGGACATTATCTCCGGGAAGATGGCGGCCAAGCACGGCGTTCCCCAGGAAGACATCCTGGCGATGTGGAAGCTCAACTCGGAAGCCTCCACGACGTTCGGGACATCCCTCCACGCGGCGTTGGAACTCTACGGCCGATACCTGGAGCTGTCCAAGATCCTCAAGGACGGTACTGACGAATCCTGCCTAACGAAGAACCCGGTGCTGCGGCCGATCGTCCAGAAGTTTTTCACCGAGGAGCGCATCGCGGAGAAGGCCTACTACGAGGAATTCGTGGCCGACCCCGACACACTCTCTTGTGGATTGATCGACCGGCTGGTCGTCGACGACGATGGCCTGTGGGTAGAGGACTACAAAAGTAACGCGTCGGTAACGGACAAAAAAGAGACGTACCTAGCTCCGTTTAAGGATCTCGTCGAGCCTAATGCGCTCGGCGGCTACGTCATACAGCTTAGCTACTACGCCGCGATCCTCAAGAAATACGGCCGCAACGTCAAGGGCCTCCGCATCCATCACTGGGATGGCGAGGACTGGACTACTTATGAGCGGGAAATGATCGACATTTCCGGGGAACTTAAGTCCATCAAGGAGAACTAATGAGCGAACTCGGGCAGAAACTCATCAATGAGATTCGCATGGTCGCCGCGGGCAATCCCGACTACGTTTACGAATACGAGGAGGGGGGCCTCTGCCGATACATCATGAATGGGCAGCCGTCCTGCTTGGTGGGCCACGGTCTCCATCGGCTCGGATTGATCGATGCCGCGCTGGAGCCGCACGATTACAACTACTCCTGCTTCGAAGACCTGGAGGAGCGCCTCGACCTCGGCCTTGACTCCGACGAAGTCCACTGGGTCGAGCGAGTCCAGATAGCCCAGGACGGTGGTCGGACTTGGGGTGAAGCGGTGGGCATCTCATGACGGCGCCCATCTTCTCCCCGGTCGAGCTCAGCCTCTCGGAATTCGAGTTCACCGTCCCTTGCGGGATCGAGGGCTGCGACCACGACGCCGATTGGATGAGCTGGGGGGACCACTCAGCTTTCGGCTGCCCAGGGTATGGCCCGGTATGTGAATGGCACCGCCGCCTCACCTTGCGCTACGTCGAAGGCATCGAGGGACAGGTCGGGCCCTGCAGCCGCTGTAAGCAGCCCCGAGTAATCGGGCCGGATGAATTTAGGTTTATCGAACTGTGAGCCTTTCTCGACCCTCGACACCGCGTAGAGAACCCGAGAAGCCAGCCGAAAAGGTGGACCTCAGCCCGCCGACCGCCGCCGACGACCTCCTGCCCGTAACGGTGGAACGTCGCATTCAGGAGTTGGTCGGGGCACTCGACAAGGCACTCGAAGGCTGGCGCACCCTCTTCGGGGAGTACAAGCGGGCCGAGCGCGAGTACGACGCGGCCTACGCCATGGCGAAGATCAACGTCGATAAGGACGTGCCGTACAACGACCGCGGTCAACACGCCCAGCTCGCAGTGATGGAGCAGCGCGAGGCCAAGGATATTGCCGAAGAGGCCTTGAAATACGCCGAACATCGGCTGGACGCCATCAAAAAGGCTTTGTCCGCTTGGCAGTCGCTGAACAGGTCGGTTCAAACGGCCTACCTCAACGCTCGATAGGGGAACGATGACTTTAACGCACGTTGACCTGTTTGCGGGCATTGGCGGCTTCTCGCTCACGCTTCAGCGGGCGGGCGCAAAAACCGTCGCCAATGTCGAGATCGACAAGAATTGCCGCCAGATTCTCGCGCGGCACTACCCCGATGCTGTCCAGTTTGACGACATCAAGAATGTGAGCGGCGATGACCTTCGATCAGTTGGATTTGTTCCCGAGCGCGGAATCCTCACCGGCGGATTCCCCTGTCAGGACATCTCCGCCGCTGGGAGGGGTGCCGGACTCGCTGGCGAGCGATCTGGCCTCTTCTGGGAAATCGTTCGACTTCTTAATGAGCTTCATCCAAAGTGGTTCATCCTCGAGAACGTCCCCCGCCTCCTGTCAATACATGGAGGACGGGACATGGGAACCGTCGTCGGGGCGTTGGCAGGTAGCGGGTATGGCCTCGCCTGGCGAGTGCTGGACGCTCAGTTTACCGGAGTCCCCCAACGACGTCGTCGAATCTTCATTGTCGGACATCTTGGAGACTCCGGGCGAGCATCTGCGGAAATACTTTTTGAGCGCCAAGGCGTGTCAGGGGATTCTGCGGAGGACCGCGAAGCGGGGGCGGAAGCTGCCGGAGCCACTAGAGCAAGCGCTGAGAACGATCGCGGGCGAATGACGGTCTCCACCCTACAAGGGGGGGGCAAGCGCGGCTATCGGATAGACGCAGAGGCAGCAGCGGGCGGCCACTTGCAGATCCAGTCGCCGCTTTGACAGCCAATGGTGTCGGAACTTGCGGCGCGGATGACAACCAAGCACAGGCGGGACACCTCGTTGTTGATATATCCGGTAGCCCTTCGGGGCCGTAAAGATGGAGCCGAATTGGAATGGGACGAGGCCGGGCGCCCGGCCTATGCGATCAGGACCGGTTCGGGCGGATCGAGCAAGCCAATGGTCTGCGTTACCGGCAGTAGGGCCCACGCCTTGGCGTCTGAAGGTGCGGACGCTTCGGAGGATGGCACAGAAAGAGGTACGCCAATCGTTACGGCATTTCATGAGAATTCCAGGGCCGAGCTCCGACTCACCGATGTTGCGGGGAACCTGTCCACTGGGGGCGGGAAGCCGGGGCAGGGTTATGCGGCCATCATGGATCAGTATGGAGTCCGCCGACTCACCCCGCTTGAGTGCGAGCGGCTTCAGGGATACCCCGATGGATACACCGATAGGCAAAGCGACGCTCAGCGATATAGGCAGCTCGGAAATTCCGTTGCGATTCCATGTGTTCAGTGGATCGTCAACAGGCTTGTGGCGTTTGACCAGAAGGAATCGGAATAAGCGAGAAGTGGTGCCGTCAGGTTGTCCAGGATCGGGCCGACGGCCTGTGTGAGCGCTGCGGCCGAGGCGGGGGCACCACTCTTCACCACCGGAGAAACCGCAGTCAAATGCCCAAGTCACGCCATTGGGAGCCGGCGAATTGTTCGATGCTCTGTGGCGACGGCGTGCGTGGATGTCACGGCTGGGTCACCGCTAATCCCAAGTCTGCGGCCGAAGAAGGCTGGCACGTCAAGCCCTGGGAGGAGCCCGAGGAAATCCCGGTGAAGCGCCTCGGCGAATGGGTCCTCTTGGGCCAGGACGGCTCGATCAACAAACCATAGGAGAAGCGATGACCGCTCCAGCGACCATCTCCGTAACCGAGATGGAAGAGATGTTCTCGTGGGAGATCCCCTGTGGGGGGAATCGATTCCCCTTCGCCCGGGAGTGCCCGGAGCAGGCCGCTGCCACCCTGGTGAACTCCCACTCCATCGAGTGCGAGGGCGACAAGCCGGTTTTCTATAAGTGCGACTTCTGCTATTCGATCTGGCTGCGCGGCCACCGAGACAAGAAGGTTACCGCGATCACCTGCCTCTGCGGACTTGTAATCCCCTTGGAAGACCTTTACGTGAGGATCTGATGCACAAGCAAACCACCCTCACGCACTGGTCGGGTGAGATCGAAGTCGACGAGGGTATCGCCGGCCTCATTCAGAAACTCTGGGTTCGCGGGGTTCTGACCGAATTCTCCTGTCAAGGCCACGGGGATAGCCCCGCCTACATCATGTTCACCGACCTGGATGAGGCGATTGAATTCGCCACCGAATCGGTGGAGGCCACGGGGATGTACGAGTTCGACATCGCCGTCTTCCCACCGTCGAGAAATGACTATCCCCGCGGGCGGGTGACATTCCCCACGGACTATATCGAAGCATTGGAGCAGGTTTGGTGAGCGACGCCCTGGGTGATCGAATCAAGCGCACGCCCGGCGGAGCGCTGGCGACATGCCAGGTTAGTGGTTGCTCGGTTTCCGGGCGCCAATGGAAGCATGACACCGGCCTGACATTAGATCAGGTCCGTCAATAGATTGAGGTTTGACATGTACGGCAGCTATGAGAACTTCGGCCTCACCGAGGTCGTCGAGGCGTCCACCTATCGGGAGTACTACGACTGGCGTTGCCTCGGCGTCTGGTGGCATGAAGAAACCCAGTCCTATCGCGTCTCCACCGACGGGGGTTGCTCCTGCTCCTCCCCGTGGGAGTATCACCGGGCGCTGGACGACTTCGGCCGCCCCCTGACCTTCGCTGAGGCCCGCAAGGCCATTCAGGATGAGTACTTCGACGCGAATTGCTTCGACGATAAGCTGCGCGCCATCGACAAGCTCACTGAATTCGAGCAGGCCCGGTGAGACTTGAGGCGACCATTGACCTCGGGGGCGACTCCGACTGCGAAACCTGCGGATATTCGTACAACCACATCGCCTACACCTATGACACGGTGACGGGCCTCCACACGGCTGGTGCACAGTACGGCTGCACGGGGTCCGATGGTGTCAGCAATGTCGACGGGCGCGAGATGGTGAAATTCCTCGCCGCGCACCTCAACAACGAGGGTCGCGCCGAGGTCCAGGAGCTTATTGAATGGGTGAAGTCTCAATGAACCTTCAGCCCGGATCTCAAATCATCTACAAGCGCGGCAATGACGAGTGGTCGGCAGTTGTCGACAGCGTTGAATACACCTCGTCAACCCCTGCCGTCTACGCGGAGTTGACGAGGCGGCAGAAGATCCTGCGCGCGCTCACCCCCAAGCGCTGGCGCAAGCCCATTCCGATCGTTCGGGAGGCCCGGGGGCCGGAGATCCGAATCAACACCGTGGACATGTGGCATCAGCGGCGGCGCGATGAGCGTCTAGCCGAATGGCTGGACGCGCCCCCGGCGCCCGATGAATAGGAATTGATATGGCCACAAAGCTGTGGGCAATGAGGGGCTTTAGCGGAAGCGGGAAGAGCCGCCGGGCCCGGGAAATCGCCGACCAGAACGACGCCGTCGTCGTCAACCGAGACATGCTCCGCATGCAACTCCTCGGCGAATGGTGGACGGGAGATAAAGAAGATGAGGATCGCGTTACCATTGCCGAGGAGGCGCAAGTTGTCGCTTTCCTCAAGTCCGAGACCTCGGTCGTTATCGACAATACGCACATCAACCCTGCTTATCTCCGTAAGTGGGCGCGCCTTGCGACGCGTCTGGGTGTTGAGTTTGAGGTAGTCGACGTCCACGCCGACGTGGATGAGTGCAAGCGCCGCGTCTACCAGCGCTGGGAAAACGAGATGGGCACACCCCTCGCCCGGTATCTGGACCCCAAGGTGATTGAGCAACAGGCCAAGCGCTTCCCGGTGGAGAAGTGGCCGGTGGTGACCGCAGAGCCGTTCATTCCGGAGCCCGCGGAATACGACGGCACCCTTTTTAAAGCTATCTTGGTGGACATCGACGGCACCGTTTCCAGGAACGTCAGTCGGTCGCACTACGACTACACGAAAGTCCTCGAGGACGAGGTTCACGAGGAGATCGCCTGGTTGGTGAGGGTGCTGTTCCAGCTTCGGTACTTCACCCACGGCCAGGAAGAGCCCGAGATCATCTTCATGTCGGGCCGCGATCACACCTGTTACGACGACACGGTTGCATGGCTGAATCAGCATGACATCCCGTTCGATCGTCTGATCATGCGCCCGGCCGACGCCAAGGATGAGTGCGGAAATAAGCTCCCCGATTACCTAGTCAAGTACCGGCTTTTCAATGAGCATATCCGGGACAAATTCGACGTTCTTTTCGTGCTGGATGACCGCCAGCAGGTTGTGGACATGTGGCGAAAACTCGGACTGAAATGCCTTCAGGTAGCCCCGGGGGATTTCTAAATGGAATTTCTCAGAATGTGGTTAATGCTGGTGATCATTTTCTTCTTATCGGTTATCGCCGCAAAGCTTGATCAGATCATCGAACTTCTTTCAAGGTAGGCCATTGAGCGACGCTGCAAAAGGCAACCCCGGATACCGAAGCCGGGATCGCCAACACAAGCGCAAACCGTGTGTCGATTGCGTAGCGGAGGGGATAACCACCAATCGTCCCGCCGATTATCCTGGGCCGCGCTGCTGGAGTCACGACAAGGCGAAGAAGCGTGAGCGTAAGGCTAAGGCCAGAGCGCGGCGCTGGGATAGCATCTACGGGATAACCCCTGATGAATACGCCGCAATTCTAGAAGAGCAGGGTGGGCGTTGCGCCCTATGCCAGAGGGCCAATGGGACCACGAAGGCATTAGCAGTTGAACATGACCATAAAACCGGCGTGGTGAGGGGCATTTGCTGCGGCCCCTGCAACCTCGGCGTGCTTGGCCATGCTCGCGACGATATCGCGTTCTTCGAGCGCGCGATCGACTACCTGAATTCCCCGCCGGCGGTTCGCGCCATCGGGATCAGGGTTGTCCCTGACCATATCGAGGAGTAATTCATGACCACAACCCCCTGCTTCGGGAAATCGGACATCTTCTGCGATGAAAACGAGAACGGCGGGAAGGGCGCCGCGGAGGCCAAGAAGATCTGCTGGTCCCAATGCAACCGCCGAGAGAAGTGCCTCGAGGAGGCGTTGAGGTTCGAGGAGCATGAGCCGGTGCGCCTCGGGGTGTGGGGCGGCCTCAGCGCCAATGAACGAAACAAGATCTACGGCCGAAAGTCTTCATGAGTCAGTGCGCTGCATCTCCGAATTGTTCCAAGACTCCATCGAAGTTTAAGCGGGGCATGTGCGGCGCCCACCATCGAGCTTATCTGCGGCGCGCCAGGGACGAGGGGGTGTGGCGGGGGCATGTGCCCGCTGGGCCAGTCCAGGAGCATCTAAAAGCCCTGGCCGATGCCGGGGTGAGCGCTCAACGCGTCTCGTGGGTTACGGGGTTAAGCCTGAACACTCTCCTTCAGATTCCCGAGCGGGAGACTCTTTGGTCGACGACCGCCGACAAGATTCTTGCCGTCCGGGTGGATGGGAATTTCCGCGAGGGCGGCAGGGGCATGATCCCCGTTCTTGGGTCTCGGCGGCGGCTGCAGTCCCTGCACTCCCGCGGCTTCACGGTCGTCCACTTGGCCGAGCGCCTCGGCATGAGTATTACCGCTACGACCAGAATTTTGCGCCCTGATGATCCGCGCTCGGTGGACAGGGTGGAGTCGGGGACGGCGCGCAAGATCGACGCCCTGTGGCGCGAGCTGCAACTTGCTGCCCCGCCGCAGGGCGCGGCGTGCACCAAGGCTCGCAGGCGTGCGGCAAAGCTCGGCTGGCCGGACCCCCTGGCCTGGGAAGAGAACGAGATCGATGACCCGCGGGCCCGGCCCCGCATCGATCCCACCCTCCTCACCAAGGGGCGACTCGAGGAGTACAAGAGGCTCCGCGACGAGGGCCTCACCAAGAAGGAAATCGCCAAGCGGTTCGGCCTGAATGAATCCACTCTCTACGACTGGATCAACCGCCAGAAGAAAAAGGGAAACCTATGAGCATCTACTTCGAGATCCCCGAAGGGCAAATGATCGAAGGCGTATTCGAGGTGGGGCCCGGCGCCAACATCCGGGAATTAGCCCCCGGTAAGTATGCGATCCTCCCCGACCTCAACGCCCCCTCGGGGGGCTGGACCCCATTCAACGCCGACGGCGAGATTGACTCCGAACGCCTCGCGGCCGAGGGCTGGGCGGTCCTCGGAACTATGCAGGAGGAGTAATTGGACGACAGCGATCACCGCTGCCATTCCGGAGAATACTGCGTAGCCCTCACCCCCGATGGGGCGGCGCTCACCACCCGCATGGACACCCTGTGCCACGGATGCATCACGCGACTGCAAGAGCAGTACGACGAACTCCGGGTCATCAGGAAAGTCCTGGAGATGTTCAAGGGCGGACTGTGGGGGCAATCCGGCGAGGCCAAAGTCTCGTCCTCGTCGGAGCCCTCACCGCCGCTGAATGTCCACGCATTGGACGTCATCAACGAGGTCGAAGAAGTCCTCGAGGATGTCGGCTCACTGCCCGTGGCGGATTTGGTGAGACATGAGAACGGCGTCTCCCGATCGTTGCGCATCGGGAAAGCGTGGCGCCAGTCCGACGGCATCATCGGCATCTCCCGGGTGTGGAGCCGGCGCTTTGCCAACTGTCCGGAATGCGAGCAAAGAACCCTTGGGTGTTATGCGGGGAGTGAATCAATCGAATGCGCTTCTTGCAACATCCGACTGACCCGGGACGAGTATTCCGTCCTCTGCCTTCAATCCCTTAAATAAGGAGGGCCCGTGACGGATGTGGCCCAAATCCCCTTCAAATACGTCCAAGACCGGATCGTCGAACTCGCCAAAGAACAGCCCTGGCGGAAGTCCATCGGCGCGTACTTCATCTCCGGTCAACCCGAGTGCATCATCGGGCATGTCCTGGCCGATATCGGCATCGGCGCCGACGGCACCCGCCTGGTCAACCGGAAAGGTGTCCCCACGTTCTCGGTCGGCCACCTGGCGGACACCTTCGACTGGAACGAGCTCGGCGTCCAAACCCCCACCCGCCGACAGATCGGCTGGGTACAGGTCGTCCAGTCCCGCCAGGACTGCGGGGACACCTGGGGCGAAGCCGTAAAGAGAGCGGGAAAGCGATGAAGAAACTGTATCGCCGGGTCTCGGCATATCTCTGGTACCTCTACTGGCGAATCACCGGCCGGTAACTCCAACAAAAGAAGGAAATCAATGAGCCTTAGCAAGCCTCACACCAGCAACTCGCCCGTACGCCGGTGGTTCAAAATCAAGGGAACCAAGGGTGGCGGCATCACCTACTGGGATAAGTCCGCGGAAGCGGAGCGCGAGGTCGCCACCCCGTTCCATTTCGTGGTGCTCGACACCCTGAATGCCATCTCGGGGTTCCACAAGCCAAGCAACACCGGCATCCGCAGCAACGAGATCCGCGACACTCGCAACGAGCGTCTGGTGGTCCGCGCGGGTGCCACCGTGCTCGCCGAGGGCCTCTACAACGACATCAAGGACGTAATGAAGGGCAAGGGCGGCAAGTTCGCCAATAGCGTTTACATTGCGTTCAAGGATGGCGACGACCTGGCGATCGGCAACATCCTTCTCGCCGGCGCCGCCCTGTCCGAGTTCTTCGACTTCAAGAAGGGCAAGAATCTCGACAACGAGCCCGGTGTCGCCATTACCGGATTCGACGGGCCCCACCTTTCCGGGACGAACGAATACTGGAAACCCGTCTTCGGCTCCTGGACCCCGAGCGACCTGAACTCGGCCATCGCCCTCGACGAGACCCTTCAGGCGTACCTGGATGGCTCGGGTCAGCCGGAGGAGTCCGCGGCGGCCGACACCCCGTCGCAGGGGTCGTTCGGCGCTGCCGACGAGAGCCCCTGGGACGACACCCCGCCCTTCTGACAGTTTTGAGGAATCTCATTGCTTACTTACAGCCAATGCCAACAATGCAACGGGATTCTCCAGGTGACCTGGGTGGGTCAGCAGACCCATCCGGGTTGCCCACAAACCGAGGAAGAGTTGAAGCTTCGGGAATTCGTTGACGCCATTCAGCGGGGCGACGAGGCCGCGGCCGACAAACTCGAGGCGGAACTCAATAGGCCCAAGCCCGCGAAGCTGGGGCCCGCCGCCCTCTGGTACGCGAAGAGGGCGGGCTGGGCGGTCTTCCCACTCGTGCCAGGCGAGAAGCGGCCGGCCACCAAGAACGGCTTCAAGGATGCGACCCGCGACGAGGCTCAGATCCGGAAGTGGTGGACGGAGAACCCGAATTACAATATTGGCCTCCCGACCGGGAGGGCCGCGGGCTTCGACGTGGTAGATATCGACGGGCCCGAGGGGATGAAATCCCTAGCCGAGCTGGGCGAGGGCGTCCTGCCCGACGTGCATGGAAAAGTCGCAACCCCGAGGGGCTTCCACTTGTATGTGGCGGGGACCGACGACGGCAATCGTGCCGGCGTGCGCCCCGGTATCGACTATCGATCGACTGGCGGCTTTGTTGTCGCCGTCCCCTCGGTCGTAAACGGGAAGCAATATTCGTGGGTCGTGAGACCTTCGCCGGAGATCCTGAAGGGCGCGAAATGACCACCCGCTTCAGAACCTGGTGGCTGGGCCTCCCGTTCCCGCTCTGGACCCTCAGCGCGTGTAAGCCCTTCTCGCCTTGGTGCTTTGTCGAGGAGGTGCTCTCGGCCGCGTTCCCGCTCACCTTCGGGTGGTGCGATCCGGATAACGGGCTGTGGCACGAGACCTTTATGGGCGAGTGGATTCACGACAAGCACAACGCCGCCATTGAGAAGCATTACGACAAGAGGGATCGGTGACCGTCGAAGATATCGAAGACTCCGTCGGCGTATTCGTCGGTAGCGAGATCCTCGACTACGACGAAGAAAACGACGTCATCTACTACGTGATGTATTACCGCCCGATAGGGGATTGAAAATGAAAACGGTCATTAGCGAAATGATTAATTGGCCAGTGGCGGAGCCGGGCGACTTCGACACCATCGACCTCGATCAGCGCTTCTTCGTTATGGAGGATGAGGATGGCGACCGCTATTACGCCTTCGGCCACGTGTCAGAGCAGGAAATGTACGCCGAGGTTAATCGCTACCTACGTCACATGCTTCCGTCTGGCGATTTCGATGATGCCGAGTGGGGCGGTCTGCAGCATGTCTACGCGAAGTTTGTTGACCGCGATGGCGAGCGCTTCAGATGGGGTGCGGCACCCGAGGACCCACACGCCTTCCCGATGACGGTAGCGACACTCTGATGGCCGGAACAATCCAGATCGAATTTCCCGACTGCGGGGAAATCAACAGCAACGACACCGGCCAGCACATCGTGGTGCAGACCGATAATTGCGTGGCCGTGCCGCCGGGGCCTCCACCGGTCATCTCTTGGTGGGAAACCCTGATTATCGGCATTGTTGCATTGTCGGTGATCATCGGCGCCGCCATCGTCCGATACCGCGCCCACGAGCTGAAGCCGGAGCGTCTGGAGCAGAAGCGCCTCGCGCGCAAGCAGGAGATCGACGGACAGGTCGAGATAGCCAAGGCGCGCAAGGTGTGCCGCACCTGCGGCGACAAATACGAACCGGAGCTGAAGTGATGGAATCCGCAGAAGACATTCTCCGTGAACTCGCCCAACCCCTCGACCCCGACGCCCGGATGCAAGCCTACTACTACGGCTTTGAGCCCACGGGGCTGGCGGTGATCGACCGCATTCTCTCAGCAGTGGCTATCGCAGGGAAGCGATGCCATCGCACGGAGGACTGGAACGACCCGTGGGGTGACGAGATGACCGAAGAGGATCGAATTCAGATGGCGGCCGAGGAATCTGCCGAGCAGATCCGCAAACTCCTCGCCGTGGCGGAGTTGCTTCTCGTGGATCAAATGGAGCGGGAATGACATTTGGATGCGCGCGCTGCGACAAGCGCTGGGGCGGGATGAACACCGCCCACTGTGGCGGGTGCCATGAAACCTTCACCGGGCTGTCCGCTTTTGACAAGCACCGCATCGGCCCACACTCCGACCGGTCATGCCTCCACCCCGCCACAGCGGTGAATGAAATCCCCGACTCGGACGATTTCGGCGAGAAGTTGTTCAAGCGGTCCGGCCGCGATTACCCCTGCTGGTCCCTGGCGGGGGATATGCCCGAATTCTGGAGCAAGGCGTGAATACCATCCCGCCGCCGCGGCCACCCATCGAACCCGAATACGAGGATGTCGACTCATTCCCCGACCAAGCCCACGACTGGGGTGGCGAATGGGAAGAGGGTTACCACGGCGGATTCGTCTGCAACGCCTGCAAAGAATGTTCCGATTGCTCATGGTGCGATCAGGACGTCCCTGACGGTGTGGATTGCCTCCGGAATCAAGCCGATATGCGCAACCGGATAAAGCGCATCGCTTACAACAGGGCCCTTTTGCGCTACGAAGCCCAGATGGACTACTACCGCGAGATCACGGGGTCCGATTAATCGCTCGACTCAGGAGGGTTTCAAAATAGACGGATTCCTTTCCCGGATTGAGCCGAAGAAAGAACCCTCTCCACGCCCGTCCGGGCCCGTAACCCTACCCAATGACGCCTACACCAAAAAGGCTGTTGAAGATGAGTTGAGAGACCTTTCCCTCATAGGGGAGGGCGGACGCAATTCCGCCCTCAATAATGCTGCGCTGAAACTCGGACGCCTTCCTATTTCCAGGGAAGATCTCCGGAAGCTGCTGATCGACGCCTGCTACTCCAACGGCCTCGTTGACGACGACGGGCTCAACTCGGTCGAGGCCACCATCGAATCGGCCTTCAGCAAGGCCGACAGGGATGGACCGCGGATGATCCCTGAGCGCCCCGATAAACCTTCCCCGGTGTCGACACCTTCAGCGCCGGCGAAACCCTCGGAGAATTCGCCTGAGCCCGCAGATAACCCGTTCGGCGACTTCCCGCCGATCGATGCGGCCACGTGGATGTTTGATTCGGGCGAGCCGCCGAAGCCGATCTGGGGCACCGACTCGGAGTGTTTATGGGCATCGGGGGAGAGCCTAATGCTGGCCGCCCCGCCCGGGCTAGGCAAGTCAACCCTTGCCGGCCGACTGGTTAGGGCTCAGCTGGGGCTGCAGGACTCCGTCCTGGGGCTCCCCGTGGCTCCGTCAGACAAGCCGATCCTCTACCTTGCAGCCGACCGTCCGCGGCAGCTTCAGCGGTCGATGCTGAGGCAATTCAGCGAGGATGAGCGTTCCCTTATTTCTGGGAAATTGTTCATCCGCCCGGGGCCGCCCATCAACAACATTGCATCGGACCCGAGCCTTCTGCTGAGGATGGCGGAGGCGGTCGGGGCGGGCACCGTCTACATCGACTCCGTAAAGGACTTCGCGATAGGTCTGTCTAGCGACGAGGTCGGCGCGCTCTACAACCAGGCGCGCCAGTGGCTGGTGAGTGCAGGCATTGAAGTGTGTGAGTTGCATCACATGAAGAAATTCAATGTCGATAGCACTGGTGGCATGGGGGATGTCTACGGCTCCACCTGGATCACCAGCGGAACGGGTTCCGTCATCGTTCTCGCCGGCGAGCCTGGCGACTTGGCAATCAGATTTCGCCATGTTCGCCAACCCGCGGACGAGGTTGGTCCATTCCACCTGCTTCTCAATCCCGACACGGGCGACTTTGAGGTGCGGCGGTGTGATCTCCTGGTCTCCGCAAAGAATGCCGGAGCGGGTGGCCTATCAGCCGAGACCGCGGCGATGGACCTTTACGAAACGAAGAAGCCGCGCCCCGCGCAAAAGGCGGCGGCCGAGCGCCAGCTGGGAAAGATGGTCGCAAAGGGGCTACTGATCAAGATGGATTCCCCTCACGGGGGCCCCGTCTGGTACCCGGCTGAGAGGCGATTCGACGAGCAGCCCCCAGCAAAGATGAACGGAATGTTCTAGTGGAACCTGACGCTGAACTGTGGCGCGACATACCCGACTACGAAGGCCTTTATCAGGCCAGCAACCAGGGTCGCATCCGTTCCATCGACAGGGTCATTAAGCAGGCGTCGCCGCATGGCGGCATCATCGAACGCAGGATGCCAGGTAGGGTGCTCGCACCTTGGGCCCACTCGGCCGACGGGCGCCCGTGGGTGTCGCTCAGTTGCGGCGGCAAGGTCAAGAGGTTGGGCGTTCACGTCCTCGTTGCCCGTGCGTTCTGGGGCGTGGCGCCGTCCGACAAGCCCATGGCCCTCCACCGCAATGGCGATCCGTTCGACAATCGTCCAGAGAATCTCTACTGGGGCGATAACGCCGACAACATGAACGATGCGGTTCGGCATGGCACCCACGTGGCCACGCGGCGCACCGAATGCCCCTATGGCCATGCGCTGGCCGATCCGAATATCAAGTGGACCAGCGATAGGCGCGGTCGGGAGTGCAAGGCCTGCTGCAATGCGAACGGGTGGGCGCGAGCCCAGCGCAAAAAGGGGTTATCTCCCGCCGAGTCGGATAAGCGGGCGTACGCCGACCGGCGATACGCCGAGATTATGAACCACCAATGAACGGAATGTTCTGAAGTGAATAAAGTTGATATCCGCCTCGGCGACTGCCGGGGCGTCTTAGCGAGTTTTCCTGACGCCAGTGTCGATGCAATTCTCACAGACCCGCCCTACGAACTGGGATTCATGGGCAAGAAGTGGGACGGCTCGGGCATCGCCTTCGACGTCGAGATGTGGGAGCAATGCCTGCGGGTCCTCAAGCCCGGTGGGCACCTGCTCGCCTTCGGCGGCTCCCGCACCTGGCACCGGCTGACCGTGGCCATCGAGGACGCCGGGTTTGAGATCCGCGACTCGATCGCCTGGCTGTACGGCAGCGGGTTCCCGAAGTCGCTCGACGTGGCGAAGGCGATCGACAAGGCGGGGGGCGAGTCCCCGCAAAGGCAGGCTGAGGTCCTGCGAAATGCCAGAACTCGGGCGGGGCTATCGAGAGCCGAGGTGGCCGAGCGGATCGGGTGCACTCCCTCCTCGGTCAGGGACTGGGAGGAGGGGAGATCGCGGGCGGTCGGACGATCCCTCGAATGGATCACACCGTCTCCTGAGTATCGCGACAGGTTGGCAGATCTTCTCGGATACACATCCGACGAGCGACGTATCGCCGGGGCGTCTACCGACCGCCGGGGTGACGGGACGGTCATCGGCCTGGGGCACTCCGGGGTGAAATACGGCACCGACGCCTCAACGGAAGCTGCGAAGCAGTGGCAGGGATGGGGCACAGCGCTGAAACCATCGTTTGAGCCCATCGTGGTCGCGCGCAAGCCTCTCGTGGGCACGGTGGCGGCGAATGTCCTGGAGCACGGTACGGGGGCGTTGAACATCGACGCCTGCCGCATCGGCACGGCTCAAGGACGCTGGCCCACGAACGTTGTTCTCGATGGCACGCAGGCTGCCGAGCTCGACGCGCAGAGCGGCATTCAAAAGTCCGGGACGGCGGTTCAGCGCAACGGCGGTGGGCAGAAAATCTTCGGCGGCATCGCGGGCGGGGAGAACAGTGCGGGTGCCCGACCTGACGCCGGGTACAACGACGAGGGCGGCGCGTCTCGGTTCTTTCCGGTGTTCAAGTACCAGGCCAAGGCTCCCGCCAAGGAGCGCCCCAGCTACGTCAACGAAGACGGTGCCAAGGTCATGCACAGCACCGTGAAGCCCTTGACCCTGATGCGCTGGCTCGCTCGGCTCGTGTGCCCTCCCGGTGGGGTGATCCTTGATCCTTTCGCCGGGTCGGGAACCACGGTGGAGGCGTGTCTTCTCGAGGGTTTCGACTGTATCGCCATTGAAAGCGAAGCCGACTACATCCCGCTTATTGAGCAGCGGATTGAAAGGGTCGGCGCATAGGAGCCCCCATGGAGTCATGCTGGCATTGCAATAGGGACGTGCATGAGGCCCCGCTAACCGAGCGAGTGGCGAAAATGTACGACCGCCACTCTTTCGATCTGGAGTATTCGGCCAAGGAAGATGATTCCCCGATTATCTGCCTTGGGTCGGGTGCGATAGGCCCGGCGCGGCCGAGGACGTGGAGTAACTCCACATGGAAGACTGTCGGCTACGCCATGGCGGACCTTGCCGCAATCCAAGGAGCCTCGTACGTGTCCGGGGCGTATCTCTCGCAGTTCGCAAGCAGCCTCGAAAAGTTCGCCGCTGCCATAGGCGAGTGGTCGGTCAAGACTCAGGGCTCCTCAATCATCTACGAATGGAAACTTCTCGGCGCCACGCCCGAGGAGCCGAAAAAGTGCGAACTCCCCGACGATATCCCGGAGATCGAATTCGGCCCCAAGAACTGGGTGAAACCGGAGAGTTATCCGGTGCTGTATCCCATGGCATTGCCGATTGCAGGGTGGGAAGAAGAGATCCCCCTGCCGGAACTTCCCAAAACCGACTACAAGGAGCTTGGCGAGAAGCTGAGCAAGAAATTGACATGGAGTTTTAAATGAAAACCTCGGAATTTGTAGCGAGCGCGCGCGACGAGATCTACCAGGGCTGGACGAAGAACAGCTACCGCAATGATCAGGGCGTGTGCATCCTCGGCGCGCTCGACCGGGTGGCGCTGCACAACCTCCACCTCGATACGGAGGAGACGGTGAAGGCCCGCGCCAAGGCCGAGGCGGAAATCAAGAAGATGGCTGAGGAGCTTTTCCCCGACATCTGGAGTGGCGACATCCCGGCCCTCAATGACAACTGGAGCACCACCAAGGACGACGTCTTGAACCTTCTGGACAAGACGACGATCGGCCTGGAGGAGCGAGGGGAGTGATCCCCCGCATCGGCAGCCGCCGCTGGATAGCGTGGAAACTCGTCCAGCTGGCGGCGCGCATCTACGACGCCGAGTATTACGAGCGAATCTATGTCACAGACCCTGCGGGGCAAGAGGTAGCTGAGGTCGTCGTAATAGGCGATCCATACGGGTGCGGGATTTTTAGCACATCCGGCGGGCTACTTCCGGGTGGGGCGCGTGCGCTGCCCGACGGCTCCACCATCCATTGGGACGACGACTACCAACCGGACTGGTAAATGACCACCACCCAGCACAAGCACAACCTGAAACGCTGGATGATGCGGGCCCACGCCATCGAGGGAAAAGTCTTTTGCGGTGAGTGTGGAATAGAACTCACCCAGGAGACGGTGACAATAGGCCACTGGCCGGTCCCCGCCTACCTCGGTGGAACATGGACCCGCAACAACGTCCGGCCGGAATGCTTCGAATGCAATGTCCACGAGGGTGGGGCGATGTCCGCACTCCCCGCCAAACTGGTGTGGGAAATCGTCTACGAGCGGGCCACCGGGTTCGTCTATCTCGAAAAGATGAAGCGCTTGAGGTTGCAGCCCATCAAGGTTTCACCCAACTTCGGGAAAGTCCATCGCAAGGCGGTGCGCGCCGGCAAGAAGTGGGTGCATCACCCGCGCAACACCCCCAACCGCCCGCGGATGTGGCGGATATCCAACTTTGGAGAAAGCCATGAGCAAGAAAAAGCTGAAAGTCACCCTGTACTCAGCTGACATGGGAATCCGGTCGGCAATCCGCACCGCATTCGAGGGTGCCGGGTACGCCGTCAAGGAGGTGACCGACTCCTCCAGGCCTCCCCGGGTGGATATCGACGAGGAGCAGCAGCCGGGCACGATCAGCCGCCTCCGCCTGCCCGATCGCGTAGACGCCGTGGTCACCAAGACCGGGCTGAACTCCCGGGTTGAGGGCTTGGCGGCCTCGTTGGCGCTGAAGCAGGGCCGAAACGATGTCTACTGCTACGTGATTCCCGATGCGCTGGACGCGCTGCGAGCCAAGCTCGATCGCATGGGCGAATTAGTCCTCGTGGGCGGCGACCAAGCAAAGTGACCACCCTCCTCTGGGTATATCTATCCTTCGGAATCATCTCAGGCGTCCTTGTGGGGGGCGCCTATCTTCTTGAGCACCCCAATAAAGAGGGCGCGCTCGAGTCTTTAGCCATTGCCCTGGTCACCATCGCCACTTGGCCATGGGTCGCCTGGATCGCCATCGGCGATCTTCTCAATCTTCGATAACGGAGAAAGCCTTGAAATTCGATCCGCCCGCCAACAGCAACTACGCCTGCACGGTTGTGAAGATCCCCGCGACCATTACCCTGTCGGGGTTGGACAATTTGGTTGGGGTTCCAGTTTTGGGCCACCAGGCGCTCACCCAGAAGGATAAACAGGCCGGCGAGTTGGCCTTGGCGTTCACTGCCGAGACGCAGCTGTCCGAGGAGTACGCCGCGTACAACAATCTGTTCCGCGACTCCTCCCTGAACCGCGACCAGGCCGAGAAGGGTTATCTTGAGGCCAATCGCCGGATCAGAGCCCTCAAGCTCCGCGGCCACCGCAGCGACGCCCTCCTGATGCCCCTGGAGTCCATCGCCTACACGGGCGTGGATGTCTCCCAGCTGCAAGAGGGCGACGTGTTCGACGCCGTCAACGGCCACGAGATCTGCCGTAAATACACCCTTCCAGTGAAGCGGCAGCCGCAGGCCAAGTCCAAGGTGGAGAAGGCGTTCAAGAGGGTTGACACCAAGCTTTTCCCCGAGCATATCAGCACAGATCAGTTCCACCGCAATCAGCACCTGTTGCGCCCGGGCCGGGAAATCGTGATCACCCAGAAGCTCCACGGGACCAGCATTCGCGTCGGCCGGGTCCCCTGCCTGCGCCAGAAGGGCCGCCTGGAGCGATTCCTGAATCGCTGGCTCCCGACGCCGGATTACACCTACGACGCCGTGTTCGGCTCCCGCAAGGTGATCAAGGACGTCAACAACCCGAACCAGAATCACTACTACCAGTCGGACATCTGGACGGACTACGGCAAGAAGATCGCCGACCTCATCCCGGAGGGGTATATCGTCTACGGGGAGCTCATAGGGTGGACTCCCGTCAAGGACGGTATGCAGTTCGACACCTCGCCAATTCAGAAGAATTACACCTACAACCTTCCCGAGGGCCAGGCGGAACTCTACGTCTACCGGGTGGCCACCATCAACACCCAGGGAACCCTTGCGGATCTTCCTTGGGACGCGGTGAAGGAATTCTGCCTCGCCCGGGGGCTGAAGTGGACCCCGGAGATGGGTCGCGTCTCCTTCGGCCCGCAAACGCTCTGGTCGGCCGAAGACATTGAGCAATATGTCAACGAATTGATGGATATGCGTTACGCGGACTACTACGACGAGGTCGTCGCCAAGGACGAGGAATTAGCGGCCATTTTTGAGCGTCCCATTCCATTGTCCGATAAGAAGACGGTGGACGAGGGCGTGGTGCTGCGCCAAGAGGGCATCGTCCCCGTTTTGCTAAAGGCTAAGGCGCCGGCGTTCCTTCTTCACGAAACGAAGCTCCTCGACGCCGAAGAGCAAGACATCGAATCCGCCGCATAAGGAGTTTTGATTGAACGACTGGGACGAGGCCCGCAGAAAGAGCCTGGAACTCCAAAAGCTGGAACTCGATGTCGAGAACGCCAAGTTGGATCTCCGTCGGCTCGCCGCGGAGGCGGAGGAGAAAGAGCACCAGGCGGCGCTGGCCGCCATCAGGCTGCGGGAGGCCGAGGCGGAAGAGGTTGAGCGGGATTCCTCGGATGCCGCCAACTACACCTATCGGTTTGCCGACGAGGTGGATGACGACTCGATCTTCGCTTTGATGGACACGGTGAACGCCTGGCACCGCCAGGACCCGGAGTCGAAGTGGAATTTGATCGTTGACTCCCCGGGTGGATACTGTAATTCGGGCTTTCACGCCATCGACCAGCTGATCGAGTATTCGGCGTGGGGCGGCGGCTCCCACTACATCACCATGACGGTAAGGGGCATGGCCGCCTCTATGGGCGGAATCATTCTCCAGGCGGCGGACGAGCGGGTCATGGGAAGAAACGCTCAGATTCTTATCCATCCCATCTCATCGGGGCTATACGGCGGCAGGGGCGAACTCCATGACTACATGGGTCGCATTGAGATGCTCACCGCGCAGGCCGAGAAACTCTTCAAGCACCGCGCGGGGAAGAAGCTTCCCAGGAAGAAACTTAAAAACGCGCTTATGTATAAGAACTGGTGGATCGGTGCTGAAGAGGCGCTGGAGTACGCCCTTGTAGACAGGATTGGATAATGAGTCGTCAAATAATCGTGGTGGACACGGAGACCGGGGGGCTCGGTCCCAACGCTCCGGTGTTGGAGATCGCAGCGGTCAATGTCGAGACCGGGGAGGAATTTCGTGTCGTCCCGTTTGTTACGGCGGCGCAACTCTCCTCCTGCGAGCCCGAGGCGCTCGCCATCAATCGATTCTATGAGCGCCGGGTGTTCGCGGACATGCTAGAGGACGCCGAGGGGAACAAGAACGCTTTCGACTGGCTGCGCAGCATGCTTGACGGAAATGTGTTCGCAGGCTCAAACCCGGCATTTGACGCGCCGCTAATCGCCAAACTGTTGAACGGCGAGCCGTGGCATCATCGCAAACTTGCGCTGGAATCGTATGCGGCAGGCGTGCTGGGCCTGCCCCTCGACGAGCTCCCGGGCCTCAACAAGGTCTGCGAAATCCTCGGGGTAGAGAATGAAGACCCCCATTCCGCACTGGGGGACGCGCGGGCCACGGCCGAGTGTTTCCGGATTCTGCGGGGCATGGCCGAGCAGAATCGGGCGCGATGACCGATTATCGCATGGGGCTCTCCATCGTCCCGATAGCCGACGACCTTGGCAACACGTACGACGGACTCTTTGTGAAGGGGGATCTGTTCGGGGTTGTCAGGAATTTCCGGCCAAATTACGAGAAATATGAACCTTGGAGCGTCCTGTATGGGTACGAGGGTTCGGAGTACTCCTACTACCGCCCCATAACAATGGAGCTGGCCGTGGCTCCGGTACCCGCGGTGCGCAAGCCTAAGAAGCGCCGCACCTACACAGAAGCCTATGGATTACGGAGACCTAAATGAGAGACAAAGTGCGTGACGAGCTGGCGGGCTTCGTCATCAGGGCGCAGTACGGAAGCCCGGGGCAGACGACTGACGAGATCGTTGACGCGATCCTGGAGAAGTTCGACGTCACCGAGAAGCCGGGACCGGCGGTCCCGTTCGGGACGATCCGGGTGACGGCTTCCAGCGATGGCCGTGCCGTCAACGTCTTCATCAGCAACGGCGACGGCACTTGGGTGACGATCTTCCACGACAAGGGTCATGGGGAGGGTCACCTGAACTGGAGCGCCCCGTGGGACGGCCTCGATCCAGGGGAGAAGGAGGTCTTCCGGCCGTGATCAGCGACCTGACCTCCGAAGAGTTGAAGACCCTCGCCGAGGTTGTCGACCTCTATGAGCAGATTGTCCTCAAGCTGTCGAATATCAACGCCTTCGCGCGCGGGGTCCTGCACATCGAAACCGAGAATGAGCCTTACTACCTCGGATGGGTGGGATACGGCGAGCATGGCTCTCTGACGTTCCAGCCCGCCACAGACCCGGAGGAATTGTGACCGATCAAATGATAGCTCCACCACTAACGGGGTCATTTTCCGACGCCCTGGCGTGGGCGGGGGGGCCTGGAGCCCGGCGGCAATCCCGTATCCATCCGCTGGGGCGAACCGATACCGGAGGATGAACGGCCGTGACCTACGAACCCACCTATCGCTACTACACCCTTGACTGCGACGCGTGCAAGAAGACCGTGGGCATGAACACCGATGGTCAACTCCCCTCGCGAGGATTGACCATCTGCGTGGACTGCTGGATGAGCCCCGGCGACCTTCCGGAGTATCTGCGCTCCACCCTTCGGTACGACCAGGCGGGGAAGCTGTGAGTTACATCCTATTGAGCCCCGGAGTGAATTGTGACTGACGAACTCATCTCCCGAGCGGAGCAATCCCTAGAGGGTGTGACGGAGGGTCCGTGGGAGGTCGTCGAGGAGATCGACGGGTGGCGCGCGGGCCGACCGACCGTGGTTCGGGCGCGCAACCCCAATCCAGGCTGGGAATACCTTCGCGTGGTAACCGTCGGCCAGACGCGCCCCCACTTCGGAACAATGAGGGGCACCAAAGGGCAGGACGAGGCGAACGTGGCATTCATCGCCGCAGCGCGCTCCCTCGTTCCCGAACTCCTGGAAGCCCTCAAAGAGGCCCGCGAAGAACTCGCAGAGAACACTGGGGTCATCAAGGCGCTTCGGCGGCAGCGCGACGTGGCCGAAAACCGCGTCGCATCCCTGGAGCGGGCCCTGCGGTCGCGGATTCGAGATTGAAGTGATACGCGCTAGCTAGCGGGGGTGGGGCATTGGACGAGGGCGAGAGAATTTTCGCGCAGCCTGAAGACGTTATCGCCAAAAGCGGATGGGACGAGAAGCTGGAGAGGGATGCCGCCGAGTGGCTCGCCAAGGGGGTCGGGGCGAATGAACGCTCGAATGAGCGCGACATCGAAAAAGCCCTCTATGACCTCGGGAGGCTATCCCGGGAAGATCTCCAGCTCCACAACCCGGACTACGACTGGGATACCCAATACTCAGCCTTCGCCCTCACCGTCAGCCCGGCCGACCTCGTAACCCTAGAGCCGTCCATCGGGGATGTGGGGGATGGGAACATTCGGGCCAGGAATCCTAGGTCGGCAGCGCGGCGGGCCCTGATGCGCCATATCGACGATGAAGAGGGCTGGGGATCGGCGGCGGCCGATGAAATACCCCCACTCGGACTCAACAAGGGCGATAGAAAGACCTGCACCAAGTGCAAGAAGGCGAAGGGCCTGGATTACTTCTACGCCCACCCCAAGACAAGGGACGGACTGCAGTCTCAATGCAAGGCTTGTCAAAGGGGGTTAAAATGATCTTTTTCGCCAGGTATTGAAATATCGTGTTTGACCTGCGCATTCTCCGGATAACCGCAGGTAGCCCGGATTAGCGAAGATAGGGAAAGGTAAATTTCCTGAATCTTCCTAACGGGGCTGCCGGAGAACCTCGCGTGCTGCGCCAATAATCTCGCGCCGTAAAGCCAAACAACCGGTACTAAAGCCAGGTCGCTGCTCCCTGCGGGTAGAGCGGCGGCCCCGGCCGGTCCATCATGCCCTGTGCACGGGGGAGAGCAACCTGGTGGACCGGCCATCTCTTCTTTAGGGGTATTCAATGAAGGATGCTGCGTGAACGCCCGGGAGAAGTGGCTGCAGATCGTAGCCGACATTGTCGAATATGAACTGTGTGCCGATCAGGGCCAACTGCTCAGCGAAGAAGCTGACAGGTGGATTGAACGCTCGCCAGTGCTCGCGAGAGGAATCATCCTGGGGGTCGGTGCGGCCCTCACCCTTCATTTAGCCAACGCCATCCCGCCTAAGTGGGATGTCATCTCCAAGGGATTCTTCCTTTGGGGTCGCATTAGAAATAGCTAATCGCCAAATCAAAGGGGAACTTGAATGGCGAGCTTAAAACGACTGTACGTTGGTGGCCCTATGAGTCCGGAATCGTTCGGGCTGACGGAAACGCCTCCCGATTGGGACTGGAACCATCCAGCCTTCAACAAGGCTGCGGAGTTCTACCGCTCAAAGGGGTTTGAGGTTGTCAACCCCGCCGAGATGGACGCCGAAGCCGGAGACGTCGGAGAACTCGAATGGCACGAGTATCTTCGCCGGGACATCAAGGTCCTGGCCGACTGCACTCACATCGCCATGCTCCCCGGCTGGGAGAACAGCAAGGGCGCGCAGCTAGAGCACCACATCGCCCAGGAGTTGGGCCTGACTGTGGAATACCTCGGGGACACCCCTCGACTGAATATTCTCGACGGTACGACCGAATTCATGCGCCTGGGTCGACAGAATGTCGACGGCGGGCAGTTCAACGACCACGCCATTCGCGAACTTCGCTACTCTCTCCTGAAAGAGGAGTATGGGGAGTGGGAATGGGCCGATCTCCATGGCGATCTCGTAGAGGTCGTTGACGGCCTATTGGACATTATCGTGGTCGCCTGGGGCTCCCTTTTGTCGTTTGTCGGCGAGGAGAAGGCCAAGGCTGCCGCGGCGGAGGTTGTGCGCTCCAATCTAGACAAGGTGAAGGGCGAGGGTCTGCCGATTTTCAACGAAGCAGGGAAGATCCAGAAGCCTCCCGGCTGGCGCGGCCCCGACATCGCTGGCGTACTGGGGGTGGAGTGAATGGATCGACCCATTGGAATCCCCGTCGGCCACGGAAGCGGACCCCGGCCAGGCGGCGAGCCGCCGCACCCACCCGCGTTCGAGCGCAAAGACACCAACCCCAAGGACGCCGTAGGCACCGGAAAGGTGCCGTTCTCCACGGTTCCATCCGAGGTGATTGCTGAACTCGGTTTGGTAATGCTCGAGGGAAGTCGCAAATACGGTAGACACAACTATCGATCGGCCGGAGTCAGGGCCAGTGTCTATTTTGACGCGGCGATGCGCCACCTCACCCGCTGGTGGGAGGGCGAAGACCTCGACCCCGATAGCGGGATGCCTCACCTGATCCACGCCATGGCCTGTTGCGCCGTAGTGCGAGACAGCGAATTCCGCGGCAACTGGACCGACGACCGCCCGCCGCGCCTCAAAAAGGACTGGATGGTCGAACTCAACGACAAGGCGAAAGCCATTGTCGAGAAATACCCGGACCCGGTGCCCGCGCATACAGAAAAACCGACCTAAAGGGGGAGCGACCGTGTCGCTTACCGACAGGCTTGCCGCTCGTCGGCAGTACGCAACACTTTCCAACAATGGCTGTGCCACCTGCAAATGGCTGGACAGGCAAACCGAGGATGTCCGGATGGCTGTAGCCGACTGGATTGACGAAGGTTTGTCTTTGACGCCTCTGCATGAGGAGCTTGCGGCCGACGGACTTCCGGTGGGGCTTTCCGCCTTCACTGGCCATGTCCGTAAGTGTCACAAGGTGGGCCCTAAGTGAGCGACGACAAACCAAGCCTCGGTGAGCGGCTGGCCGCCCGCGCGATGGAATCGGAAGAAACTGAGTACACCGCGAAAACCGAGTTCGACGGGGTTTCTGGCTATATCCAGACCGGCCCCGTCGACACCAAGGTTACTCCGGAAGAGTATTCCGACATCCTGGTCCGCTTCGGCTACGACCCGAAGAAGATCCGCATCGTCGGCTATCCGCGGGTCTCCCGGTGGCAGCAGCGCGCCCGCAAAAAGGTGTGGAGCGACGAGAAGGCCCAGTACATCCAGACGCACGAGTTTGAGACCGTGTGGCTGGAGGCGTACCGCTTCAGCATCGCCCCCACTCTCCCCGGATTGGATCTCCCGGCCCTGTACGCCGCAGTGGAGCGCGACCACGAGGTCCGCACCTCCGATCGGGTAGACGGCCAAGCCACTGTCGTGGTGGCGTGGGGCGACGTCCAGACCGGCAAGGTGGATCACCTCGGCGGCATGGAAGAGCTCCTTCACCGTCTTCAGGACAAGCGTGACGCTCTGCGTGAGTACCTGGCGCGCACCCCGCATGATCACATCGTGGTTGCCGATGTTGGCGACATCATCGAGGGCTTCGACAACGTCGACTCTCAGATTCGCACCAACGGGCTTTCCCTGATGGACCAGGTGGAGGTGGCGGCGACGGAGTTCTGGAAGACCATCAAGTTGTGCGCGGAGTTCGCGCCGGTTGATGTTCTGTCCATCCCGTCCAATCACTGCGCCTGGCGCCGCGGCAGCAAGCAGATCGCGGGCCTGCCCAACGACGACTGGGGTATCCACATCTCCAAGCGCCTGGAGGGGCTGAGTAATGAGCTCGGCCTGGGCGTGAAGTTCCACCGCCCCGAGTCCGAGTATCTGGAGATGCTGGAGTTCGACATCCGCGGCACCCGCCTCGGATTGGCTCATGGTCACCAAGCCCGGAATCCGAAGTCCGTCTGCGACTGGTGGGCGAAGATGTCCCACGCCGGCGAACTGTCTTGCGACGTTCTCCTCACCGGACACTTCCACTTCCCGACGTTCCGCCCCTCCGGCCGGAATCCTCGCACGGGCCGGACTAAGTGGCATGTGCAGTGCTCCACGCTCGACAACGGTTCGGCCTGGGTCCGGAACGCCTTCGGCGAAGACGGTGACCCTGCCTTGACGGTGTTCACCATCGACGAGGGCGGATTCAACGTGAGCGGATTTGCGCTGCTGTGATCCACGTCCACGAATACCTCGAATGGATAGAGGAGCCGGGCTGGCAATCGCGGACCCTCGAATGGGTCCGCGTGTGTGAATGCGGTTTTTCGCCTGATCGCGTTGCCCGGCGGGTCCTGGTCACCGGCTCGCGCGGGTGGATGTCCCGAGAGATGATCTTCGAGGCGTTGGCCCGTGAATTCTTCGAGGCTGACAAGCTGGGTATGCCCGCCCTCGTGGTCAGGCATGGGGCGGCCCCCGGCGCGGATCTCATCGCCCACGAATGGGCGCTGGAGGCCGAATACGTCGACCCGGACCCGCATCCGGCCAACTGGAGCGCGGGGTTGATAGCGGGGCATGTCCGCAATCAGAAGATGGTGGATCTCGGTGCCGACGTCTGCCTGGCATTCCCGACTGCGGATAGCCGAGGCACGTGGGACTGCGTTCGCCGCGCTAAGGAGGCCGGTATTCCAGTGAAGGTATTCGAATCGTGACCAACGAGGAATTGATCGAGAAGTTTGTCGAGAAGCTCGCCGCGGAGCAGCCTGGATTCAAATACCTGGAACCACTGCCCGCCCCGCCCACGGAGGGCGAAATCCTCTGGGAACGCATAGAAGACCTGGAGCGCAAACACGAGGAACTCCTCGAGCGCTTCGAGTCTCACCGCCACGTTATTGGCGACGGGATGGTCAACGGCCGGTACGAGAAATTCGCTACCGGTGAGCCAATCAATGAAAGCTAGGTAGGAATGCACGATCCCGAATGCAACTGCGGCGGAATCCCGGAGGATGCCGTAGTTCTGCGCGAACTGAGGATTGTCGAATTCCTCAACCCGGAGGACGGGGAGATCTACAAGATCGACCTGTCCCACGATGGCTCGGATAATGAGCTCCCCCTCGGGGGGATGCTCGAATTGGCGGAGTGGGCGAAAAGCATGGCGATATCGCCGCTTATCGCCGATCTGGTCTACCAGTTTATGAATATAGAAGAAGAATAACTACCACCTTCAGGGGAACGAAGTGCGGTACTCAGAAAACAGGCCCATTTTGCTCAAGGGCATCCACGAGCAAGACCACGACAACCCCGCAACGCCCAGGTGGATTTCTCCGCTGGCGTCGGGATTTCTGATCGCCAAGGAGCTGGGGGTAACGCCCCCGACTCCGAAGCAGAATCGCCGCGGCCGTAGAGCCGCTGGTGTGCGCCGGATTCGCCGGCGCCTGCCCGGTATGGCCATTCCGAAGTCCCGACAGCCCTGGAGGGTGAAGTGATCTACACGGATTACATCGACGGAGTGTTCATCGTCCACGACGGGACTTCGACGCCGAGTGAAGTCTGGATGAAGGAATACGCCGCAGCGCTCGCCAGCGGGCGCCTAGACCTCGGGGAGTCCGAGTGAATGACAAGGTCCGCCATCGTGGCAAGCCCGCCGAGCCCTTCGCCGAGGTCGGTGCCCACGGGCGCATCACCCGCACCAAAGAAGACGGCCGGCTGCGCATCACCCCCAAGGGTCATGGACTCCCGGCCATGGCGTACGTCTCCTGGAAAGACGGCGAGTTCTTCACCTGGGAGCGTCTCTCGGATTTGACCTTCACGAAGGGCCGCAAATGAGAAAGTGCTCTACCTGCGACCAGCCGTTCGAGAACGGCGAGCCAACCGTCCTGGTGAGCGGTGAGGCCATGCACCCGTGGTGCGACCTCACGCCCGGCCGCGGCGGGACATGCGATACGGACAACTGCCATTGGCGGTGGACTTATCACGCTGGGGCGTGCGTCGTATGAGCGCCTTCTCCAACTCCACCGAATTTGAGATCTGGTCCATCAACTGGTGTGGCCGGTGCGTGCGCGATGAGCATGCCGACTCCGGGTTCGGTTGCCCGATCCTTGACACGGTCTATCTAGAAAACAGAGTCCCGCCAGAGTGGAGCGAGGGTACCGATGGCCTCAGAGACCGATACCACTGCTCAGAGTTCGAGCCTTCGTAAGTGGCAACAGCCGCTTTCGCCTGAAGCCATTGAATGGCTGTCGGTGCAGTTCGCAATCCTGCGCGATCGTTTCCGGCCGACTAAGCCCCGGATTCGTTCCCGCAAAGAGTTCTGGGAGCGGTGATGCGCCGGGGGCTGGCCCTGGCGCTGCACTGGTTGGCGCTGAGGATCTACCGGGATGAGCACACAGAGCGCATCGAAATAACCGACGAGTACGACATTGTCCGCTGCCGCGTAGAGGTGGCGGGGGATGAATCCGGCCACGGGGTTGATTCGGAGTATGACCTTCTACCCCCGGGCTGGACGATGCGCCAATTCAAGGATGGGGAGCGGTATCGGTGAATGAACTCACTCCGGAAATGGTCGCCCAGTACGATCAGCAGCTCGCGGCGTGCAACGAGTGTCTTGATAAGTTCGTCGAGACGTTTCAGACCTTGTCGTGGTGCGTGGGGTCGGACCTGGTGACGATGGAGTTCGCCAACGATTTTGTTCGGCGGGTCGAGCTTGCCGAGAACGGCGAGGACACCGAAGACGACTTCGGGGTGACTACCGAGTTCCTGGCGAACATGTTGACGGTGGCTATCAAGAGATTGGCGCGGGTATGATCCGGCTTCCTAATGGCGACATGATAGGCCCGCGCGACAGCGTGATCCGGGAATTGCTCACCGGTGAAGAGGTGCCTGTCGAGGACTGGGTTGTGGACCAGTCTGAGTTTGTGGACACCAACGCGTGGCGCTACTGCAAGTTCTATGACCTTCCCCCGGAGTTTTGGGCCGACATGCTTCACGATTACGTTTGGGAGCCCGAATGATATCCATCGCCCTGGTGGATGGGCGCCCAGTCACCCCCTGTAAAATGGGATGGCTGGTGGATGACACGGTAACCAAGGCTGCCCAGGTGGGGTTAACCTGGACCCCGGAAGACGTGCATCAGCACCTTCTGATCACGATGTTCGATTACCCTATACCGCCCGAGTTTCAGTCTCGCTATGACCAGATGAACGCAGATTTGAAGCGGGTGGGCGATACGGTTTGTCATTGTGGCGCTCCGGGCGAGCGATACGCGGGTAAGAGGTACGCGGTGTGCCCGCCGTGCGCCTATAGCGTGCATGAAACCTGCTATTGCAGCGAGGGCGAGTGAACACGATGCAGTGCGACTTCTGCGACCTTGAAGAGGGCCACGAGGGTACCCACATTCTTTATGCCCCGGCCGAGGAGTTTGACTGGCTCGTGAAGATGCTTGACGAAGAAGAAGAATGAGCATAATCGAAGACCTCATGCTGCTCGAGGATCTTCGCTAGGCATGTGTCAGTTTTGTGAAGATTGATCGGGATGAGAAACCCGGATACGGGCCAGCGCACGTAGCGATAGGACAGGGGCTGTCGAGAGACGGCCCGGGGGTTCGATTCCTCACGCGCGCTCGCAATGCTGGGGGATGCGCCGCGAGGCCCACTCCCAGCATCCCTATAGCTGAATATGGTAAAGTAGTTTTTACGACCAGTCCCCGGTACCTCTGCCGGTCATTCGCTGGTCCAGGGTGTAGCTCAATAGAATAGAGCGCCGTCGCATCCCCGCGTTGAGGGCCGTTAAGCGGTGCGGGGACGGGACCGCGGAAGATGCCGGTAGGTGACACCTCGCGCTAAATGCGGGGCAAATCCGGCCACCCGAATTTGCCCCGCATTTGCGGATGTAGGGGAAGCGGCCTCCGGGATTACCCGCCGGAATGGCGGGGCCTGGGGGTTGCGCCACTCCGGCGGCCCCTGGCCGCCTAGGAACCCAGCCCAAGCTTCGGAGGCCGCTCCCGAGAAGCCTCTGGGCCGGGCTTGTGCGCTTGTGGTCGAATTGGAAAGACTCCTGGCTTCCACCCAGGTTATGCAGGTTCGAGTCCTGTCGAGCGCTCGGAGGCTTAAGCTAACAAGCCGCCAGAAACTAAATTAGCCGATAGTTGGCAGACCTAGACGTCAAATCACTCTGCCCGGCGTCCGCTTCCGTCGTGAACCAGAAGCCTCGACTTTAAGGAGGTCTTCCATGCGTTAGGTAACTAACAATGGAAGGAGCGGTAATGAGCCGCACATACAGAGATCAGAAGAAGTATCTCTACAAGCACCATCACGAGGTCTGCATGCGCAGCCATTTCTACCTAGATGACGGCTCCATGCGGTGGGCCTGGCGCGCGCACGACTGCGAATGCGCTGACTGGTGGGACTGGAGCATGAAACACTGTCCGGTCCCGAGTTGGTGGAATCGCGATATTCGTAGGGCGGAGCGCGCCTTCACCCGCAACAAGATGCAACGCGCCCGCGCCGGTCACATCGACTGGTCGGCCGTGGATGAAAAGCGCGGAGATGACTATTTTTGGTGACTTCTACTTCATGCCCTGCGCCGCTTGCGGTGGCCGGATGCTGAGGTCCAACATGACCGCCATCTACCCCGCCGAAGGGATGATTCACAGCCAATGCGCCAAGAGGTTTGCGGAATTGGGCTTCGGCGAGTATCCGGAGGTGAATGATGGCTGACTACTTCACCCGCGGGGGCCGGGGACCTTTCGCCTCCTATTCGGAGGCCGCGGAGGTTGGCGCGCCCCTTCTGGACCTCTCCACCATCAGCGAAGACGGCTCCGAGATGATCCGCCTACTCGCCGATGATCCGGTGCTGTTCGCCATCTTCGAGCTTGGCCGGCGGCTAGGTGAAGAGGGTCTCTAGAACGGTACGCAAATCCCGAGGTGCTGCCACCTCTCCCGTTAAGTCGGTCGGATTGCGTCGGCTGGCCCCCGCCGACTGAAGTGGGGCGGTGTGGCCCGTAGCTCAATTGGCAGAGCAGCCGGCGGTAATTTCGGCGCGTCTCGGTTCGAGTCCGGGCGGGCTACCTACTTTTCCCGTGAGGTGTCGATGATCCGGCCGGAAATCAGCGTAGAAAAAAGCCTGTGGTGCATCGCCCTGCCGGGGGTGCCTATCGCGGCCGAGGCGTGGTTCTGCGATACCTGCGTGACCGATTTTATCGACGCTGCCCGCGAGTACGCGTGGGATTGGACGGATCACCTGCACCGGGCGCCGAACCACGGGCAGAACGCCGACCTGGTGTGCTTCATTCAAGCCTCCACCGACCGGCAACTCCGGAATTGGGTTTTCTCGGGTCTACGGTGCGTCTGTGGGGATGTTTACGAGGATCACGAGCCCAAAGACCTCTCGGTCCCGTTGGTGAACGATAATCCGCTCTACCCGATCCCGAACGGCTCGGTTTCGACTATCGCCACCACCAAGCCTTTCTCCACCTACGATATCGCCGCCTGCCACTGCGGCTGCACGATTTTTGATTTGTTGACCGACTAGGGGAACATGTCTGTCTACGATGAGGCTGTAGAGCTTCTGAGAAGCAATATCGGGTCGCTACCCGATGAAGACTTCGGCCATCTCAACCTTTTTCCATTCACGTACGAATCCGACGAGACCAACGGCATCAAACTCAAGGTTTGCATAGCCATTGTGAAGCTTCTCCAGGATCACGGCTTTCTCGCCGCAGACGACGCCAAACCGCTTGATACGAGTCGTTCGGTGCGGGTGGCCTGTCAGTCCTGCGATACCGCATTGTTCAGCGTGGTGGCGGGGGAGTCGGGCGCGCTGGTGCCGGCGTCGTACTTGATTCAGCAGGTGGGCCGCTTGGACCCGAATTGCCCGCACAAGCCGATGACGCTGGATGATCAGCGCCGGCTGATTCAAGAGGCACTCGAGGAAGCGGGGAAGCAGTGAACGAAGAAGAAAAGCTCCAGATGATGGGCTCATTGATGAGCCGGATGACCGCGGCATCGGCCGAGGAAGCCCGCTTCACCGATGAGCAGATTGCAGCCCTAGTGGAGATCTTTATCCCACGGTTTGTAACCGGTGCTCCAGGGGTTGCCCCCGCCAAGTTGTCTTGCACGGTCGATAGGGATGAAAAAGGTTGGACGATTCGCATCGATCGCTAAAGCGATGCAGCGCTTGTGGCGAACTTAAGCCCCGAGATTGCTTCCATAGGCGGTCGTCATCTAAGGATGGCCTTGTCGGTAGGTGTAAGGACTGCGTTAGCGCCTACTGTCGCCGCTGGTATGAAAATCGTGAAACCGTCGCTACTGAGCGTGAAGAGCGGGAGCGCCTAGCCGCCGAGAGGCACCGCGCGGGGCGGCGGGAGTGCGTCGACTGCGGCGACGTGAAAGGCCTTTCGGCCTTTGAACGGCATGCCTACAGCAAGGATGGCTACCGGGGGCAGTGCGTCGACTGCTACGCCTCCGCAAAGCTGCGCAGCAAGTTTAACATCACGCTCGATCAGTATAATCATCTGCTATACGAAGTGCAGGGCGGCAAGTGTGCGAATCCGGGGTGCGACGCCCGCCCGAAAGAGGGGGCGCGTCGCTTTCCTGTTGACCACGATCACGCGTGCTGCCCGGATCGTGCCGTTTCGTGCGGCAAGTGCGTTCGCGCCATCCTATGCCCACCCTGCAACACGACGTTGGGCCAAATGAGGGATAGCCCGAAGCGCCTCCGGGGTCTTGCGGATTTCGTAGAGAATCACCACACTCAATATGCGCTGCGTTTCTGGGGCGTCGACGACTGGCGGGAGCTTTTAGTCAAGTCTTTAATCGAACTAAACTAAAAGCCTACGTCCCCGTTTTTGAAGTCGGCAATGATTTGGCAGTATTCACACAGCCATTTGTTGTCGGTGGCCGCGCCCACGTAGATGACGCGGTTACATTCTGAGCAGCGAGGCTTTCCCGCCTCGACGGACGCCGCATGCAATGGTGGGCATGCGGCGCGCCTGTTGAGACACCGCCAATAAGGCTCACCGCATGACGGGCATCGCTTGGTCATCAATCCACCTCACCACTCCAGCACCCGAAGCAGTACAACTCGTCGGGCGCGTCCGTCCAGACCTCTCGGGGCGCGTAGGCGATGGGATATCCGCACCGCTGGCACTTGACCTCGTAGTCGTCTTCGGTGAGGGCGGGCGCCTTGTCCATTTAGTCCCTCACTTTCGCCAGGATTGCCAGCGCGTCAGCCAGCCCGCTGGCCCGCCCCCCGCTGACTAGGCAGTCCTCTTTGTCGCCGCGGGCCGTGGCCGCTTCGCAGGATCGAAGCCACTTCACGCGCTCGGCGTTGATCAGGTCTATTGCATCGCTCCATGCGCTCATCAGATCTCTCTCAATGCCTGGTCCCGCAGGACCTTCAATTGCCCGGCGAGATAGAGCAGGGTGTCCGCCGCGTGCCCCAGCATTTCCGGGGTGCGGGTGAACATGTCCAGCTTTTTGTTTCTCCCGAGATACTTTCCTTCGAGGCTTTCCATCTCCGTCAGGAAGCCTCCGTGGTGATGCCCCGCCATTTCGGCGGTCTCGATCAACTGGTCGAGGAAGAATTTCACCGGCACCATGTTCGCGAGATCCTCCGGCTCGGGGTTGAGCTCGCGCACCTTCTCTTCTACTCGCGCGGTCACCCGAACGTTGTTGACCGCGGCCTCGATCTCCCCATCGGAGACGAACGCGCCCTGTATCCGGATGGCGCTGCGCGCCCCCACTGGCAGAAATAACCCGTCACCCATTCCCATGAGTTGCTCGGCTCCGCCCTCGTCCAGGATCACCCGGCTATCGGTGAGGGACGCTGTGGCGAACGACAGCCGCGAGGGCACGTTGCTCTTGATGAGGCCCGTCACCACATCCACGGAGGGCCGCTGCGTCGCCAGGACGAGATGAATGCCGGCCGCACGCGCCTTCTGCGCGATGCGGACAATGTTGGCCTCAACCTCTTTCTTGTAGCCACCCATCATGAGATCAGCGAGTTCATCCACCACTACCACGATGTAGGGGAGTCCGAGTTTCTCGGCGTGGCGCACGCCAGCCTCCTGCATCTGCCGGTATCGGTCGTCCATCTCTACGGTGAGCCACCGCAGCGTTTTCACCGCCTCGTCAGCCTCTGTAACCACGGGCTGGAGAAGGTGGGGGATACCGTTGTACGGGGTGAGCTCGACACATTTGGGGTCGATCATGATGAGTTTGACCCGATCAGGGGTCGCCCGGTAGAGCAGCGAAACCAGCATTGAGTTGATGAAGCTGGACTTGCCCGATCCGGTCGCGCCAGCCACCAGCAGATGCGGCATCTTAGCCAGGTTCAGGGAGATGTCCTTGCCCTCGACGTCCTTGCCCACTGCCACGGTCAACGGATGGTCGTCTTCGGGAACGATGTGCTGCAACCGCACAGTCTGCCGTTCCGGCCGGGGGAGCTCGATTCCTACGGCTGTTTTCCCGGGGATGGGGGCAACCACCCGGACGCTCTCTGTTGCGAGCGCGTAGGCCAACTGGGACTGTAGTTGTGCGACTTTCTGGATGCGCACACCCGGCCCCAGTGTGATCTCGTAGCGTGTGACGCTCGGTCCATCGGTGCGGCCGGTGACCTTGGCCTCGATGTCGAACTCTCGGAGCGCGGAGATGATCTGTGCGGAGATGTCCTGCTCAAGCATTGCGGTCATTTGTCTGCCTCCAGGTTCATGATGAGCTTCTGGCCCCACTTGTGTCCGCAGTCGCGGCACGTGCGGAGTACGTCGTCGTTGTGTTTAATGGCTTCACCTTCGGGTGTGGCTAGATATAAGGGCCAGATATCGATCTTGTAGTCGGGGATTGGACCGTCGTAGAGCGCCCGTCGATTCTTGCGGAGCGTCTTGCGGAGCGCCTCTACCGACTCGATCCAGTGCAGGTCTTCCGTGTCACACTTCGGGCACACGCTGTAGGGCATGAAGAGTCTGGGGGAGATGGGCTCGGGTTCGGCGGCCGGCGCGGGGGGCCGCAGTATCGCCGCAAAGAAGCCCCCCAGGGCGGTGAGCGCCAGCGCCAGCAGTAGCAGAATCGCCTGCCATGCCCCGCCAGTTACCCACGTCAGCACGGCGATTGTTGCCGCCGTCAGCGACAGCCCCGCGAACATATCCGCCCAGTCGACCTTCACTCCGCCTCCACGCTCTCAATCGCTTCCAGATTCCAGATACACCCACTGGCGCAATCCCATGTGCAGTAGACTGTGTTGCGACATTGGTAAGACTCTCTCTCGTGTGTACCGGTGTCGGGTGCCGTCCGATTGCCGTCGGGCGGCACCGCCTTTAGATCCAGCCGTCGTTGTCGTAGATGCGGCTCATGCCATTGCCCCCTCGTACTTGTCCACGATATCTTTCGGGATTCGGCCGCGGGCCGAAATCTTGAACCCCTGAGCCTTGGCCCACGTCCGGATATCCGGCTTGGCCTGCTTGGGCTTCACGCTGGCCTCCAGCTTCGCCAGCAGGCCCGAGACGTCCTCCGGTACCTCTACGGGCTCCAGCTTGGACTCCACCAGCGCCCGCAGCTCCACCTTGTAGGTGTCCTGGTGCTTGTCCGGGTTGAACGGTGCGGACAGCTCATCAACGAGCATCGCCGCCACCTTCAACTCGGCCTCGGACAGTTCCGGCTTGTTGTCGAGCTTGGGAAAATCCGGCTCGCGAACCTCATCCGGCCACCGCAGCGTCTGCAACGTCAGGACCTCATTCTTGCCCGTCACACGCAACACTGCCAGGTGCTCCTTGCTCCGCAGGGTCACCCGTACGATGGCGACCTTGTCGGCGTCAGAGAGCGTCCTAGCCAGCAGAGCGTAGGGCCGCACCGATCCCTCTGCGTTCAGGTAGTAGGGTTTGTCGAGCAGGATCGGATCGACCTCCCCGGCCGGCACGAACTCCACGACGTCAATCACCTTGTTGTTTTCGCTGGGCAGCTCTGCCAAGTCCTCATCGGTCAGTAGGGCGGTTTGCCCGTCGACCTCGAACACCTTGCCCAGATCGGCCGTGTGGACCTGCTCCCCACACGTCTCACAGACCTTGTGGTAGCGAATCCGCCCGCCGTCCTGGACGTGCGCCAGATGGCCCTTCAGGTCATGTTCCTCGGTGGCCGCGTACATCTTCACCGGCACGTTGACCAACCCAAAGTTGACCGCGCCTGTCCAAACTGCTCGCATGATTCCTACCCTCTCTCGATTTACCGGTAAGTCTACCTAGTTGCCGCTAGGTGTCAATACTTAATTACGTCGACCTCGGTGCCTTCGCTGAACCAAATCTCATCGCCGGATGGATCGTGGAACGCCAACGTTTCCCAGTCGGGCGTGGTGATGCGCGCGACCTCGAACAACTCCCCGTTGCGCCGGCGTATCACGGCACCGATGGTTACCTCGTCGGCTCTCATGCCACCCACGTCCTCATCTCGTATTCCAACTGCCCTTTGGCAATCTCACCCACAGCGTTCAGCGCCAGCATGAGCGTCGGGAACTCTCCCCGGTAGTCCTCACCCACCCATAGATGGGTTCGGCCGTAGTTGTCGGACCCGAGTACTGCAAGCTCCCCATCGGGGAGGTAGCGCGTCCAGTATTCGTGGAGCGCCTCGGGCTGATCCCACGGTTCCCAGTGCTGGAGCTCGGTTGCGAGTGCTTTCATGGCGCCCATTAGAGGCCCCACCAATGAGCGCTCAACCGCTGCGCCAACCATTCGGCATAGCCAAGCTGGGTATCGCCGTTGACGACTTCCTGACGCCAGTCCTCGAGGGGATATTTGGCGGTGTCGTCGCCCTCGCAGTAGACCGGCCACACCTGCTCCGCCGGCCACACCTGCTCAACGGTCAGGTCGGGCGGGTTTTCGGCGATGTACTGCGCGATAGCGTCGGCCTCATCGTTCGCGGCCCATGCGGTATAGGCGTCGGTGTGCTGGTCGTAGATCTGATAGACCTTCTTGGTTGCGTTCATAATTTCCTCCTAGAAGTCGAATTGATCGGCAATCAGGCCGGCGAGTTGTTCGATGCTGGACACTTCCCGGCCGGGGTGTCCAAGATGATTTAGCGCGCCTATCGAGTTCGGCGGGTACTGACCGTTGTCTACGCTGGTGTCGACCAGTTCGATGGAGTCGCCCGCGCGTCGGAACATAAGGAACGCGAGTGCGTTATCGTCGGCATCCTCAACAAAGATGTACGTGTTACTCGGGATGCCAAACGGGCCACTGGCGCGGACGCTGTAGTCAGGGAAGTGCGCCGCCAATTCTTCGGCAATAGCGCTCACGATCGCCAGCGGTCCGGTCTCCTGGTACCGCCGCCAAACCTTGCCCGCCCGCTTGCTTAGGTTCGCCGCCCGCTTATCCAGTCGCGCCCGCGATAGCTCTAGCCGATCCTCGGCGGCGCGGATGGCGGCTAAATCCGCGTCGATACTTGTGCGGACCTCAGCCTCTCTGCTTAGTATCTCGTCGAGCGTCACTTGTACTCCTCCGGCGCCTCGTCGTAGAGCGGACCGGTGAGGTAGTCGAGCACCGTTGGGAACTCGTCACCGTAGCGGTAGACCTGCTCACCGCCCCAGTAGCCGGCGAGCTTGGCAGAGCCGTTCGACAAGTCTTGGACAATCTCGATGTGCGGACCACCCGTGCCGATGACTACAGCCAATGGTCGGCCAATCTTGACCTCGACCGACAGCGGCCATTCGCTGATGGGGGATTCATTGCCGTACTCGTCCACGATGGTCGGCTCATCGAACGAGTCCCGCTCAACCTCCCAGTCTTCCGCTTCACCGACGATCACCGCTCGATGCTCGGCGGTGTCATAGACGGAATCCAGCGCGTCCGACTCAGTCGCTCCGCAGACGGTAACGACGTTGCCCTCGCTGTCGATGACGGTCCAGCGATTGCCGTACTCGCCCGACTCGATCTGTCGCGCGTATTCGCGGATGGTCTCGGCGGCGCTCTCCACGTAGCCGGTGAGCATGTCCCTGGTCGATTCGCTCATTGTCCCTAACTTTCTGTCGGTTGGTATGCGTTAAGTCTATGTCAGTGTGGGTTAGGTGTCAACACCTAGACAAGATTGAATTTCAGCTCTTGCCCATTGACGCTCACCACGAGCTCGGCAGAGCCGCCGGCCGCATTGATGAACGCTGCCAGTCTGGACACCAGAAAGTCCTTACGGCGCTCCATTTGGCGCACCGTAGACGCAATCTCCGGCCCGCCGCGGTATCCCCAAGCCTTACCTAGTTCGTACGGCGTGAGGCCGGCAGCCTCACGTATTTGTGTCAAGTTGACGTGTTCGGCCGATACATAGGTGTCGGTGAAAAACTCTTGCTCGGTATCCATACCTAGAGTGTAGGTCACGACTCAACCTCGAGCGATGCCATGGCGAATAGATATGGCGACATGAACGTACCTGGGTCTGTGACGTTGCGCAGTGTCGCGACGATGGGCCAACCAACACGGTCGAACCAATGGTCGAACGTCTCGCCATCCTCGTATGACGTGACGATTTCAAACGTGATATTCGGCTCGTCGCCGCCATACTCCAGCTCATAGACCTCGCCGCGGGCACCAATGCAGCCTTGCAGTCTGGCCACGATTGCGTCCGCTACCGCGCGCGTGAGCCACCCATCAGCGTCGACATGGGCAGACCAATGGTCGGGCATGGCCTTGTCGACGAAGTAGCTAGATGTCGCTACATACTGGCGTGGGCCGTTGAACTCCGCATGGAACGCCAATGGCTCAACCCATACGATGATGGCTTGACGCTCTTCTGTGTCTACCTCTAGGTAGCAGTTGGCCTCATCGTCCAACGGTTCGCCCAGGTCCGCGAAAGCAGAAACGAGAGTGTCGGCTGTAGCGCTCATCGCTGGACCTCCACCTTCTTGAGGGCGTCACGGAATCGGTACTCGTCGCAGGTGTTAACCGTGCGGACGTCCGCGGGTGACATGAAGTCGCCGGGTCCGCTGTCCAGCTCCACCCACACGTAACCGCTGGTCGGATGAATATAGGTTGCCCATCCGGTATTTTCCGGATCGTTGTACACAAAGACTGCGTAGTAGATGTCCATCGCTCTTAACTCTCTTGGCTGGGGAGTGGTGCGACTCCCAGTGTGGCAGCGTGCTCGACTGCGTGGGCAATGCTCATCGGATCAGACACTTGGATGTCCGACACCCTGTTGGGCAGTATGGTCCGTTTGACCACGATGCCGGCATGGTTCGCCAGGTAGACTGTATAAGAGTCTCCCAGTAGTTCGTGCATCATGGCTTTGCCACCTGCTCGATCCATGCGTGGATACCGTGACTGCGTAGATCATCCAAGATCTCATCGCCGCGCGGTGCCACATCCCAGTGGTCAAAATCCTCGATAAAGCTATCGGCCACCGTTTCCAGCGCTTCGCCGTAGGAGTTGTGCAGGGTGACCGCCGGGGGATGGGCGTACCCATCGGCTTCATGATCAACGATAAGCACCCAGTAGAAATCGCTCACTGGTAAATCCTCTCCTTGTGCATTTACGAGTCTTGCACGACGTAGTAACGCTGATTGGGGTAGCGACCGCGCCACATGTTCACCTGTTCGCGCAATTCCTCCCAGGTGGTTGTTTCGCGCGTGTGAGTAGTAGTGCTCTCGCTAGTGCGTAGCGTTTCCTCATGTCCGCGCTCGGATACCACGATGGTTGCGCCGTTCTCGAACGCGCGCTTGGCCTCGTAGTAGGTCACTCGCACGGCAGTTGGGTAGTCGCGCGCCACCACAGCCACGCCGTAGTCCTGCAATTCTCTGTTGAGCTTCTGGACGTCCAGCGGCTTGTAGCCGTGCGCTAGCGTCACGGTGACGGTCCGCCGACCCTTGCCGCAATGGTCATCATCGGTAAGCTTGACGGGTCCGCGCTCGTAACTGGTAATCACTGTCGACCCCTTAGCGTGTGGTGCGCCGCGTCTAGCTCGCCGGCAAACTTCATGGCGCGCTTGCGGTTCATCGGGCCGGCCACCTTGACCTCTGACGTTTGCGTTGGATAGATGGTCCGTTTCATCACGTTGCCCGTACGGTCTGCCAGATAGACCGTGTAGGAGTCTCCCAGTAGTTCATGCATCATTGGTCCGGGTCTCCATCCCATAGCGTCGTCTCGTTCAGGTTGACGCGCATGCGTCCAGTGAGTGTGTTTGTATCGATCTGCACCACAGGGACGCCGTCGTGACCCATCCACACATTTACGGCGATGATGGGAAAATCGGCTCGCGCGTCGGCCGTGTTAAGCTCGCGCTGGTACTCGATGGTTACCGGGTCTTCATCATCGTGCGGCCCCGTCAAATGCACGCTCACTGGTAGATCCTCCCCGTGTCCATGAGGTACTCGGACCACGACTGGAGGCCGGCGCGCATCTCTGCGGCCATCTCGCGTGCGTCCAGCTCATCGCGCAAGTCGCGCGGCGTGGGTTGACGCTTCTGGTATCGGATAGCTGCCTTGCTCATTGTCACTTACCCTTCCGAATCTCGGTTACGCGTTGCTTGACGTACTGCATAGCGCCGGCGATTTCCCTGCGGACCTCGACCGGAGCATCTTCATAGGTTTCGTAACCCATGTCTCGCGCTAGTTGGTTGGCTTGTTCTGTGATGCTCATATCTAGAGTCTAATCCCGATAGAGCTATGTGTCAATACCTAGAAGCTAGATTTCAGTATCTTCTCCATGCGGTTGGCCATGGGCATGTTGTCCCGATGGAACCATAGACCACGCCAGCGCGAGTCTAGATCCATCACCACATACCCCAGGCGCCGCGCGATAGACGCTGCCAGCTCTGCATTGCCCATGATGCACGGATGTCTGGACGCGTCCGACAGGAAATCCTGTATCCGGTAGACCTCACTAGCCGGCGCGCTAGCGATACGCGCGCGGAACTCCGCATCGGTACCGGAGAGTTCGGGAACGATCATCGCACGTGCACCACGAGGGCCGCACCGTACGGGTTGCTACCCACACAACGCTTCACTCCGGAGTGATAGACACCGTAGTTATCGACCACCCAAGCGTTCGGATCGCATGTCATGGTGTAGACGCGTCCGGTCACAGGACTGTAGGCCTGTACCGACATTCCTGACTGGCTGTACCAAGCGACAGCTACGTTGTCCGCGAATGCGCACGACGTGTCAGCGGATGCTACGGCACTTCTGCCCGACGGGCAGATAGACACCGACTCCGCAGCATTAGCTTGCGGCGATAGACCGATGGCGCCACCGATGATGACGGACGCGATACCGAGTGATGCGATACCAAGCTTGCTCATTGTTCTACTTCTCTCTCGTGTTGTACCCGTTGCCGCGGGTTAGGTTCGGCTGGACAGTTCGGCCGCGAAAGCTTCTGCCTTATCGCGGATGAATCGGTTTGGGTTGAGTGTCGCGCGGTAGTTCTCCAGCCACGCTTCGAGCTGGCTAGAGGACAGTTCTTTAGCGACTATGCGCCACGTGACGCTCATCGCTTACTCACTACGTAGTGATCTGTTGGTTGAGTAAGCGGGTTGACGTATGCCACCCCGATACCCAATGCCATGGCAATAGGGATGGCGATTGTGGTCAACGTGGCTATGGCATAGCGGTTCATCGGATTGCCCGATGAACGTTCATCGTGAGCATAGTTCCCATACTCTTGGCGAAGTCGCGCGCGGCGGCGATCAACTCTCGCTCATCGAGGGACGAGATGACCGTTTCATGTAGGCGCGCGAGCCACGCGCTACCCTCTGGAGTGAGTCGGGTAGGTTCGGTCATCGTCTCGTTGTGCGCGCAGATCACCTTGCCCGCCGAGAATAGCTCATCCCAGTAGTCATTCAGCAGTTGCTCTACGTTCTCTCGTTTGAGAATGTCCAGCGCTGCATACTCTGTGAGCGTGACGTGTGACCAATCGGCGCGATAGATGGTTGTCATTGTCCCGTTCCCTTGCTAGGCGATTACAAACCGCGCAACCACGTCACTACTGTTGTCGGTTGCGTAAAGCTTGTCGGCCGCACGTTCCGCAGCGGACAACGTTGCGTAGGTCTTGATAGCGTCTGCCAATGTGTAGTTACTATCGCCGCGCCAATGCGCAATGATGGCATGCCCGGTAATCGCATGGACTGGACCCTTGCAACCCTTGCACTTGGCACGCTTACCTTGGTTGAACGTTCTGCACTGCACCGTGACGTTACGGTCGTACCCGTAGAGGCACTGATAGATGGTTGCCGGCGCAACAACTTGCGTGCTCATGCGATCAACATCCCTTTACCATTGTCGTGCAATTCATCGGCGGAACCGTAGCTGTCAGCAATGCGGGTGAGGTATTCTCCCAACTCACCCAAACCACGGTCCCAGAATCCTGCACCATGATGCTCGCGGGTGAGATAGAAGTCATAGCCAAATGCGCTAGACCATTCGCTACCCTCCCAATCCAGTCGAACGTTGCGCGCATTGAGGTACATCCGTACGGCTAGCGGATGCTGCGCCACTACCTCAGACAGTTCCGCCCGCACGTGTTCGACGTACTCCGGCGAGATATCCTCGAGTGAGTAGTTCTCATCGTAGTGAACGGGTTCGCTATCCTCGTCGCGGTAGTCCAGACCTGCCCACAATTGAGCCTCGAGGTATCCGGCAACCATAGCGTCAATGTCCGCGCCGCTAAGTTCGATGCTGCGCGCGTAGTCCTCACGATCAACGGTGTACATTGTCCTCATCCTGTCTAGTGGTAGGTGATGCCGATGCCAGCGATTACCCAACCAATCGGGATAACCGAGATGAGTAGGTAAATCGCTGTGATATTCATGTCTCTATTATGCGCCTATCGTGGCTAGGTGTCAATACCTATTTGGGTCAGTTGCCGGCTCGAACGCTTGTTCGAACACTTTCGCAGTCCCTTGCGCTGGTATGGATGGCATACGCTACCGTTCCGCACGCTGCAATGAGCTGTACCACGGACTGGTGTTCGCTGTCGCTGGACGCGAACAAGCGTGCCCGCTCTGCCGTCTGTCGCGCACTCAACGTGTAGCCGATCTTGCGCTCCGACTCGGCGCGGTCGAGTAACCCTTGCGCGCGCCGGATCAGTCGGCCGAATTGCTCGCTCATCGTTCCCACCTACGGCGGTAGCGGTCTACTGCGGTCCCGTTGACGCGCGCCGACATGATTGCGGGCAACGGTTTGCGGATACCACGCCGCTCGAGTTCGGTTCCCAGCTCGCAACCGCGACCGTACGCAACGTCCATGTCTGCCCTGTCCCAAAGTTCCGCGCGAACCTCGATATCGTATGGCGCGTCCGTTGCCAACCGAATCAAATCTGCATCACTGTAGCTGTCGAACATTGTCCCTATCCCTTCAACTGTCCGTATGCCCAATGATGAGCACCGTACTTGTCGGTTGTCATGTATCGACTCACACCGTAAGCCGATTCATCTTTGCGCACGATGGTCAATCGTTCCGCCCAATTGGCACCGACCGCATGGAGTCCATCGATACCGTTGGCGAACGTCTGCCCGATCATGACAGCACCCAAACGATCAGTGCGAGCATTGCCCAAGCTGATGTTGTCCATTGTTCCGACTCTCTCTCGTGTGTTGCCGCTGGACAGAATTTTCAGGACTCGATGGTTTCGAGGTAGAACGTCACGAACTCCGCTGCCTCGCTGGCAAAGCAATCGTTCATCTCGAAAAGGATGCGCCCGCCCGACGTGATCGTGAGGCCTGCGTAGCCTGCCTCGTTGACGTTGAGTTCGACGCTGTAGCCGCCCGCGCCGACGTAGATTGCCAAATCTTCTGCTGCCCACAGTTCGGTCTCACGCGAGCCTTCATCTCCGACGTACTCAACCCGCACGTACTCGTTGCCGTAGTGGTCAGCCTCGAGGATTTCGATGACCGTGAACAGGTCCACCATTCGGCGATCGACGCCCACGGGCGAGCCGACCTTATCGCCAATCCGGTACTCGTTGTGGTTTGCGTCGAAAACGGTCATTGGAGTTTCCTTCCGTGTGGGCTGATACTTCAATTATGCGCTCATCGTGGCTAGGTGTCAATACCTAAATGTCCCACGAGATCGCCGGGGCCGGCTCGAACATCCGTTCGAACGATTCGAAACGCATAAAAAAGGGCAACCGGACATTGCTGCCCGGTTGCCCTACTGCCCTCAGAATTCGTGCTCCATTGTCACCTCCCCAACTCATCGATGTGGATGCAACCCACACGGTCTGGTCCGAACCGTGGCGCGTACCCTAGTACCTCGTCTTCATTGCACGGAAACTCTGATTGCGGCATCCCTCGGTCGTCCGCTAGAGCTGGCGCGGCAAGCGTCAACAGTGCGACGATGGGCACGATGGCGATACCTTCGGTTGCTTTGTTGATCAGTGCTGCAATGTCCATTGTCCCTGTTCCTTTGCTCTCGATTAAGCGTTGACTGCGTTGCGGATGATGGTTTCTGCGTTCTGCCACGTGCCTGCGTCGTAAGTGTTGAGGCGAACTGCTTCACCTACCTCATCGATCAGACCCCAATCGTCGCGTTCGATGGCCACCATTACCACATTCAAACCCATGGCGTCATACACATAGAACCGTTGACCCTTGCTGGCATCTTCAGCGATAACGTCGTACCGCCGTGCTGTCATGTGCTTGTAGGTGGCGCGAGTCCAGCGGGAGAGAGTGATCATTTTCGAGGTTTCCTTTCTGTGGTGGTTAGAGACCGGACTTCATGTCTTCTGGGAGCGCATACTTGCCCGTAGTGAAGGGCCATAGGGCATTCTGCAGATTGTTGTAGGCCTCCCGACGTTCGAGGTCAATCGGACTACCGGTAATGTGCGCGGCGGCCGAATGCTTGGCCATCACTGCTTCATAAGCGGCCATCGCCTTGCGCAGGCGATTGACGGCGCGAGCCTCGGCGCGATCAGACATAGCGGTAGCCTTTCGGTCGGAAGCGGAAACGATCATAGCCTTAAGGCTACGCTCACATGCCATATGTGTCAACACATACTCGCATGCCATGCGTACTCGATACGCACACTGCTAACTGTTGCAAGCGCGCTGCTAGCATGGCATCAAACAGTTCGACGTCAATGCAACGCGTTGACCAGCGGAAACGACGAACACGCAGTGCCCTATGTGACCGTACCCGCCGATAGGGTCCCGTCGCTCCACGTGGCTCTCAGGCGGTCGCAATCGCCATGCCACGCGCGCCCGCAGTGCTAGCAGCCCGCACGTCAGCTAATCCTTGCAAACGCAAAACCGCAGGTCAAAGGGCCGCCGGCCGAGCTGTGGCAAACATTCGCACACGCGTTCGAACACTCGCACACATGTTCGATGGGGGGGCGGGTCGAAAGTATGTTCGACCGCCGGCGGCTGACATCC